TTTCAATCTCTGTTGCAATATCGGTCATTTCGCCGAATCGCATAGAGTATCTTTGAGTTCCTTCAGGAAGCGTAGCAACATTTCCGTCCTTATCAATATAGAGATTGGTTTCGGAAGGAAGACATGCACAATAGTGCTCACGAACATTACCTGTAGCTCCAGGTGTATAGATCTGATACTTATAACCTCCAGCAATAGCAGATCCTACTGCTGCACCAGTTATATTCTCTTTCTTATATCCTTTGGCTACAAATCGTTTGTTGTCTTTATCCCAAAGAGGAACTTCGTTATAAAGTGTAATCGGATTAGTAACATCAGTCGTACCAGATTCCCTCTTAATGAAAGAACCAGAAACTACATTTTCAATACTGTCTGCATTGATTGTGATCTCTGCACGAATCTTGTTTTGACCATCAGCTACATGCTCTCGAATTTGGTTATACTTGACAGAAAGCTCAGTTTCCATCTTAGTTTCCATATTCTTAAGAGACATTCCGATTTCTTCTTTTGTAATATTGAAATTCGTATAAGTACCAGCATTTCCATCAGATACACTCATATTGATAGCATCTGCAGTCTGATCAATCTTACTAATTGCAAGATCATTAACACGGCTATAGTACTTAACGGTATAGTTATGACCATCATAGAAGAACTTACAATACACAGAATAAGGCGTGTATCTATCAGTTATTCCATGGTAAGGATCGATATAGGATCTTTCAGAGTGCTTATAGATATATCTACCATTAGGATCTTCCTTGTAGATAAGCTTATATGCAATACGATCCTCAAAAGGATTCATAATCTCAATCATATTAGGATGTGTCTCGTCTTGAGCACTTACTTCGATATAAGCACCGTTATCATCTGGATACACAACCTTTTCATAGAGATCCTGTCCTTCGAAGGGATCGATATATTCATCAGATCGATTGATTATATATTTATAGTCTTTGAATTCTCCATCAACCAAGTCTACACAATGAGCTTCATCAGCTTTTGAATACCAAGGCTTAAGAGGTTCACCCTCGTCGAATTCAATAACTTCTTTGTATCTACTTACAGCTGTCTTATTATCGGCATCATAGTAGGGTCTATAATAACGATATGCTTCAGGTTCGGTAGAAACAAGTTCTCTTAAATAGAAACCTGTATTCTTACGACCATCAGTTACCTTTCTATATTCCCAGCTATATCTTTGCTTACCTGCATAGGGATCGTAGAACCTAGACGGATCAGTTTCATCTTTATCAGCATCACAAAGAAGCGATGTTGGTTCGATAGCAGATCCTTCTTCTTGGGGTTCATATACCTTTGCATATCTAGGCAGCTTTGTAGTGTTATCGTCTTGATAGAACGGACGATAAATCTTAAACTCATCAGGAAGAATAACTTCCTCTCTCAAGTACATACCAGTGGGATCCATGGTATACTTGATATGAGTATGATAATCTTCGAATGCACCAGCGTCATCAAGCACATAACGATGAGTACCAGCTTCCAACCAAGGGCTATAGTAGCGATCGCCTTCTTCATCATAGAAGTAGATAGCATCTTCCTCAGTAGAAGCAACATAAACGGCGGACTCACCTTCACCATACTTGATATAAGTAGGACCGTAAGATTCATCTTCTCTAGGATCGAAGTATCTATATACAGGATCCTTGATAATCTTCTCACGGATATATTCACCGGTATCTTCTTTCAGATAGTGATACTCTGTTGCGGTAAAGAAACGATAGTTTCTATTAAACGCAGTCTCAAGAGTAGTAGTTTCACCATCTACTTCACATACCGGATCATCGGGCTGGAATTCGAATAATTTATTTGCGTTATTAAAGGACGGAATTACAGGATAGAATTTATCGACGCTTCTAAGAACTTCAAGAGCCTTAGATCCTTCAACAGAATCAATCTCAACAGGAGCACCCTTTACGATAGAAGTGATTCCAGTTGCAGTCTGTCTAATCTGAGATCCATATCCTGCGGCATCAGTTACGGCAGTCTCCAAAGACTTGCTAGTCAGTGTAACGGAGGTCTTATTTACATCTGCGATACTTGCGTAGGTATTCCAATAGTACACATCATTGTAAGTAGTTGTGAAACCTTCATACAGAGTTGCACCATCAGGAAGAGTATCAACAACTTCATAGTCGCCTACATTGAAGCTCTGATACAAAGTATTACCTGCATAGTAACTGATATTTCCGGTTGCAATTGTATAGATAACTACAAATCCTTCATACATATGCTGATTGGTTTCAAGCTTATGAATCTTTCCATCAATCAGGAAGTAGAGTACACCTGCAGGAATGACACCACTAGGAACGCTATATCTAAAGTCAATAGCAGTTCTTTCGATATTAGTCATCTCACAGTAAGTACGATTTGCAGTAACTTTGATAAATCTTTGTTTAGCATTTCCTTCGTCATCTACATAAGGATCATAGAATCCTTTTACATCATCATAAAGATAACGTCCATTGGGATCCTCATCATATGTATACTTATCAGAAGGTGCTCCTTCACTATCATAATCGTAGAGAGTTCTAACGTATCTCGTTACACCCTGATACGGATTATAATAGGCATCGGTTCTACCATCGACATGGATATAGTCACCGTTACCATCAGGGACATATTCATTCTGGTTATTAGCAAAATACCTATAACCTTCATCAAATACCAACTTAGGGTCAACGGGTTCTACAGTATACTTGTAGTCATTGTCGAAGTGGAACTCTTCATTTTCTTGGTCAAAATCAGGCTGCACGGAATAATATTCAGATGCAACACTGGAACCAATTTGACTATATCTTCCAACTGTAAGTTCACCGCCAGATCTTGCGATAGCTTCAAGTTTATCTGCAGTCTGACGAATATCAGTGCTAAGATTCTGTTCGGTATTCTCGACCGACATTCTAATCTCTTCTGAAGTCTGAGAGATCTGGGACTTACGTCCAGACATCTCGTCAGAAACAGTGAGCTTAGTCATTTCAGCAGTCTGAAGAATGGTATTGGAAGTTTTCTGATTCGTGAATGCATACATGGTAAGAGTAAAGATACCATAGTCATCACGAGTAAGTTTATAATAACAAGCGTAGGGTTCATATCTCTTAATAGCACGAGTCATTCCATAAGGATCATGATACTCTTCAGAGACTTCATCCCAAATATATCTACCATGAGGGTCGAGCTCATAGACATAAGCATTGCCATTAGCAGCATCAGTATATCTAGAATATCTATCGACTCCCTCATAAGGATTGATATATACGCCAGGTTCGCTTTCAATATATCTACCATTAGGATCCTCGATATATTTCATACCAGCATCAAGGTAGATATAGCCAGCAGCATATGCAAGAGAGTGAGAGTTGAAACCTTTACGGTAAGTTGTACTGAACTCAAGTCGTCCGGTGGTCTCGTTGTATGCCGGAGGAATACGATACCAAATGTTAGCCGACGCAGTGATGCTAATCGGAATTTCGTTATCTACTTTCTCCTCAACTTTGAATACCTTGGACTGAACAGCCATCTCAATCTCGTTGGCTTGCTGAGTAATACTTGAAGACATTGCTGCATTTGCTTCCTTGACTTCAGATCTGATCGAGCCTGCAGTCTGCTGAATGGAAGATGCATTACCAGAAGTATCGGTAACACCGAGCTTAATCTGGTTAGAAGTCATTTCAAACTCAGTCTGGTTCTTATGGGTTGCACTAATAAGTACATTCGCAGTGTAGGTCTCTCCAGTCTTAACAACCTCGCAATAAGCAGGTTCACGAATGTAACGAGTCTTACCTACATAAGGATCTCCATATGTACCATCTTCGTTCTTAATATAACGACCATTTGCATTGGCAGCATAGCTAATTTCTTCCTTATCTTTACCAGAGTTAACGAAACGAACATATCTCGTTACACCAGCATAAGGATCTACATAGTTTCCACCATCGTCCTTGATAAAGTTACCATTAGCACTTTCAACATAGACACCGTTATGAGTAAAGTAAATATACTCTTTCTCATAAGCAGCTTTATAGTCATCGAAAGTACGCATGTAATCAGGATTGAATACAAAGGAATTATCCTTCAATTCAGGACGAGTGCTGTAGAATTGAACTGCATTTTCAAGAAGCGAAGGATCGCTCTCAACCACAATAGAACCACCGGAAGATACGGCAGCACTAATAGAGTCAGCAGTCTGTTTAAACTTCGCTGCAGTGTCCTTCTTAAAGTCAGCCACATCCATAGTGATTGCATCAGAAGTCTGAATAATTCTGGATACGAGTGCACCAGAGGTATCAGATACTTCCAAACGAATTTGGGAAGCAGTCTGTTCGATAAAGGATCTAAGAGCGAAATTAGAAGAGGTATAGATATCATAACCATAACCTTCAATGTCGTTGTAAACAAGACGACAGAAGGTAGCAAATCTCTGGTATCTCGGATAGGTAGCATAAGGATCGATATAGTCAGCACCTACAAGAATATAGGTACCGTTCTCATCATCAATCTCGTAAGTTACTTCTTCAGGATCTTCATTAGGTACCTTAACGTATCTATGTCTACCTGCTTTAATTTCCTCTTCATAAGGTTTGTAATATGTACCGTTAAGTACATACTCGCCGTTCTCATCAGGAACGAATGTATAGCCAGGGTTAAAGTAAACATAGTCTGCCTCATAAGCAGCAATATAGTTACTCTTAATCTGTCTATTGGGATCGAGAGCAAAAGTATCACCCTGAATAGTAGGAACTACATCAGAGAATGTAAAGTTATCAGGATTCTGATTACTATATTCGAGCTCGTCAGGAGTGATGTATTCTCTCTTAAGAATTGTATATTCACTGGTTGCCATTGCAGTGATTGCATCGGCAGCCATCTGGATTTTGGTTCTCAAACCATTATCCTGCTCATTTACCTCGAGCAGAATCTGGTTCATCTGTTGCTGGATATAAGACTTCATGTTCTTCTCAGTGCTGCCAACTTCCAGAAGGATTTCGGCACCAGTCTGAGAGATTCTGGAAAGAGCCTTATTCGTAGCATCTTCGATCTCACTTACCTGCTTCAGGATCTTGGTACTCATCTGATAACGCTCATAAGCCTGGCAATCAGTGCCATCACCAACAAGCTTACAGAACTGAGTTCTATCGGAGCAATCGAAGAAATAGTAATAACCAGCCTGATAAGCCTCGTTAAAGGTCTCGTATACAGGACCGGTAAATACATAACCAGTTGCATTAGGATCGGTAACCATCTTAATCTTTACGTTAGAAAGATCAGTAGTTTCAGGATCACCTGCTGCAAACTTAACATGGGTTGTCAGATTATGAAGTCTAAACAACGCACCGTAGGTTACTTTATACGATCTAATAAATACATAATCCTGAAGTACAAGGTCATACTTATACTCAAAGATCTGCATCCAGTAGTCGTTATCATTTGTGATGCTATATCTCTGACCACCACTGAGTCTTACATACTCACTAGCTCTTGCTTTACGTTCATCAACCAGAGGTTGACCATTGAGACGGTCAATAGAACCAATCTCAAGCAGAGAGTCATCGATATTAGCTTCATATATATAATCGGGTTCATCTTCACCCTGTTCAACTTTGTCAAAGATTCGATTCTGTCCGAGGTCGAAAACTTCCTTATCCATATCCCATTCAGGGAACTCATTATAGAATCCAAAATTGGGACGCTCATGGATATCAAACGGAGGCTTTGTGATATACTCTCCGTCTTCCTTTTCGTAATAAGTGGACAGTTCTTCCGAGGGTTTGAACCTATCTACGCCGTCATAAGGATCATAATGGAACGGTTTACCATCAGGGTCGGTTCCCTCGATATAAGTACCATTCTCATCCTCAATGTAAATAAGTTCAGAGCCTACGTTGTATCTAGTCAGAAGAACGGTCTGATCATCCTTGTCATAATAAGGATTATAGTAGATCTTATCTTCTTCATCATAGAGATATTCTCCGGTAGAAGATTCAACATAGGCAGGTTCACCACCAGGTACAGGAACCTTTGTATATCTTGTGAGCATAACTGTGCTGTCTACTTTGTCCATATAAGGACGATAGAAGCCATTGTTGTGCTCAAGAAGAGGATCATATAAGAACTCTCCATCTTCCGCAATTTCAAAAGTAACTTCGCCTTCACGACGATATCTAGTTACTCCGGTATAAGGATTAACAAAGGTGCCACGGGTAGCGTTATATACATACTCACCGTCAGGTTCCTTAACATACATAGCATCCCTAGTGTAGCGAATCTGACCCTCGAGAGGATTGATATACTCACCATCTTTATTCAGAATATATTCGCCGTTAGGATCAAGCTCGTATTCATAAGGTTCGGTGGAATTAACTCGTTTAAATCTTTCGAGCGGTTGATCATCTATACCAAGGTAAGGGTTATAGTAGACAATGAACTTACTAGTCTTACCATGGTAGACAGACTCTTTCAAGACATATTTAGCCTGCTCGTCTGTCAGAAAATAATTTCTTCCATCGATTTGAATAACGGAAAAAATATTCATATAGACTTCTCCTTTCTCTAATAAAATCTCCGAATAGATATTGTTTCTATTCGGAGATTCTTAGTAAATAGTGTCGATCTTAGTCTTTCTTATCGTCTTTATCCTTAGGCTTAAAGATCTTTTCTTTCAGCTTATCAACCTTCTCTTTATTGGCATCTCTACGCATCTTTTCCTCTTTAACAAGGAGAAGGTCACGAAGGGCATTGATAGTGTCCTGTTTGCCTTTCTTGAGAGACTTGATAAGATCGGGATCAATTTCATCATCAATAGCCTCTTGGAACTCATCTACGAGTTTGTCAAGTCTTGCGATGTTGGCATCAAGATCCTTAAGATTGATTTGATAGTATGCTTCATGGTCGAGTCGCTCAATACCCTTCATAAGAAGGTTAATACAAGCATTGACCACATTGATCTGCAGGTTCTTTCCGGTCAGAAGGTCCTTCATGGGAAGTTCGACAACCTTACCAGGAAGAGTCTGCTTAAACATCTTCGAATCGGCAACATTACTCAGCTTGTTACTGTGAATCTTGCCACCGAAGTTTCTGATAATATCTGCATAGTGGGAGCCGAGACCCATTTTCCATTTGATAACAAATACTGCTACGTTGAATACGACTCTCGTGATAAGTCGAAGGTTCTTAGCAATAGTAGGAGAGTCAGCTCGATACCACCAGGTAACTGCATCTTTAAGTGCTGCAACGCACTTACCAAGCAGTTTATTTTTTTCTACTTGGTCATCTTCTTTCTCTGCTTCATTGAGTTTTACCTCAGAATTCTTAATCTTGTCAACAGCCTCGATCAGAGGTGCGTACTTTGACAGATCATCAGAGAAAGTAATAGACTCATTCAGAACTGAGCCTAATGTAAATTTAGGATTCTTGGAATCCAAGTATTGAGAGATGGCTTCAATGATGTAATCTTCACCCTGAACGGGAAGATCTGTGAAGCCATACAATCCTTGTTCAATAAGGATTTTGTTGGTTTCTTGAGTCATAATTTTGTCACCTCGACTTAAGAATTATTAATTAGTATTAGTATATTGTTTCCGTCGTAGCTTAATAATATAAGGCTTAAATATAGAAATTGAAGAAAAAAAAATAAAAATATAGGAGAACCATAACGGCTCTCCCATACATGTTAATTAACCCGCAAATGCGGCGACACACATTTGGTCACCAGCAAGATTACTCAGTCTATGGCTGTCTTCCAATTCGTCATCGTCACAGTCTGCGAGCAAACCCTTATTTGTTTCGACAGGGTTATGTACTTCAGTAATGACTTTGATGAGTCCATGTGTCATACCCATAGAGCTATCAACCATTACACTTTCATCCTTTTCGTTCATATTTCTCACCTCGCGATTAGGACTTCATGAATGATTTTTCAATCTTCTTGTATTTCCTAATGTATGTATTTTGAACACTGAAATCTTCTCCCTTGAATTCCGGATCGTCGATCATTGGTAACTGATAAGAACCATCGGGATTCATCTTATATGAACCGTGGGTATCGTTCTGATAATCGATTAAGATCTGGTGGATCTCATCTCGAAGCAAAGTGTTCTTGACAGGTGTAATTACCTCTACTCGGTAATCAAGGTTTCTTGGCATCATATCGCCAGAACCTATGTATACCTTTCTCTCAAGCGTGGAGGGTTTCTTTTGTTTAGTATCATCTCGATAGATAAACTCATAGACTCTACTATGCTCAAGATACCTTCCTACTACAGATATACAGCTAATATTTTCGGAGAGACCAGGTACGCCAACTTTGACGATACACATTCCTCTTACGATCAATGAAACTTTCACGCCCACACTTGAAGCCTCATAAAGCTTATCTGCAATCTGCTTGTCGGTAAATGAATTACACTTGATTTTAATTTCTACAGGATCAGATGGATGTGCTTTCTTACTCTCGATTGCTGCATCGATTTCTTTCTCGATTCCTGATCTAAATGTGTCAGGAGCAATGAGTAATTCGTTGGTTATCTTCATATCAGAACAACCACCAAGCATATTGAATAGATCACACAAATCTTCACCGACTTTGAACTTATTTCGCTCCTTGCAGAAATAAGAGAAATCTTCATAAATTCTAGCGGTTTTATCATTGAAGTTACCGGTTGCAATATTACAATACTTCTGGAGCTTTCCATCTTCCTCACGAACCACAAGAGTGATTTTACCATGAGTCTTAAGTTGAATAGGACCAAAGATTATATCACAGCCAGCTTTCTTCAAGATATCGATTAAGAACAAGTTATGCTCTTCATCCATTTTTGCTTTCAACTCAAGTAAGACAATAACCTGTTTACCTTGGTGTGCAGCATTTGTCAGAGCCTTAATGATCGGACTATCATGGGAGACTCTATAAAGAGTCTGTTTGATAACCTTTACATGAGGATCAGATGCTGCCTCCTCGAGAAGTCTTACTGTACTTAAGTCGAAACTTTCATATGGAAAGTGAACGAGTACATCTTGTTTTGTGATCGTATCAAATATATTCTTACCAGCTAATGCTGCAGGAATTCTAGGCTTTGCTTTGGGATAGACCATTTCATCTTCGATAGGGAAGAGGTCTCTTACATCCTTGAGGAACCCAAATCCAGAAGGATAATTTCTCTTACGCTTTCTTGCATCCCCGAGAACAGACTCAAGACCGTTGATATTATCAGAAACATCAACCATGATTACCTCAGCTTTCTTTCTTGCCTCAAGCTCAGACTTAATCATTCTCAAGTAGTTCTTATTCTCGAGAGCAGTTAACGACTCGATCTTACGGAATACTCTAAAGAGTTTATTCCACTCGATTGTCTTACCCTTATAGAACTTGTCTACAAAGTATTCAATCAAGTTATCAATACGGACAAAGGTTGTACCCTCTTGACCGTCTTTTACTTTGATAAGACGATTCTCGGGCATCTTGATAATACCCGAGAACCCTTTGGTTTCTTCCTCCTGAGTAATCTTTGTTACCAGGAAGAATCCGCCATCTTGCATATCAGGAATCGGCAATTCGTCTTTCAAGATCATCGGCTGGATTAACGGATAGATCTCGTTATCGAATACCTTCTTGAGATATTTCATCGCTTTCGGATTACTCTCAAGATCTTGGACTGCTACGAGATTGATCTGATACTTTTCTTTGAGTTCCAGAACGATCTCTTCATATACAGCTTCCATGGCAGAAGTTTGGGCAGTAATTATCTTACGTAAACCCTTATTCGGTTTGAACTTGGTACGAATGAACTCGTCCAAGTTAGAGTCGGCAATAGCCAAGAAATTTATCCGTTCGATAATCGGATTTACATTGGCTCTCTTTGCTTCTTCAATGATTCGCTTATTGAATTGCAACCAACTCAAAAGCATATCATGATACTTCGACTCTTTGGTTATAGGTTCAGACACTTCTTCAGTGTCTTCGAAAGACATCTCAGTCTCCGCAGTTGTTTTGATGTCATCCATTGTAACACACTCCATTACATTGTGGTATTTTAGATTTCTTCGACTTTGAGATCGAAGAAGTTGTAGATCAGATCGTAATCTGCCTTGTTTCCTCTTACGGGAACTACTTTGAACGAAAGATCAAATGCATCGGGGAACTTCTTGAAAGCTGCCACGATAATCATAATGATCTCTGCTCTGTGCTTCGTCTTGTTTCCGATAGACGAAAGCTTGATGAACTTGACGATCTTATTCATCAGTTCAACATACTTCTTTTTCTTGTTTCCTACAGTTCCACTCAGCTCGATCTTGAATGACTTAGGCTGAATGATCTTTGAGTTCTTACGAGTGTACTGGTCTGCAAAGAGCCTGATAGAACAAGGCTCATCGACCGACTTATCTCTCAGTGTGAGTGTAACGCTGTCAATAACGTCGAATACGTTCTCCGAACTCGGTTCAATTTTCTTCTTTCCCATGATTGTTCTCCTTATTTGTAATTTCGTTATTAGGTTTTTGTGTTTCATCTTTCGAAGATAGTTCATCTATTCTTCGCTTTGCACAAACAGCCAGAGCAGCAGTAAATAACAATAAGTCATTATACTTCTCCTCATCTTGACCTGGTGCATTATTGGGATCCAGCATGTTAATTGGGTTTCCTCCTTTGTGAAAATTATGTAACCCAATCTTCTTCTACCATCGTTATAATGTATATTTGTGACATTCCGAAACACAAAAAATGGGATAGGCTTAATTGCCTATCCCAAATCATGGTCAGAATGTAACAGTCTCATCTCCAAGAGTAAAGGTTCCGATATCGCAACCGATAGTCTTTTCGAAATGAATTGTACCGTCATCTGCAGCGAGAGCATTGATTGTATTCAACACATATTCTGCATAATAATCGGTGGGTATAAGATCCGTAGTGTCTGCGGTATTTCTCTGCCAAGCCAGAAGACTAATAAGCTCAGTCATTACTCTCCAGCTGTTAGTGGTTTCTTCATCAGCAAGAGCATCAACAAAAAGAACCGGAAGATCGAGTTCATCACCGATATCATGATTCTTATTGATGTATGCAATACGCTTAGCGGCATGAGGATTGAGAACATCAACCATTCTACCGGCGTAATTGATGATGAGAACAGCATCGTATCTTGCAGGGTCGGGTGTCTTAATCAGTACGAAGATATGCGTATCAGTCTTCTTAACCACAAACTTAGTGATAAGCTCATGATTTACCGAGATGAGTTTAGCATACTTCTCAGTGGTATGTTCGTCGGCTACCATAGACAGGAAGTTAACGAAAGCCATACCGTTTACGGCTTCGGTACCGTAAGGACCTACCATACCAAAAGAAGGTGCGCCTATGATATAATCAGTCATATCATCAACATCCTTCTGAACCTGAGAAATATTACCGGTATCCGAGGATGCTTTTACCTTCTGATAAAGACCATAGATGATTCGATCATTGATAGTCTGACAGAGAGATACTGCCTGATGAACAAGCGCCTGATATCCTTCGGGATTTCCGATAATAGTAATCGGATCTTGGTTATATCCAGGAAGAAGATCATGGATATGTTTGTTTGCGAGAACCATAGTGGTAAGTGCATTGAGAACATCAGCCTCAACTACCTCATTACTTACCTTGGTTCCAACAGGGATATTATCCTTGTATTCGACAAGTACATCAACAGAATAACCTTTCATTACTCCGTAAGGGTTAGTCATAGCTTGACCATAGTTGAGAATGGTACACTCTCTACCCATAACAGTGATGGTATCTCCTACAGGATAGTAGACATCTGCAAGGAACTGTCCAAGGTTCTGTGTAGCCTGAACCTCCTCGAGTGCATATTCAAAGCTGACATTGTTACGAGTCATTGGGACCGTAATTCTGTCAACTGCGATGTTTTTAGGTCTTGCGATCTGTGTTGTTCCAACTGCCCTGATTCTCTGGAAATAAGGATCTACAGGCATCTGCTTATCGAGTTGCTGCTCGATACATTCTCTAATATTCATAGTGTACTCCTTAGGATTGATCAGTCTTGAAAAGCTGATCTTTGATTTCGTTTATTTTTACTCGATCAATATAGATAATGACATGATAGTCTGTATAGATCGTCATGTCACGAATCGTAAGATCGAGAGTATTCGAGTTATACACCAGTCTTTCAGGATCTACTTGGTTAAGATCCTCATAGACGAGTACTTGTACAAAGTCAATAGGCTTCCCGTGTTGTGTATAGAAATCGATCATATTGAGAACTTCAGTCTCTTTAATATGCTCTTTAAGATTAAGATGGTCATCACCAGTCTTATCCGCTTGAACATGGATATTTCTATACTTCGAGTAGTTACCCACAACATCTTCACCGACAGGAATTTCCATAGAGAAGAAGTTATCAACGGCAACAGTCTTCATAGTAGCATCTACACTAAACTCTCCATCAGAGAGTCCAGGGTAATGTAGGATCGGATCACCAATATTGACATTGGTTCGTAAGAAATAAGTCGAAGCTGCAACAAATTCAACTTCGAGATTTTCACTGAACGAAGAAGAGACTACAATGCCTCCTCTCTTGACAGGACCGTTACTGGAAGGTCCTTCTTGGAATAGCATCTGAATCGGGGTGGCGAGAGTTGCAAAGAACTCGTCATTACCAGAACCGGTTCGATATCTATATCTGATAGGTGCTCCTGATGTAATATTCAGGAACTCTTCAAACTCTGGGGACTTGATATCCATCTGATTCATATCAGCGATAGCTTGCATATACTCAGCAGGGAGATAGTTCTCAACATATCTTCTTGTAGTGATGTGCATTCTATGACGAATGTTATCACGAATGTAACGCTGACACTGAATTCTCTGTGCATCAGAATCGAATATAAAGCTGATTTCGAAGCTCATTGTATATCTTCTCATTCTGAACCAGAGCTGGAAGTTTTCTCGTTCGGTAAGAAGCTGAGCACCTCTTAAACCAAACTGTATATCATCTCTGGGATCGTTAGCAATTTCATTGTCGAACTCAGAGATAGGTCTAAAGTCCGCCTCTTCAGAAGGATCGAACTTAGGATTTATGATCATGATCGGTCTGGGTTTGAGCATTAAATCTCTGAACCCTTTGGATCTCTGGGAAAATGGCTCTTCGAGTGTGTTCCAGATGGTTTTAATATATCCTTTACCGAATGCCGATGTGATATAATCACTAACGATTCCCGTAATAGATCCCATCATATGAGAGAAGGACACAATCGTTTTAAAGTAATGGTCAACCACTTCTCTTTCAACTCTTGGAATAGCCATGTTGGAAGGTGTATCCATTTAAAGTACCTCCTATGCTAATTGATATTATAGGAATGTTCCGATGGGTAGTTTTAGATGAGGTTTATCGCTATCTTCACTACCCTTATTCGGAAGGCATCGATCGAATTGCTCGTTTAAAGCATCTACCGCAAGACACCAGTTCACATACATCTTCTTTTGGAGCATATTATTCATAAACAGGTATTTTGCTTTCTTTATCTCTGGACAATATGGAAGTTTCATATCCTTTGCAGAATAGATATTCTTCCCAAATTTGTCTTTCGAAAAAGTCACATGTATACCAGGCTTACAAGAAGCATATGGAACATTGGTAGTTATCGAGGTTTGTGTAGAATATATAATATCCTCACCTTCTGCAATCCCTATACGATCTCCATCTGCTGAATATATACATCCTTGAAAGAACTCGATTACTGAGTATCCTTTCTTGATAAGTGTATCGCAAGCATATCTCAGATCACCAGGATCTTGTTTATAATCGACTGCAAACTTCTGATATCTTGGATGTCCGCAAAGACGATCGATCACATCTATCATAGGTGAATCTAATTCAGGATCTATATAATCCACAAAAGGATCCGCTTCGACAAATGCTCGACAGAACTTTGTGAACTTAAATTCAGCAGAGTAAATTATCTCATCAGCCTCTTGAGCATCATAGGCAATTACTGCAAATCCTCTGTAATCTGCCTTATGAAAAGTGAGATAATAAGTATTAGGATATACAAGTTCAACCTGTAACTTGTGTCGTTTCGGTAAATGCCTTGAAATCTCCTCCAGATCACACACTAATGGAAGAATAACTTTATCATGAACTTTATCAAGATCAATATAGACAGTGCTAACTTCTTCTTGATGACATTCTCCAACTCTTACAAAACGAGTCTTGTAAGTTGGATCGATAAACTCTTCCATATGAAATATACGATCGAATTTGAATTTCATGATTAATCTCTTTTGTGTTTCTCGGGTTGATAGTCGAATTTATCAAAGATGACAATGTTCTCGGTCTTCGCATAAGTATCATACTTATCGAAGTTGAGTTCCTGTGCAAGATGGATAAGCTCGAGACCAATGGTATTCGGGTAAATATCAACTGTGCTATTCTCGAGAGTACAGAAGAAATTGAGATCCTTAAAACCAAGAGCCTCAAATACATGATTTCTCTGATGAGCAAGATCTCTTCCAACAAGACCATATCGTGTAATGAGAGCTGTATCTTCGTCGATATTCTCAACGATAATTTGACGGATCTCCTTAAGCATTCTGAGAGTGAGAACTTCAAGACCAGGGCAACTGATTTCTGCCACCTTGATCATGGTAGATTTACCACGATTATGATACTGCATAAGTCCCATCACATCAGCAAGATGGAATCCCATATGACGAAGAGGAGACTCATTATCACTGATATTGTCATACATGGACTGTATTGCTTCGACATCCATCTTGTATATGGTAAGGCTGATTGCTCCTCTTTTGATTGTATTTACACTATAGTTCATTTTTGACTCCTAATAAAAAAATTATTTAAGGGGATGCCGAAACATCCCCTTAATTTTATTTAATTAACCCCAGAACTCGTCGTCGTAGTCAGACGATTCATCATCGTCATCAAGGTAATATTCCTTATAGTAGCACTCACAAAGTGCCTCAGCAAGTGCATCGGAATCTGCCTTGACAGAGTTGAAATCTACCTCGTCATAGTAGAAGTTCTCGAGATCCTTAAGATCCTGTGCAATTGCAGTAAGCACAGTATCCTTGGTTTCTCTGTCGTCCTCTTCAAGCTCAAACTCATTGTTGAGTTTAGCTGCCATCTTAGCCGCAGCAGATGCAAGCTTAGGAATGAGAGTAGTACCAGGCATCTGAATCTGATAGCCGAACGGGAACAGGAAGTTTGCACGCTTACCGGTTCTGATATCATATACGCCGTCGATGAAGTTTACGAAACCGTTCTCATCGAGAGTCTTGTTGATGATATTACCGAATCTCTTGGTCTCATCACATACATAGAGACAGAGAGTCTTGTATGCGTTCTCAAGAGTTGTGTAGTCAATGAGGAAGTCCATCTTAGTGAACTTGGGAATCTCATTGATGCACATGTTGTAGAACTGGAGCATGCTGATAGGTTCTCTCGAGGTGAGCATGTTACGCTTTCTCGAATAAACATACAAGCTCAAAGGCTTGTTGGGAAGAGTGATGAAGATCTCATTGGGAGTGAAATCATCGGACTCGCTGTTGTGCGCATGAAGCATCAGAAGAGCAACATTGATTGCGTTTACTTCTTCCTGAACGCCTGCTACGATGTTCTTGAGAGCGAGAAGACGATCGTTCTCAGCGCTGAAATTGGTGTTGGTGAGTTTAAGCATTGTTTCGTTCTCCTTTTAAATAATTTAATGATTTTGTGTACAGGGTGTCGCCTTTATATCCAGAGAGATATAAGATCGAGGCGACAGTGCTTATGTTTACTCTACGGTCAGGGTGTTCCATACACCGTAAAGCGAAGGTTGGAGTTTCCTCCGTTAACCTCCAGAATTCATCTTCTCCAAGATTTTTATATAACTTGAAGTAGACCTTTGAGATCGCAGTTATGTTATCATCGACCTCTTTTTTACTTGCATGCTTAGCATGGAACTCAAGATTATTAGGTATCGGATTAACTCTCGGAGATATTTCAGACTGTTTTAATGGAAACATAATATCCAATTCAGTGCAGAGTCTTCGATAAATTCGATACCAAGTAAGTCCATCTTTCATACTTAACATCTCCTCCTCATCTTTATAATGTATAAGTTAATCGATTCCATACACAAAAATCAGATAGGATAAGATAGCTCTTCACATTCTACTCCATGAGACTTAAAGTATTCTTGAATGGTTGCTCGTTCACTACAGCTTACTCCAGGCTTCTCATGAACCATCAATACAATAATAGGCTCTTCTTCAAACCCTTCAGCATTCTGTATCTTATTGGCAACTCCCTGAAGTTTAGACATGACGATATCAAAATCCAAACTATTTAGTTTATTCTTGTAAGCCTCAAGGAATGGACAATAGCTACCTACAAATCGACAGCCGTTTGTTCCATGACATTCCACATCAGCAGGGATTCCAGATGGATTAAGAAACTCTGCTCGAATGCCATTATAGATTCCTCTACTATCTTTATAAGTTCTCGTTCTACCATTCTTTTGATAGTACCATTTAGGATCCCAGATAGCTGTACTAACTGGGATCATATTTGGTTTGAAGAATCTTATTTGGTAGAAATAACTTGTGGCTACTTTCATTCTTCTTCAGATTCCGAAGGTAATTGGTTTCTTGCATCTTCGTGTAGTTTATCGATATATACACCATACAGATCAAGGCTAACAGCCCATTTGTAGAGATCTCGCATTGCTTTGAAAATCATTTCAAGTTTCTCAAAACCATCGATGCTAAGATTAGATCCCTCCCAAGGTCCGCTATATCGAATCACATCACCATCTCCACAAGGTGCAAGTTCAATTACCCATCCTTTGGGAAGAGGAGGGAAATAAGACCAAGGTAACTCTCTATCAAAGTAAATGTATGTTACATTTTTCATCTCTTCATGTTCAACAATTGTAAAGTTTGTCGAAAAAGGAGAAGCATCAGCAACAATATTTACCTTAGAAATCTTAGTGACAGTATCATTTCCACGTCTAGTGATGATCTTAGCAATTCTATCATTATTAAGATCAATCTTGCAGGTTTCTTTTGCATAATAATCCTCGATCGTTGGATATGCATGACCCGAGCAACAGAACTGAGTCTTGAAACCTTTCTTGTTAAGAATAGAAATGATAGGAGCAATCAATTCATCACACTCAAAGAAATCATCTCGAGCATCATCAGACTGAATATCATGATAAACATCTCCTGTTATCTTGTGAATGTAACTCATTTAACTTCCCTCACTTTCGTAATATTATCAAATGTCTTAGTTAATGCATTCTCCTGACAAAACTTACATTTATCTCCCGCATAATCACAGAGAACACCGTCTCTGTAGCAGGGCGTCTCAGTAAGCCCATATGGAATGCTAGGTTGTCCATTGGTTTCTTCAGACTCAATAGATTCGGTGCTATAGTAAGGATAACAACATTCAATATCATACTTACGAAGAGCCATTACAGCTGCATCAACAACTGCACCGATATATTCCATATTCCAGGAAGACGCATCTGTTCTCGAAAGAGCATTGATAAGAGCCATAGCAGCATTATCTACAGTATCATTCTGCTCAGTGAGGTATTTATCAAACTTTTCATCGTTGTTAATAGTACTCAGAAGATCGGGATCGTTATTCTCGCGGATACTCCCTACGATATACTTACCATGAGATTTATACTCATCACTACTATCCAGAATCTCACAAACGGCTCTAAATGCCGATCTATAATCTTCTTTATTCATAGTCTCAAAGGGAAGAATGATTTCTGTACCATCGTTAAAATACACATCTGCCACGTATTTAAAAGGATCAGCAGGTGTGCTTGTTATCACACCTGCTTTCTCGAGATTCTCAAGTGCACTAAGCACTTTTCCGTCAAACTTATCCATAAGTTATTTCTCCAATCAGGTTATTTATTTTCTTGTATTAGTATTCATTTCAAGAGACGACAGATACTGGTTCCTTTCAGTTTCTGTTGCATGATACTCGTAGTAGGTTCCGTTCTTTCCAAGTCTCCATAGTTCACATAACGTAACTGCACTATCCTTGATAAAGCCACAACCTCCCGAATACATACCGTCATGTCTCGAAATGAAATGGTTAATAGGAGAATGTAAATTCCCCCAAGCTTCCTTCAGGCGATTATCATAAATCATGATTATCGAGAAGGTATCCCCATCACCAAAAGTATCACCATAAGTGAAATGTATCCCTCATGGTGACCTTTTAGTATAAATCACTTAAATGCTTTAGATATTGTTTTACCGTATTTTTCAAGCATGCTGCTTGTTGGGTTGTAATTATTAGATTGACATCTACTATTTCTTGAATGTGTTATATAACATCCATCTCTGGTTTCTAATTCGGATAATAGTGTATCATATGATGTATTATGTATATTATATTTTGTGGACCATTCCTCTTCTGGAGTATCCATTAAGTATTTAAGAATTTCATAATATAAAATTCCTTTTGTATAGGATTCTTTATTATCAATCTTACCATACTCACGCTCTCTTTTTTCGGGATCGCAATAATATAAAAACCACTCACCGAATAATAATTGATGGCGTTTTAATTTATTCTTAATGATATCTTTCCCAGATGCCTGTCCATTATTTCTGCCAGAGGAAATAAAATAATCACCAAGTTGCTTACCAGTATCTGCAATGATGGCTTCATTGGTATACACATTGATTGCGATTACTCGAGTTCCCCTATTTCTCTTGGTATCATTTGATTGTCTGCGACCCATAGCTGCCTCAGATATTGCTCGTCTATGCTCATCCGATAGCTCCTTTGTTCTATAAGCTCTGAGTGTCTTATTATAGACATTACTTACTCCGAGCTGATCGATGTAAAATGTTAACCATCGGTCCTCGCAATCTGTAAGAATATCATTATATCCATACTCTGGCATAGTTGAGATAATTGGGACATCTTCCACAATTTCAAATGTAAACTTATCCCATCCATACTCATATATTTCTTGATATAAGCTTGTGGATGGAAGAAATCTATCATCTTGTTGCTTTCGATGATTCCATGTTTCACCTAAACGTTTATGTTGCAATACCCTCTGATCAGGGTATTTTGTTGATCCAATATATACTTTACCATTTACACTATTTTCGATTTTGTAAACACAGGGACGGCGTTCATAATGATAATGATATCTTCCACTTATCGTTTCACCTTTCATATGTGAATACCTCCCATAAAATTATTTGCATTTAAGTAATTTAATTTGTAACTAGATCATATCTTATATCTCAAGCATCTGTTCTAGATGAATGAGACTGCTACCACTTCGATTTAAGGGTGTCTCGCCCACTCACACCATATTGTGAGCCCTACTCTACTCGTTTATTCATGTAACTATCCCTAGTACACTATACTTTCGATGACCGTTGAACGTTATTCCACTTGGGAATCTTCGCTGCGGATTGTGACATCTATATTCTTTTTACTATTCCTTGAGTAGTTAATTCAAGCCGCCGATATGTCACCATTCGGTTTAGTAAATATAGATTAAGTCAGGTCCCCGCAATTCAGTAGCGTTTTACCAGAAGTGTCACCACTTCACAGACTCCGACGGGTTTAGTTAAAGTCTGCACCCATATAGTCAAGAATGCCAGTAGGAACATCCAAAGTCAAATCATGGAAGTCAGGTTTAATACATTTGATTCTCATCAAACGCATAGACTCTTGTAACAACGAAGGAGAACGCTGTACCATGACTTGGGGAGGATTATGGGATTTCATGATTATATGATTCATAATAAACCAAATGCCTTTATTAAATCTTCTGAGAGCTGCATCTACTTCAGAGTTAGCTTCTCTCACCGAGATGTCTTTTGTCTTCGAAAGAGCACGGATGATAAGAGGTCTCATCATCTCAACACCCATTGCATAGGGCATTGATACTTCGTCTACCGAATGACCAGTCGCAGGAACGATAACACAACGACCAGAATAGTCGACACGGTTACAAGTTACCTGTCCACGAATAACACCCTTCTTAGTGGAAAGACTGAGATCGATGATATCTTTGTAAATCTTATTAAACTCAGACTGGATTTCGAAGAGTGAGTTCTCGAAGATGATTGTCTTATCGACACCAGGGATTTCAGAAGAACGAATGGAATTGGCATTTGCAAGAATGATAGAATACGACTTATTGTCATCTACCATAGAAATTTTAGAATCGTCCTTAACAAGAGGACGGAGAAGGCTGCTATATACAGGGATATGATGAGCGAATGCAGAGTCCTTGAACTTCATGATGATGTCATAAGTCTCAGGTTGCTTTCTCTTGTCTCGATAGTATGAGACAATCTCATCAAAGTCTTCCTTGAATTTAATAATACCGATACCGTGATAAGGGCTAGACTTTGTCTTAGTGGAGACATTCTTTCCGCTTACATTGTACTTATTATTAAACTTGATGATGAGCTGAAGATCTTTCTCGCCGATCAGTTTAGCCAACAGAGTATACATCGCAGGGTTGATGATAATAAAATTACCAAGAGGAATGTAACCGAATACATCCAATCCTGTATCGATGAATTGTACCTCAGTTCCACAACTCGGGCAGATATCACCCTCAGAGAGTGAACCGGTTGTTTCTCCACAATCACAACGATAGTAATCATCAGTGATCTTATCGGAGAAAGAAGAGATACCATAGATCGGGCTATACAAACCATCCATGGTTCGAGTACCCGTCTTCTCATTAAAGTCTTCTTCGTTTGTGATCAAGAAGCCTTTTCCTTCTTTGAGGTCTTTCTTATATTCCTCATCGAAGTTAATGATGTCAAGTGTCACCGACTTGACAACACGCTGCCGTTCTTTAAACGGCGTCTCTCGAATATCAGCTTTAAAGGCATTAATTCGAGGTGGGTTTTTAGGTAGTTTCTTTGCCATTGTAAACCTCCTATATATGAATTGATATTGTTTGACTATCATCTAATATCACTACTATAATGTATAGCCCTAATCAAAAATGGGGACAAAAATAGAGGTACTCGAAGTACCTCTATATCTGTTTAAAAATTCAAGTGTTCTTGGTATGTACGGTAAAGAAGTCTCGCCTCAGCGTCTTCTTTAGTAGCATTACTTTCATAGGCTTTCTGAAGATTAATGATCTGGATCTGTTGCATTCTATCGGCTGCAATATTCGACTTGTTCAAATACTTCATACCTTCGTTACGGTAATTGAACTGATTAATAACATCGAAGAGTTGGTGAACGATATAAAGCATCGCAAAGTCACCAGGAACTACAGGATTCTCTTTATCTATGGTATCATAGATCGTAAAGCAAGCTCCACTACTGAATACGAGAATACGATCATCTTTCTTAAGCAGTTCAGGATCAAAGAGCTTTCTCTTAGGTGCAAGATTGATCTTTCCATTGCACTGGGCGATGGCTCTGACAATATCATAAAGATTCGTGATATCTACCATAAACTTACCAGAATGTCTGAACTCATCTCCGGTTCTGTAGATATTTGAATACTGTGGAATGAGATCGAAGTTTCTCTCAATGAGAGCATTCTGAGCGGCTTTGTAATTGACTATATAGTAAAACTTAGATGCACAGCGAGCGATAGCAAGATCATCACTTGGTCCACTCGTTTTGATATCCAGAAGATAAGAGCCTACGATTTCGTCAGGATTATGTTTTTCTACAAAGATATGCATAATATTCTCCTTTCATATTAATTTAAAGTTAAGTCAAATATAAATACCTACTCCTTATCATTACTATCAAAATGAGTTTGGTGAGAATGTAATTAGTGTAAATACATTTGTCTTTTCTAATAAACATGGTGGTATTCAATATGGCTGGAATTCTGGCTGGAATGGACCAGGTGTTTGCTACTCCTAATGGAACTTATTTTCCACATGATGTAGACGGATCAACCACATACCTCTATCGAGATATTCAACATCAAGGCTATAGTTCTCAAGCATATCTTAATGCATTTGCGTATGGTACCACTCCTACATTCATAGATGGAAATAAATCTATGAATTACTATGGTTCGATATACCCAGATGGAAAAGGTGCAATTGGATGGAATGTCTTTGACTGTGAATATAACCAATACTTTAAACCTGGTGTTTGCGACTCCATCATCACCATACTGGCAAAGCCTTTGGTTAACCAACCATGGTTATAGAATAAATATTTATGGGACTAGTACAACGGAAGATGCTAATGTTAGTATAAAGTATGAGAAATCTACTCCTGATCATTATCACGATGAATATTCTCCAGGGCGTTGGTATAAAATGTCTGACGCTGGGTATTGTACATATATGGATGGAGAAATAGCTGGTAAATCGTATGATATACTCCACCAATTAAAATAAATCTAAATCAAGAATGGGAAAGTCCACGAACTTTTCACTATATAGGTCCTTATGGATCTACAAACGTCGCTTTTTATTCTGCTACAGAGTATGGACTCCATTTCCATTCCATCATTATTGGGACGGCGCAAACAATGGACATGTTTTACACACTGCTATTGAAAAGGATGGCGAGGTAATACTTTCCGGATTTAGCGCTGCTGATATAAATGGTGCATTACTCCAGATATGTTAGTTACATCTAAAGCAAACTATGGAAATTATATTCATCGAACAGGAGAACTTCGGTCTGGCAGTGGCGTAGAATGGATTATAGGTGTTACTCCAGATGAGTTTACAAAAGATGGAACTGCATATTATGAAACCATAATACAGGCTTTCGGGTATGGTTCTTATGGAATTGGAATAAATTGGGCTGAACCGGGTGATTACTCCGGATAATATTCCATATTGGTATCAAGGAGGTTTAGTAACTCATAATAATGTACCAGTTATAGATAAAGATGGTAAAACATGGAGCAACGCATATGCGGCTTTCCATATTCATGGTGGAACAATAAACTCCATCAAGTAATATTGGACCCACATATGAACAGCATAGATATTTTGATACTGATAGAGACGGTATCCCTAAATCTTGGGTGCATATACCAGATACATTAAATGGTGACTTACTCCATCTAATAATCCACGCCATCAATATGAAGAAAATAGATGGTTTACACCAACTGAAATTGGGGATGCCAATTCTTGGTGGTATACACCTGGTACACCGATTGGTGATAACTCCAATAGAGCGACACAGAACTTTAAATGTAGTAGATGAAAATATGATCGAAGGAATTACAGAAGAAGGATATCCATTGGGAACTTACGCTTGTCGTGTAGACTGGTATATTCATGGTGAATTACTCCTATAAGAGAACCTGAAGTTCGATTTCAAGATCAGTTTTGGAGAATAATGCCAGGTGATAGTATGGGTAGTGCTTATTCTGGTATTGAGTATGGTCACCGACTTGTTGAGTTGGATAACAGGACTTCTTTGATCCAATATCAGTAACATATGACATCTCGATATAGGAATACATTATCCAGTTAAGATCATATTGTGGAGTTGATACACCATTTTTAGTTCTTGGATCATGAATCGTTACTGATCCATTTATAGCGTTAAAAATATTTGGAGACCAATATGAACTTGATAGTATTTTGGTTGCCGGAGTGACAAACAAACCCCTCATAGGCTTATGACCTATGAGGGATTATTTTTTTTATCAAGTGAATTCAAAGATATCATCAAGCGGGATAGCCATCGATTTGACGGTTGCGTCGTGGAAGGCTTTCATGGAGATACCAAGAAGTCTATTAGGGATGCGGCTCACTGCCAGACCGAAGTTCTCAAGTCCGAGCAGATAAGGCTGGTTACCGATACAGATATTGCAGAAGCAAGGTTCTTTCTCGAGGCAATACATAGCAGATCTCATATCTACCCATGTATTCTCATAAGTAGACCAGTTCTCTTGTGTAAGCTCGATAAGTTCTTTGTCAACTACGATATATCTGTTAAGGTATTCTTCTTTAGACTTCGGATGCAGGAAGACTCTCAGATACTTAGTAGTCTTACAGTCGCTTCCTTTAGGAGCAGCAGCAATACCACTAAGACCCTGGTTAGCCTGCTTAGCCATGTGTCCACCCTTCTCAGTATTAACGGCTCTCATGTATGCACCAAGAACAGAGGAATCTGCAAACGAAGAGTATTCTTCTTTAGTAATACCACTGTTGTAGTTTGATTGGTTTACACGATAACCGCCACTGTAACTGTTTTTGATGGGTCCCTTCATGATATTCATATTCTTATAATGGTTGCCAACATTGACCTTTGACTTAGAATCAAAGTTCTCACAACCATCCTGCGTGTGAAGGAATTCTTCTGCCATTTGAACAAGCTCTTTCTCGATACGAGCAGCAACAATAGCGTTATTCGGGTTATCATCACGAAGTTCATCTTTGTATTGCTCAAAGAGTTGCTTCTTTCTTTCAATGATTTCCGTAGGCTCCCTCAACAGGGCAGTGGTAATAGAAGGTGAAATCAAAGAGATCGTTCTATCACCACCAAGCCACTGGAGTCGATTATAGTAATCAGCCATAGCATCTGTACTGATCTTATCATGATAAAGAGCGTCTGACAGAATAGATTCGATTCGACCAATTTCTTTACCAGTAAAGGGTTTATTTACATAACCCAAGAGACTGGCAAAGTTAGGTTGAATAAGATGGAGGTTAGCGATGTAAATACCTATCGTTGTCCATACTTCTCTCTTAGTATTGAATCTACTTGTGGGAAGACGGAAGTAGTTATTTACATAGAAACGAGGCTCTCCACCATCAGGTTTTCTCGCAAACCACTTTTTGAAAAGAGTTGCACAAATATCTTTACTCTCAAGAGCAAGAACTTCAGCAACCTCTTCAGCGGTCAGCTCTCTTTCAGGTTTAAGCACAGTATTTACAGCCATGATCATACCTCCTCATTATAAGCAATAGATCTTATAAGTGATTGTGAAACTTGTGTCTTCGGTAAGATCAATAGTTGTAAAGTTAGCAGTTGTAATGAGCTTGACATCATCGTAAGTACCAGCAGATACGTTATGAAGACCAGCCACAAGACCGATCTGATTAATACCTGCATTTTCAGTAATTCCACCAAGAGTGAAATACTCTCTGAATTCCTGTGCAGTGATATCGAGCTGCATCTGTGCATAAGCGGTATTATCTGCAATTACAATGGAAGGGTCTGTACTGAACTTCTTTGCGAAGTACATATAGTTACCATTGTTAAGTACAGGAAGACCGTAGTTTGTAGGTTGTGCCAGACTTGCATTGATAATACGGAAGGGAAGGAAAGATGCATTTCCAGATCCGTCAATCAATGAAGTAGCACTATATCTTACAGGATGTGCACCAGTAACGCTTGCACCGCCGTTACCAGCCATAAATCCAAAGACAAATTCGTCGTTGATTTTTTCAGGTTCAGTCCAAGAAGATGTAAGATTTACAGTTCCGAACTGTGCGATTCCGGTATTCATAGAAACAGGATGTAATCTACGATCGGCTGCCTTCTTCTTAAACATCTGCTCAAGAACAAAGATCGAACCAGGGAGAATTACATCATTATGCTCAACTCGTTTAAACAGCATTCTACCAGTCTGGTCGAATCCTTTGATTTCGAGCTCTCCTACAATTCTACCGGAAGCATGGTTAGACATAATAAGCTTTCCATTGTCCAGTTGCATGGACTCAGAAAACTTGAATTTCTCATTCATCATTATTCATTACCTCCATGTATAGTTATTTCAAGATCGTCATAAATACCAATCTCATCCTTCTTGTGAGTATTAACATCCATGCTAAATACATCAAACAAACGAAGTGAGTTATTGGTTTTATTGGAGATTTCATAGATTATATTATTCTTTCGAATATCAGCATTGTAAGCCTTAAACATGTTGACAAGCAACTCAATGTAAGATACAACATTCTCTACACTTTCATGAGACAGGACAAGATTCTTTCTCAACTGGTTAGAGTTGATAAGACTCTCAATCTTTGCAATGATTGACTTGTAGATAGTATCAGCATTGTGTTCAAGGATCTGATAATATTCCTGATATGTGATAGTTCTTGCATCTCTGAGCGCAATAAGGTCGATGTCTCCATCCGAGTCGTTATCTATGAGATGATAGTTTGACTCATCACCGAAATCGATTACAGTAACACCATTCTCTTTAGTAACACGAATGAACGCAGCACTAACGGAGAATACGGTATCATAGGCATCGATAACATAGGTATCATCGATTGTAATTGCATAGATGTGATTATACAGATCAGGACACTGCTCTCTTACATACATGGTGTAGGTAAGCGCAGTATAGCATTTCTTATAGATAGTTACACTATAAGTATTGGCAATTGCAGTAGGCTCGAGAAGCATATAATAGTTCTCTTTAGTAGGATCAAGAAGATCATCTACCATACCAGGAGCCATATTATAGGCAAACAGAATAACCTTACCATTATCATCGAGAGTATTCTCAGTTACCACATTATCTTCATAAAGAGACGTGTTAATGATATCAGGATAAATAACAGACAGGTCTTCACCGTATGCCCACTTACTTGCAGTGTAATTTGCTTTATTGAACGATTCAGGATTTCCTACATAGGTGCCTGCAAAAATAGGTTCCCATACAGGATTATCTAGTTTAAAGTTATCGGCAGTTACTGACGAAGTGAGAATACAATCAAGAATCTCAGTGTAGCAGTTATATTCATCGATATTACTTGCAGTATCACGAAGTCTCAAGATTTCTTTATAGAAACTATTCTCATTCAGATTCGTATTAGGAGAATCTTCTCTGATAGTATCAAAGTATCCATCTGCAAGAGATCTTACAGTTTCGCTTGTTTGTGCAGGGATAACTACCGAAGATGTAGTTTTAAGCATCTCGAGAAGATGATTGATATTCTTCAGACTTGTACCAGAAAGTCTAGAACCATAAGTTTCCAGAATACTTCTTACAGTCTGATCTCCACTGAGAGCTTGGTCGATATTAAATTTATAGACACTTGCAGCAGCTGCAGGGGTGGTAGGAATAGTTCCAGTGTATCCAAACTTGATCGATTGGATAGCAAACAATGCAGCAATGAGATCGAATAACTCGAAGATTCCGACATTAGGAACATCAACAGGAATATGCCTATTCTTGGAGAGATCCATCAGATAGTTCAGAAGGAAAGAGTTATTCAATGCAAGCTCGGAAAGGTCAAAAATATTTTCCAACTCGATGTACTTTGTTCCACTCTTGAAGAAGTCAAGTGCAGCAATAGTATCTACACCAAGTTGCCAGAGATCATCACCCTCAATAAGTTCTTCTACAGTAAGAGTGCTATTTTCACCCTTACCAAGTACAGACTTCTTGATAACCGTTAAAAGATCTTGGTCCTTCAGGTTAGTGATCTCAAAGTTAAATACATCGTAGTTTGTTACGCCACAGATGTTATAGATGATGTCATAGACCTTATCAGTGCCTCTGTACTTCAGAAGCATCATGATATTCTTGGCTACCATCTTTCTATATATAGTAGGAAGCTTTGCGAATTTTCCTTCGAAACCAAAGCTATCCAGAATATTATTCACAGTCTTATCATCCATGTATCCATCATAAATCAGAATATCACTCGACTGAGTAATACAGTTGATTACTGTATTAGCGAGGATGATAAATCCGAGATAAGATACGTAATGGTTAAACTCTTGGAAGAGTTCAGGTTGATAATAACGACCGAGAATATATCGTTTTACTTTATCGTAAGTAAGATAGAAAAGATCGATGTGTTTTTGATTCTCATTATCTCCAATTCGAAGAATATCAAACGGTTGAGCATCTCTTGCTTTTACTACGTCGATTCTATTCTTACCGAGATAGTAGAGATATTCAGCTTTCGGATAGTCAGCCTTCAGTTTAGCCAAAGTTCCGTTCTCCTCAATAATTTCAATCTCTCTATCAGTCAATTCCCAAACATAGGGATTTGTATTAGTTCCTTCATAGAAGGGATCAATAAGCATTCTATCAAGCTTAGGAACATTCTTATCCGTCGTAGCAGGCAGACCATTAAGCATTCTGTAATAGGTGCTTGACTCTCCTGTATAGAGAGGAATCTGATAGTCTGCAGGATTTCGAGCAGGACAATAATTTGCAATGATGTATTCTCTCATTGCATACCGTGCACTTTCCCAGAATTTATAATCCAGGTCAGTGATACTTGTAATAGGCTTATTTGTAAGGTCTGCCACCTTTTCAGCTATATAATACATACAGTCATTACAGATGTAAGTATATGTACCATTCGGGTTGGCAGTATATATACCAGCAGAGAAGCTATATCTATCTATATCATCTTCTGCTTTCTTTTTAGAATATCGGAAACTGGACGGTGTGTCAAGATCCCAAATATAGTTTGTTCCATCGAAGATGTAAGAACCATTAGCATCCTCGACGTAATAGTAATCATTATCGATTTGAATCTCTACATCAGTCAATGAAAGTCTGATGTTAGTCGTTCTCTTAGGATTGCCATCGTCGTCTGTCTCGAACATATATTCGAAAGTGATGTCATTAGCATCTGCCGACTTCTGTACTTCGATAACTTCGTAGTACATAGGAACATCATCTTCAAGAAGACTGAGTTGATATTCGTCGAGTTCGGTGATATGTTTGTACTCACCGTTGAACTCTACAATCGAGGTTCTTATGATATTATATTTATGGTTTACCAACTCGAATTCATCAGCAGGAATATATTCATTCCTAGTTCCTATGATAATAGGTCTATCATATTTATAACCAAGTGAATATCTCCTTACGAGAGTTGGCTGGTTAGCTGCGGGATTTTCAATCTCGATATAGCTATTTGTAATCTCATCAAGAATGTAGTGTTTATTCGTCACATAGGTGTACAGATTTCCATATTGATCATAAAGATCTGTGTCTACAAGCTCCCAAGAAACGAAAGCTTCTTCGATATATGGACGAACTTGACGAGATTGAGAATCAATAAACTTACCCAATCCGTAATCGGTAGAATCATCTATCTCGACCAGGATAGAGCCAAAGATTCCTTTACCGATCTCGGAATGAATCTCAGTGTAATACTCTTTACCAATCTTATGAACCCACAAAGTTCCAGGTTCTAATTGATCGGCAGGAGTAGGAGCTCTATATGCATAGTGCTGGTCGGTTACAGTGTTCGGATTGGGAATAGATCCGGTTCCAGGTTTAGCTTTTACGAAAACAGAACCATCTTCAACGGGTGTCCATCCAACAAGAGTTTTTAACACCTCTGCTGGAATGGAGTTGTAAGAACTAACAGAATCTACGCCGTTGATAATGTCTCGATACGCATAATACATCTCAAGAGACAAGGTATCCAATTCGGCTTCTCGCTCCATCGCAATGTCAGGTCTTTTCACGACGATGCCTTTGATCAATTGGTTAAGATCGTCAAATAAAACCTTAATATGAGGCGTTAATTCCATAAATTTACCTCCTGTTTCGAACATTATTATATATTAGAATGTCCAAAAAGTATTAAATTAGTTCACGAGGTGATCTGTTATGGAGAGCAAATTTGAAAATAAGGGTAATAAAAATCCCAAAGTCGTCGCTCCTAAAAGCGGTGATATTTGCAAAATGTATCTTAACCGTGGTGATCTTGAAGACCCTGATACCTTCAATATGTTTGTGAAAGCTGTTGAGAATTTGGTCCGTAAAGATCCCAGATATACTAATTATATTTCCGAGTTGAAGAAGCTCGGTTACACACGAGATGTATTCCAGGCTGGTATTGATAGTAATCGCTTCCCGAATACTGCCATTGAAATGCACCATGGTCCTCTGTTTACACTTTACGATATTGTAAGCATTGTGACCGACCATCTTCTCGCAAACGACGAGAAAGTTTGTACCTTTAAGGTTGCAGATATCGTTCTTACTGAGCATGAGCTTGGTCGAATCCAGGTAGTTATGGGATTAACCGAGACAAATCACCAGATGTGTCACTCAGGTAAGCTGTTCATTCATATGGATCAGGCTATCGGTGATCTCATGGGATTCATCAAGGATTTCAAGAAGGGATTCAGAAAAGAACATCTATTTACTATGGAAGAGTACTTTAGAATGTGCAAACAGTATGAAGCAACAGACAATGACTATTTGCTTCTCAGAAGCGCAGTCGAAAAGATCGGAAAATACATGGAAAAATATTAATATAATTGTGGTAGAGAGAAATCTCTACCACTTTTTGTTTGCTTACTCCAGACATAATACGAGATGATGTAAACATGGATCTACATCTTACTGGAAACCTGATGACATCGTTAGTGTATGGTTATTCTATTGGTGTTGGACTCCTGTTATCGAGACAAATATACCGGAACGTATTGCAAGTCAAATATGGAATATTCACTATAAACAGGGACAGCTCGGATATGCTGATTTGTGGTCATACCAGTCAAATGCTTACATTGGTGTTTGTACTCCAGGACACACATATTGGTATCAAGAACAATATGGCACAATATATAAAGATGAAGGTTCCAGAGTGAATGAGACTGGAACGGCTCGAGATGGCGGTACTATAAAGATGCCAGATGGTGACTCCATTATCATTAATTTTAACACAAGATAATATAGAGATACGACAGTTTAAAATACGAGAATATGGAAATAGCACAGATCAAATATATGCTCCATATGATAAAATTGGTGACTCATTATGTACCGAATTATTCAGTCAAAAACATTAGGATAATCATATTATATGGAGGAATAACCAATGAGAACTTTAGAATGGATCTTATTGAGCATTGCCTTGATTAGCATTGCTTGTGCAGCTTACTTCATTTATCTTCATGTGAAGAATAAGAAAGCCCCAAGAGATAATCCATATAAGTCAGAAGTAGGTCCTGTACAGCTTGACGAGTTTACGACTACTACCTATCTCAACCAACTCCAAAAGATGATTCAAGTATATACAGTTAAGTATATTGAATTGACTTTAGGTGAAGAGTTTGCATTAGGTATGGGTGTTAGCACAAAGGTCATTGAGAATTCTGATATTCTCGAAGCTCATAAGCTTATTGTCGCCGATGTACTCAAAGCTATTCATGAGACAAATCTGGACTTCTATTTGACATGGGCATTCGGTGGACAATGGTTACTCGACTATATCGATCAGTATACCTTGTCAATGGTTGTCAACTATACACAGCACAATATCAAGGAAATTGCTAAAATTCAATAAAAAAAAAATAAAAACGGATATACCCACTTGGGGTATATCCGTCTTTTCGTTTACTCATAAGGAAAGTAGAATCTCTGTATCATGGGAAGGATATAGTTTATATAGTTATAACTTATATCTAAATCGCTGTCGAACTGATGATTTTGTACATCAGGTACGTAGTATTTTCTACTGTCGTTAGCGTTCCCTTTTAGAGCGTATAATGCATTGGAGTTTAACTCACGATAATAACCATATGTAAGTTTGCAGTTCTTGTAGTCGTCTACAAAATTTTTCATTAGTCTGACAAATCCGTCGTGATCATTTGTCTCTAATAAACCGAATAATCGTTTAAGTATACCAATCATACACTTGTGTTGGTAAAGCAAGTCATCATTGATTCCCTTGATATCCAGAATATTTTTAGAGTGATTATAATACATCTCGATGTTGCCAAACTTATGATAGCTAGAGTACACATTCTTTTCACTGAAGGTCACATTCCCGTATGACCTTAGATCGCAGGTTTTAGACACTACAAATATTGCATCCTTCTTAATGGAAACTATGTCGTTATCATCCAGATGATTAGACTCGATAAAGAGTTTTCTCATCTTTCCAAATGCTTCAGTCAATGATTTATTAAACTCTTTGTCATCTCTCATCCAGATACCTATTTGCACTCTTCTATTGTGCTTCTCTAAGGTAGATAAGTAATCGAGTTTTTTCTGACTTAAGAGTTGATAATATTGGCTTAGGTTATATCCGGCATCTTTCATATCATATTCCGTGATTCTTTTAGAAATGATATAATCGAAATCCTCCGTAGTGTAAGCATCTCGGTGCCAGATACCAGTGTTGATATTTTCCATGTATTTGGTAAAAATCAGGATACCACGCTAAATGATATCCTGATTTATATTGATTTCAAATTAATCGTTATCGATTACTCTTGAACCACTACGGTATTCTCCGAGCTTGATATAAAGCTCGCCTACGAGCTGAATGAGCTTCTCCTTGCCGAGATCCTTAAGGTCTTCGTACTTATACTTTACGCCATATCCCTTGAGGATTGCCTTAACGACAGGACCGAAGTCTTCATCTTCCTTAGGCTGCATGATGATCTCAACGATGTCTTTCGACTTGCCATCGAACTTTTCGACATCGACAGACTTAACACCATCACCACTCTTATTCATGGTGAGGACGCCGTCGCCGGCAAGCTTGAGTGCAAGCTGGTCGATAGCGAATCTGGTGCTCATCTCTTCCATAAGCTCAGAACCCTCAACAGACATGGAGCCTCTGAGAGACTTGGAGATTTCCTTAGTGACGTACTTCTTCATCTTGGCTTTCTTGTCAGACATGTCCTCATCGTCGTCATCCATCTCGAATGCCTTTCTCTCCTTCTTGGTATAAACCTCGAGTTCGTTATCGATGAGTTCCTTAGCTTCCTTGTAGCCAGTTTCGAAGTCTACTCCGAACATTTCAGCGATCGTCTCGCCAAGGATTCGGAGATAACCGAGTTCGTATTCCTCGTCAGTGCACACAAAGCAGATGTTTCCAGGCTTGCTTGCAAGTGCACGACCGATAGAGTAGATTGCCCACTCTACGTAAGTATTCTTCTTGTGAAGATACTTGGAATACTTCTTTTCGAATTTCTTCTTACCAACAGTACCCTCTTTTCTACCAATGTAAAGATCATCAGTAGGAAGAAGAATGTCCATGTTGGTTGCGCCGTCGATAGTGGGTCCCTTCTTGCTCACAAAACAGATATTGAACAGACTCGGGTTTACCTTCTCGACCTTGCTCTCTTTAACAGCAATGATCATTTTTGTTTCCTCCTAATTAGGTTTGTTGTTAAATTGGTTATATGGATGTTAACTGGGGTGTAAGAAATTATCAAACACCCCAGCTTTATATCCTATTATTATTGTTTGTCGACTTACTTGAGATAACCAGACAGTCTCTCGATTTCCTTATCGATGTCTGCTCTGTGACTTTGGAGATCCTTGATTCTTCCACGAATTTCATCCTGGGATCTGTCAGCCCAGTCGATTTCTGGTTCATCCATACAAGGTTCTGCACCGTCGGATTCTACAGCTTCCTTGTTCTGATTGAACTCGGAGATGATCTCAAACATGCACTTGAATGCCAATGTTACATCATTGGGCTGGTTCTGTGCACGATCGTGAGTTCCGTTCCAGAGGTCAGTCATTGCAGGAATGCAGTCTGCTGCGAAGTATGTGATATTGCAGAATCTCTCCCAATCTACGTCAGCGAATGCCTCATAGATCTTCTTGATAAGACCGTTGAGTACTTCCATTCCGTAGTGGTAGACATTTGCTCTTGCATGGTCATACTGCTCAACAAAGGTGCCGAGCTCGTCATATGTAGGAATCGTATTGAGGATACCGAATTCCTTAGCATAATGGTGAACCATGGTCACGAACTGCTTATAGATAGGCGTTGCCAATTCGCAAAGCTTCTTGACATCGATCTTTCCTTCCTCGTCCTTGTAGTCCTCTTCGAGATCCTCATTCATACCCATGCAATAGAGGGTATTGAGAAGATCAGAAACGGCAGACATTGCGTCGTACTCATAGTCCTCGTGGATATCGCAGTATTTGTTGAACTCATCTTCCTGAGCCCAAGGAGCAGCACTTCTGCAAACATCCATGATGTCGCAACCACGACCACCGAGGATATAATCAAGACCAGTCTCAGGATCAAAGGTTTCCTTATGATCTCTGATAAATCTCTCAGCGGCTTCGTAGACCTTGCTGATGATCTCGATACCATGGCTTGCAGAATCGGTATCACTGTAAACCGATACAGTAAGACCAAATGCGTTCTCAATGATCTGAGCAATGAGATTGCAAGTGTCGTATGCACGGTCGGCGATAGTGAACTGGATTGCGGATTCCTTAGCAGTTACAGGAAGGAGGTTGTTTACCATATCAACTGCATCGCTTACCTTGAGGTTGCAGCAGCCGTTGGGACCATACTTGATCTTGTTTACAAATGCTACCTTACGGTCTGCACTTGCTTCGCCGTCGGACTCGATAGCCTGAATAAACTTCATAGCTTCTCTGTAGGTCTGACGATATTTCTCGACGGCACTTGTGATACCATCGGCTCTCTTGGACTTGGTGATTCTCATGAGCTCAGCGTCTCTCTCATCGATAGGCTCTTCGTCTACCTCAACGGGAGTGGGCTCAGTCTCATCTTCATCATCGTCGTCCTCATAACCAGAGGTATCGGTATCACTGTCCGAATTCTCTGCCATGAATCTGTCGAATCTGTCGCTGAGATCTTCAACGTCATCGTCGCTTTCGGAGCATACGAATTTGTCGTCATCATCCTCTTCAGGATCTGTTCCGACTTCTTCCATATACTCATCAACGATCTGCTTTACAGACTCAGGAACATCATCATCGTCGTCATCGGTAGCGGTATTCTTGGTATTGACTCTGGTTGCGAATACTTCAGGATTGTCAGTTCTGAACTTCTTAGGCTGATATCCATCTGCCTTAAGAGCGGTCTTGATTGCATCCTTATTCATACCGAAGAGTGCAAGCTCACAAGGTACATAGTACTCACCGATAATGATACAACAAACACCGTTTACGAGGAACTGAGGCTGACTGAGAATCCACTCGTCATTGGTCATCTTTTTCTTCTTGGGCTTCTCCTCAACCTTCTCAACCTTGGCAACCGGTTCGGGCTTCTTCGGCTTCGGTCTCGAGTTCTTCTTAAACTCGATCTGATATCTGTGGTTGGGGATATCGTATCTTGCTCTTTCAACATCCTCACAATCACGGATACGGAACCATACGTTCTTCACGAGCCAGTCTACAGGATCTGTCTTTCCGAAGACATCCTCAAACATGACGAAGACATAGGCATTGTTACCGATATCTTCCTTTGCAATTGTGAGAGCATCCGATGCAAACTCGTCGAACGATTTACGAGTATTCGGATCAGGCTTAGGTCTCTTCGTAGAAGTGACTGCCACAGGGTTGGTTGGATTGGTGTTGGATCTGATAGCTGCAACTTCGGCGATCTCGGCTTTACGAGCCATGTGATCATCCTTGGTTACAACATAGTCCTTCGGATTGAGCTTACCGATTTCAAGAAGCTTTGCAACGGCAAGATTTCCACATTTTGCTGCAGAATAGTTCATTGCATAAACTCCCTTTGTCAGATGCTCAGGTACCCAGTAACCCTTCAACTGAATACACTTTTCACCGCCAATGATTTTTTCGACCATGATAGTTTCCTCCTCCTGATTATTACTTGAATTATTTTCTACTTCGTCCATGGTCTGAACGCAGTATTCACGGATTTTGTCTCGCCATTGATAGAATGATTCATCAACGTCGATACTGGTGTTCTTGCCAGTTGCTGAAATTCTGGCATCGCCGTAGAACTCTTTATACGCATCATTGACCGTTATACGAGTTCCACATTTCTCACACTCGAGGTAATCGAAATTCTTCGAGTATTTGAGTTTGCCTCCACAAGGCTTGATTTTGGTTGATCTTGTTTCTCCAGGGTCCTTAAATCCTTTGCATCTCAAAGACACATAAGACTCCTCGTTTACATTGATGATTTTATCACCTTGGTATTCAGGAAGAGGAACCGTATCTCCATGATCCAGGAGACATACATCTCCATTGGAACGGAGACCGAAGTTTTTAAAGTTCTTAACCTTACAGTCAACCAAGAGAAGCTTCTTAGAAAGATGAGTGAGCATTTCACGAACATCCTTCTTATACTCTTCCATGTCCTTGGAAGTGAAAGGTTTAACTTTTTCTTGTACAACGAAAACTCCATTCTTGGAAATCGAATAAGAGAACGTAAGTCTCTTGTCAAGATCTCCGTTATAGAATTCTCTAAAGTTTGCTTCAATTCCGTGGCTATCCCCTGCCACCTTGAATATCAAGTCTTTGTACTTAGACTTCTTTGATTTCAGAACGATTCGGTTTGTACCGAGATCCTTTACCTCAAAGTCATCTTCCAAAAGACTCTCAATTCGATCGTACACATCTTCAGTTGATTCCGCAGATTCGATGAACTTCATGATGCGTTCGAGTTTCTTATCGGATATGAAATCCGATACAGGGATTTTGCGATCCTTTTTTCCCATGCCGCTGTTTCCTTTCGTTTAATTGAATTTGAGAGTTATTGATTTTATTTCTGGGTACGTTTTGAAGGTTTCGACCAATGTAAAATATAGAGACCTTATAAAGTCTACGTGATAGATGAACGATTTTGTTCTATACTCGTGAATGTGGGGAGATGTCGTTTCTTCATAGTTAATGATATAACGACGCCCATCGTCTACCTTTGTAAACTGACTAAAAGGAGCTACAAATACTATTGGTTTGAATACTGGTTCTGAGCTATGCGCTCGGATATCGATAACCACGCTTTGTCCTGCTTCATAATATTTCTCGATCAATTCCTTTAAATGGAATGCCATATTTCCTATAAAGCTTGCGTGATTCGGATGCTTAGTGTCGAACTCATACCAGTAAAAATCCACACTATTTACTTGGTAACCAATTCTTTTGATGTGGTCAGGTTTTCGTAACCTCAATAGTACCAGAAGTTTGTTAAGAAGTGTTCCCATAGGACCAACCTCCTCATGTTAATAATGTATATTTGCAAACGCTTGTCATTATCAGTGTTTATTAAATAGTTTATTGAATACGTAGTCAGAAGCAGAAATAACAAAAATCTCATCTAACTTTACAGTCGGATCAAAATTCTTATACTTCTGAATGAATTGACTGATAGTGCACTTGTCTGCGAATTCCAATGTGTCAGTGACAGTGAAATTGTTATCATGCTTGATGTTTCCGAGGTATCTGAAAGATTCGCCAATTTTCACATCAGCATAACTTTCAGGTTTATCTCCTCTCATGGCTTCAATGTCCATGGTGGTGAGAAGATCTGCAAAGTGGTCACACCAGACAATATCTTCAACTGTCGCAGCGTTTCCTTTGTCATCGTGACGAATAGAGAAATGATGAAGTGCTTCCATCTCTTCCATAGTCAAGAATGCCACAGGTTTGAATGTTCCGCATCCACCTTCATATACAATAAAGATTCCTTCTTTATCAGAAGTTTCGAATCCATGTTGGTAGAATGTGAATCGAACATCCGTGTAGAGTGCCGGTACCCCATGTATAATCGCAACGGGATATTCGGGTAGCTTCATAGAGTCTATATCAGCTATAAGCTTAGACTCATCATCCAACCACCCACGAGCTTTAACATCTTTCTCAAGATGCTTGCTCTTATAGTTTGGAATTAAGAATTTCATATCGACTCCTTAATCGTTTAAATAATGTTTTTGGACATATGCATCACTTAGGACAGAAGTCATAGCTTCATTTGCTTTAAGGATCTTCTTAAGCTCTTTGTCTGGATCTATTGATCTGATATATCCGAGTTTTCTCATTTCCTTTTCTTCCCGTCTTTCTCGTTCAGCAAGTTTCTTTAGACTCTTCCTGTACTCATCGTTACTGAGGTAAGACTTTCTATATCTGGAAGAATCCATATAGGTTGCTATGCCAAGATCCTTCTTACGAAGTTTCTTTTTGAGTTTCTTTCCTTTATGCTTTTTCTCTTTTACCCAACGAATCTCATCGAGTCGGATAAGCATGTCATTCATACTGGTACATTCTTTGCGACGAAGTTTACGAATCTTCTTTTCATATTCTTCGTCATCATCTCCATGTAGAATATCCAAAGCGGAATCATCCACATATTGCTCTTGTTCAAGTAGCCAGAATGAAAACTTTTGCCTCTCCTCTTCGTTGTCTCCGAACCAAAGGTTTAAGATAGCTTCAGGATAAGCACTCAATAGTAGCTCTGCTCGGGACCGATAGTCTACTTTTTGTTTGTTTTTCTTTTTCTTATAACTATCATCCCATCTCTTGTGATTATGTTTCTTTTTCTTACCCATCTATCATCACCTTCTTCAAAGTAATAAATTTTTTCATCTCGGATCTTCTCCGCAAGGACATCAACAATGTCGTTCCTTTGAGAATGTTTAGTGAATTCTTCAAGCGAAATGTCCTCTTCATTTCGTTTCATGAAAGAGTATCTTGCTTTCTGTAATCCAGATTTCGGAATATGACTATTGATATGATAAAACTTGATCTTGAACGGTGCCTTCTTTTTATCCAAAAATGTTGCATACAGATATTTAAAGATAGACTGATATGCTACTTCTTTCTTTGTCGAGTAGCTAATCCATGTTCTGTCAAGTCCCTGCTTTGCCCAGCCCTTGATATAAGATGTGAGAGATTTTACTACATAATCAGAATCTGCGAAAACAACTACTTCGGGTTCGTCATTAAACGAGTTCTCTTCAACGATCTCCTTCGCCTTTGACAACCCCAACAACATAGCGTAAAGTTCCCCAAGTGAATTGGTTCCATCCTTATGATAACAACCGCATTTATATATGCACTCGTCATTCAAAAAGATTACAACCGCACTAGAGGATTCGTAGAACTGTCGATTCTTACCTATGAAAGATGAACCGTCAGTATAGATTTCAATACGATCCATAATAGTACCTCCATTTGTTATTCACTATAATAGTGCATAGTTTTACGGCTTATTTCATACTTAATTTTTGATTTACAAAACAAAAAAAGATTGCCTATGGGACCGAAATCCCATAGGCGTTTATCTTTATTTCTTCTTTCTCTTGAAGAAGTTTTTGAATCTTTGCTTTCTGATCTCTTTGTTGATGTACTTCTCGACTCGCTCATAAGGAATTTCAGGATCGCGAATTCTTTCCATATCCATAACGCTGAAACTGAGAGATTTATCGTTAACGATCTTCTGAAGAAGAACGATTCGACGAATATCATCTGTGGGTCTGATCCACTGATAATCCGATTTCTTAATGATCTCGCTTACCACATAAGGAAGCGTATCTATCGGGAAGCAAGCAAACTGACAGATAAGGTCATTGGAAGCCATATGCATGTTTCCACCATCAGTCAATCCACCATGATGATACATCGGATTATAAGTATCATAGGCACAGTTCAGAACCTCAGATATACAGGACCATACCCTAGCATCCGCCTTATAGTTAGCAGAGTTCTCGATATTCTTCTCAACGATGGAAAGAAGTTCCGTTGCCTTATCTTCACCAATAGTAGGTGTAGATCGAATGATCTTTTGAATCAGTTTGGAAATAACGAGAATAACATCTTCGTCATCAGTTCTCCTAACTTTAGGAATAAGACGACGAATTGCTTCTGCAGATGCTTCGTCACAGTCTTCAGCAATCTCATTGAGAGCCGTGATATGATGACGATAATAATCGAACCCTTCGATAAGAAGAGTATCGACTTTGCTGTTCTTGGCTTTCGTCATAAGATATGTATACCATGTCGCATTATACATGCTGTAATGTGCGGGTACGGTGATACCATCTTTGAGAAGGGATCTATACATCAGGATATGAGGAACCGAAAGAGTATCAAAGAACCAAGGATCGGGATTGACAGATGCTACGTGATAAACATATCCAATAGCACTCAGTTTATCCTCGGGATATACGAACTGTCCATCCGTATCCTGGTAATGAACGTGACGCTTAGAAGCGAAGTCGGTCATGATATCAGGATCGACACCCTTACCAATCCAAGTTCTCATAATTCTCATACGAGACGCAGGGAGCTTAGGATCGGTAAAATGCTTCTCATCCATTCCGGAGAGAAGTGCAAAGAAGATTTGCTCGAGCTGATCGGCTTCGTATGCTCCGGTTTTCATAAGCTCCCTTGTCCGAGAAGCGATATAGTTATTGTCCCTCAATTCGAGCTGATCGACACGTGTAATCATTTTATTTCCTGCCATTTCTCCTTAAATGTATCTTTAAGGTATTTTTCGTTTTCGTTGAAGATTTCGTCCATACCGGAAATTGTCGGGAAGAGATAGTCAAGACCGACCATCTGGGTCACTGCATAATATCCGGTGGCATTTTTGTTCAGATAGCAAGACTCTCCTCCGGTTCTTGCATACCAGCCCTTCTCAGGGAAATTACCCTTATCGTTATTGGGATATGCAATACGATGGAATTCTCTGTTTTTGATATCGAGCATTCCATACTGACCATCTCTCATGATCTTTTTATTTGCGACAGAGTAGTATCCGAACTTAACGACCACAGGTTCAATTCCATAGCGGTCTGTTCCAAATGCAGTATTCTCCATAAACTGGAAGATATCGAATTGGAAGATCTGCTCGGTGAGGATGATCGGGTTGTTGAGATTTCTCTCGTTGGCTCTTGCTCTTGCGTAATCCTCCGGATCAAAGAGATAGAAGTATCTCTTCTCGAGAACCTCATCGGGGATAGGCAACGGTGTGATGAGACATCCCATGAAATACTTTGCTCGAGGTTCGCCAGACTTATTCAGTTGACAAACCATGGCACCGAGAGGAAGGTTCTTAAAACTTTCTCCATAGAGAGCCTCCACGTCGTAAACATAGAATGCCTGACCTACGATGGGTTTGGTTCTTCTCTTGATTCTCTCATCAGCAAAAACGAAGGGAATCGGTCTTGTTGTATCGGGAAAGAAAACATCATATCCCGATTGGGTATTGTATGGATACAAAGTTCCGTATCCGCGCATTGGGACTTCGTCAATCCCGAATCTTTTTGGTGTTGCCATTTTAGTTCTCCTTTCTTGTTGCGATGAATTCAGATAGAGTACACATCATTGTGTCTCCAGTCCAAACAAAGTTTCTTCCATACTCGCCATCCAGGATAAGTTCATCACCTTCCATTTTGATAGGCTCGGTAGTGAAGACATTCATGCCAAAGTTAAGACCAGAATGATCCCAACCTTTTCTGAGAAGACAGTAGTTTCCATCTTCGTTGACGTCTGCCTGGTAGATATAAAGTTTATCGAGTTCGCTCTGAGTAAGGATCTCGATGGGTTCCATATTCCTAGGTTCCAAGCAACTTCCAATGCTTACAAGATAGAGAGTCTCATCGTACTTTTTATCGCGGAAGTTAAAGAGAGAAATCTTTTCTTTCATTGCCTTATCAGAAGTAAGATGAAGTGCTGTTTGTCCACAAGCTATAAAGAGCTTGAGTTGTTTAGGTTGATATGCAACCTCTTTCATTTTAAGATACAACTCGGTTCCGAGAAGATTTCTAAGGTATGTAGAGAGTTCGAGTTTCATGATAGTTTCCTTTCATTATAAAATAAACATGTCGACATGATGTGTGCTGAGATCGGGTTTGAGATTCATGGTTACAATAATCTCATTCTCGAAATCAACTTCATCTGTCGTATTAGATGTATTGATCGAGATAAAGTGCTTATCGCCCATTGTGGCAAGCTGTTGCCAATAACGATCAACTCTCCTGATAAATTCTTTTTCAGAAGAAGTATTGACACGGATTCGGCAACTTCTGATAGCAAGATAGCTGAGAACCACATATGGTGTAGTGATACGATCCTTGAAGAAGTAGAGACGAACTTCATGTTCCGAATCTTCATCAGAAAGATTCAATAGGATTGCAGATCCTACATAATCAGGATTTCCTTTAAGTTGGTTATGAATCTGATTTCCTACTTTCTTAACCGTAGCATGATCTTCCAACTCAATGACGATCATGATGTCGAGATTGATGTTGCATATATTATTGATTTTGTTATTCATGGTTCCTCCATTAAAATTCAAATGTTTCCGCAGGTGTAACGTTGTGTTGTTTGAGGTATCGCTTTCTTCTCTGTTCTCTCAAGATATACTCATGATAAGAACGGTCTTGCTCTTTTAGTTCTCGATAAGAAGAGACAAAACTAATAGCAAAGAGCTCAAGCTTTTTATTTCTTTTCTTCAGTTTGCGTTTGTTCATTTTGTTCCTCCTGAAGTTTTGTTAAGACATATCTGTATATGCGAGTAGTACAAATGATATTACTCTGGTCAGCAAAGAGATAATCGAGTTGCTTTTCAAACGGAATATCAGTTTGAGAATCGAGCATACGTCTGAAATCGTATATCATATTGATAGACTTGGCAACTATCAATGATATTTGATCCAGAATATCAATCAATAAACTGAGATCATCAATAAACCTGCCTTCAATTACTCGTTTTTCACACGTCGACCAGTGATTTATTTGTGATGCAATAGAATGAATACATAACGCAGAATCATGTACATTATCGATTGTCATAGAGTGAAGAAATATTTCTGCACGTTTTATATAATCTTTTGCGTCATCCAGATTCTTTGGATAAAAATTATCTTCCATGATTATTCTCCTCCTATAATATTACATCCGATGATATTACCCTGTTTATCAACAATTGTTAAAGTTTGGTTAGTAACGATATATATACCGTTTTCATGTGCCCATCTGTAATCGTAGATGTAGGTTAATTCGGTTTCAGTATTATAAAGAACTTTTTGATGGATCCTGTATTTATCACCCGAATATGAGATGAGTACCCAAGGTTCATCAACATTTAGTTGGTCATCATAGTTTGATGTGCAACTAATAAGGACAAAGCTCAATATAATTATGATAAGTAAAAGTGTAAGAATTCTTTTCATTGTTCATCTCCCCATATTTTCACCGATATGAATTTTAGTGTGTCGATCATGGTTTCAATAGATCTTTTTTCATTTGCAAGAATTTTATACAAATGATTAAAAGTCCTAAGAATCTCAGATAGTTCTTTGCGATTGTCGTTAGTTACCAAATTTCTTACACACTCGTTAGTATAGAATAAGATATTGATAGCCTTCATAATAACGTCAAGGTAAAGACGATTGAGCATCTCACTTTGAATCTTGACATCATTCGCAAGGTTTTCAATTTCGCGTTTAGTATCAACTGCGTATGCGCGAAGAGATGCACTTCCAACATGAATTTGTTGTATGGTTTCTGCACAGACCTTCATTAATTCTTTAGTCGGTCTCTTGGATAGATCATCGGGGATTAAACTAGGACATTCTCTGAGTTTATCAAGAATGTCATAAGCCTCCTGCTGAGACTTTGGAATGTTTGCTCGGTCTGCAGTTTTTCTGCGAGGTGTATAGGTTTCTTTGTTCGACATGATTATTTCCTCCTTTTCAAATATTACTTTTTTCTTTAACATGCCGTTATTCACATTTATAATGTATAAGCACTATCCAAGAAAACACAAAAAAGCAGATAGGGATTTCTCCCTATCTGCGTTATTTTATTCGAGTTCAATAAGCTCAAGAATTTTATTCATATCAGGTACTTCGACTCCTTCTTTCTTGAAGAAGATAAAGTTTCTATCAAGATAGTCAGGAATAATATCATCAATTCGTGCAATAGCAGAACTGAGAATCTGGTACTGACTGAATTTCTTCATTGTCTCTTTCGGAACCCATTCCTTGTACTTCTCAACGAAGAGATTGATATCGCCATAATCAACCATCTGAAGCGGGATAAAGAGTCCACTATCATCTTCGTGAATAAGAGAGTGCATAGTCGATGACAAAGCAGTCAACGAAATGTTACCATTATAGTGCTCATACATAACCTCTTCGGCTACTGCCTGCACACCATAATCTTCTCTTTCACTATATCTCTTTCTGAGAACTGTGACGATAATGTCTTCCATTACAAATCCCGTATGATGCATCTCGATCATGATATTGCTATCTCTCATACGTTTAACTCTCGGCAAGAAGAAACACTTGTTAAACTCACACTTATCCTTGAGGAATCGCATAAGTCTCTTGTATTCGTTGGATGATCTGATAGCTCCCTTGATGGCTCTTATATAGCGATTGACCGATTTGTCATCATCAAAGTCTACATCAGGATCATACTCAACGACAGGAAGTGCTTCGACTTCGAGAATCGTTTTCTTGATACTCGGGTCAGAAGTTCCGTCTCGTTTATATACCCTTGGAATTCTCATATCAATACCTCACTTAATATTAATAGAGTTATAGATAGAAATGTCCAGTCTTAGGATCGATAATTACCGACTCATTAATTGTGGACTCAGTCTCCTTGTGGATAGTTCCACTTGCAACTTGCTTTCCATCTACAGTAATGGTATATGTGTTGTCCTCGTCAACCTTCAACTCAGGCTTTGCAGTATCGAGCATCCACTCAGGGAAGTACTTCTTTCCAGGATGTTTAGCAGTGATATTCACCTTACCAACAAGACGGAATTCGATAACTTTCTTGACGATGTTCTTTGCAAGAGTGTCCTTATATTGAGGTTTGCAATACTGGAAGAACTGAATAGCCTTTCTGATATGCTCCTCATCATTAAGGGGATAACCCATAATCTCAGGAACACCAAAGTCAGACTTCTTCAGTTGCTTTCTTTCTTCAACTGTGAGAGTCGCCTCATTCTGAGTAGCGTGCTTCTTCTCACGGATATCATCATCGATAATTTCACGAGCTTCATCATAGGAGCCGCCGTTACCGATAAACTGTCCATTGAGAGTTACTACATAGAGACGACCATCTTTATCGATGGAATAATCTCCCTTACCAGGAAGATCAGCAGCCTCGGTGAGTTTATTAAGCTTGAAGTTCTTAATGCACTCTTCATCAGTCTCGCCACTTACGTGACCCTTATAGACATCATGAGAGCTATACACAGCACAACCACCATTGGAATGTACGATGTAATCACCGTTAGGCTTTACGAAAATCTTTTCAGCGGCTTCATTGATAGTCTTCTCATCAATATCAGCAGCTCTTACTTCCTTATCACCTTCATCGCCATGAGGTTCACGAAGGGTAAGATAGATAAACATATCATCCGACTCATCGTCAAACTTAGGAGCCAGAATAATATACTCTTTATATTTGTCAGCAATCTCAGAGATAGCAGGGATAAATTCATTACGAATAATCTCCTTGACATCCTTCGATGCGTTATCAACTTTATAAAGCGGAATTCTCAAAGGATACTTTCTTTCAAGTGCACCCTTTACATAGTCTTCCATCTTTTCAATTCTCTTCTCACGAGACTCAAGAAATTCCTTACGCTCATAAGTAGCATAGAAATCACGAATCTCTTTTACACAAGCATTGAGACTCTGAATATACTTTGCGACAGACTCTTCGGATTCTTTAGTAGCCTCTTCATTGCAAGAAATATACTTCTGTCTTGCTTCTGCACACTTCTCAGTGAGAGTTTGAATCTTCTTATCAAGCTCGACATTGGGTTCGCTGTGAATAGCAACCCATTTATCCTGGACTGCTTTACACTTCTCAACTTCACCCTCAATCTTAGTGAGATCGCCGTATGCTTGATCTGCAGCGACCTGAGTTTCGGAACTCTGTCTTTCCTTGGTAGCCTCATACATTCTGATATAAGACTGAGTATAGATTTCGACGAGAGTGTTAACAAACTTTTCAGTTTCATTAACCATCTCAACAGCAATCTCGTAGTCCTTGACAGTAGTTACGTTATCATTGAGAATCTTATTGGTAAGACCAACAAGGATCTCCTGAGCTTCGAGAATAAAACCTTTGGTTCTCTCTACGAAGCTATTGATAAATGTGTCGTTAAGACCCATGGAATCAACTTTCTCAGTGAGCTTAGATTTGAGACAATCATAAGTTTCACAGTCAAAGGTTCCATTATCTACGATAACAAGACCGATGAATTCTTTTCTGAGATAGTCCTGAACGCAGTCGCTATCGAGAGTAGCAGCATGAGTAAAGATCTTATCAAGTTCCTTCTCATACTCTTCCTTAAGGATAAAGAATTCCTTGCCATCCATGGGACAAAGCACATACTGACGACAAAACTCATTCTCTCCTCTAACCTTGATGTCTTCAAAGCCAGATATAATTGCTCTTATTTTAGATACAGTCTGCTCAAGCTTTTTCTTTGCATAGTTAGAGAAGTTAACATGAGCTGAGCCGAGTGCATCGGCGTCATCAGCATACGCATCGTTAACAGATGTGTTTACATCTTCACATAATGATTTAATAAGTTCAATCATAGTGACCTCCTAATTTGTTTTAACAAATCTTTATTTCGAATAAGTTGACCTCTATAAATGATAGCCATAGTAGAGACCTCAGAATGAAGTCCAACCTGACCCATATAGCGGTCCTTAATATACATTAAGCATGTGTTAATGATACAATACATATCATCAAGAAGTGACGGATCTTCGATCTCAATATCCTTCAAGACATTCACTGCTTCGATATCATCGGTGAGTGAATAAATGAATGTATTATAAGCGTCGATAGATACATCATCTTCATTACCTCTCTCATATCCATTGAGAAAGCCCATGATATTATTATTGATAGTTCTATACATCTCAATGACTTCCTGAGCAGTCTTGCAGTTATGAATACGAGTAAAGGTTTCAACGTGGGTTTCTACATGCGGTTTCATGTGAGAGATACTATCTGGATTGAACTGGAATAACTTATAGCTATCAGATACCTTTCGGTAGGCATTGATAACTGTGGGGTTATTAGTTGTAATAATAGTGGTGTTTTTATTGAACTTTGGTTGCCAGTCTACGATATTGCCACATTCTAAGGTAAGAATACGGTAGTCATTATCGGTAGAATCATCATAAAGATGGAAGTGCTCAAATAAAGGATACTTCTTAGTGAGATCCCTAAACTTCAGATTCATGTATTTAACAAACTTTTTCCATTCAGGAGAATCGATATTATCATTTGTTTCTACAATTCCGATGCTGAAGATATCTCTGAAAAGAAGTCTATCCTTTTCGTGAATATATCGAATTTGGTTTAAGCACCAATCCATTCTCTTAGTGCAGACAACCGGACAGAATGGAGCCTCCTTATTGAACGCATATTCAATATAAGAGTCAACCATATCAGAAAGTCCGTCATCGCTAGAGAGCAAAATTTCCAGAGCTTGTTCAATGATATTAATATCTACTGGACTATTATTGTATCCAGATTTGAAAATCCGCATATACTTGTTTCTGTGAATTAGAACAACGTCATTCTTATTAACTGGAGACAACATATCAGCTCCCAACAGGATGAAGTCGCTCGGTGTTTCGTTCCAAATCATGTATATGTATCCTCTCTTTCATTATATTGAAATGTTCCAATAAGCAGACAATTTACTGATTATCTGGTATTCAATCTTTCGACAAGTGCAGTGAGATAATAAACAAAGGAGAGTTGTGAGTCATCGATGAGATTTTCCATCTTAAGACCCTCATCTCGCATAATCTCTTTAATATCTTTTGCAATGTCTCGTTTATCAGAGAAAATAGAATGGTAGTCATCCATATAGATTCTTCCATTCGTTTCCTCTATCTTCTTCTGGAGAAGTTCGTAAGTATCCTCATCTGGGTGGTAGAAGTAAACCTGAAGTTCCTCATCCCAGATTTTGTCGAGATACTTTACTATATATTTGATAGCATCCTTACCGTCGAATGCTTCTTTAACCTTTATCTTCAGATCATCATCGTACATATCACTATAAAGTTCAGATTTGAGATTAGCCTTAACGGTATCTTTATCCGACTTAATAGATCCTGCATCATCAACATAAAGTACTGAGCAAACTTTCATTCCTCTCGTTTCCATTACGACAGTTTGAAGTTGCTCTTTATCAGATGGATGCCAATTTGCGAGGATGATCGCTTTATGTAAGTAGGAAGACATAGTCAACCTCCTTTTACAATTTTACTTAGATTCATTCTCCACTCATGAGTTCCGAGAAGTTCATATAGATGTCTGTATTGATAAGCAAAATATGGAATTGCACTAACTACAGGATGATCATAATTCTGATCAATCTTAGATGTGGTATCTATGAATCTTATCCAATCTTCGATATTCATTGTGATGATTGTAGAGTAGACAGTATTTCCAGATAGATACATTTCACATCCAGTGGTCTCATATAGCATAGTATCAATCGTTGCTTTATACTTAGCAAGAGTTCTTTCTCGTTTAGAAGATTCTTTAAGATTCTCAGTTATGAGATGATCTTTAACGAATAGTGGAGATTTATATATCAACTTTCCATCAGGGACGGAAAAGGTAATGTCCTTAGGTATGAATAACCTAATGGTAAGTGGGAAAAGCTCTCTAATTAATTCGGGTGGAAACCGCAATCTTTTACAAATCGCTAGGTTGCCGTCGAGTTCTTGCATGTCATCAAGGAAAAAAATAGAGAGTTGTACGTCCTTCTTCGAGGACGCAAACAATGGAGAATATGTATCTTTTTTCTTATGCCTGATGATTCGATCTTCAATCAACTGACTTATCAAAGATGATGGAATCTTATCTAATATAGATTTCAGGTCATCATCTTCAGGGTTACTATTCAGGTGAGAGACTATATCCTTCAACGAAGCTCGAAGATAAAACTTCTTGTCGTGAGGGATAGCCTCTCTACCCAATATAGTGAACGATTTTTTGTGTTCAAGCACAAGATGAATGATACTTAATAAATCTTCCAAAACATCTGGACGACTATTTATGATATAATCTATCTTATTGAGAGACAGATCATAGTCATTCTCCATCAAATACAAAGTGATTAACTTATTGATATTTGGGGAGTAAAAGATTCGCATAAGCATCACTCTCCAATCGTTTAGTTTTTAGGAATCGTGTAATACTTCTTTACGAATTTTCCTGCAATGAGTTTCTCATGTCCTGTGAGCTTTCTGTCAAGGAACACATCTTCAACTACTTCCATCGGATTAGTCTTCATAATGGCGATCATTTCCGCAGGAGTATGAGGAGCATCTTCTTTACAGAATACACAAGGTTGAGTTCTGGGACATCTCTTACGGATATCCAGTGTACAGATGCATCTTCCTTCCTTATCAACCTTAGTCTTTCCATCCTCGGACAGTTCTCTGTACACACATTTGTGTTTGATTACTTCTGGCATAATTTCACCTCATAAGCTATCTATAATAGCCTTATTTTTAATAATAAAATTTCGGTACCATAATTTAAATATACAATATAAATATGGTAAAGCAAGTCAATTCTAACTCTAAGGAGGTCTTATGAGCAAGAAAAAAACTAATTCTTCTTATTTGGACTTCGATGACTTTGATAAGTTCGACTTCTTGGATGAAGATAAACCCAAGAAGAAGAAAAAGAAAAAGTCAAAGAAGAAAAAATATAAGGTCAAAAATAATAAGAAGAAATCTACTTTTGACCGAGTGCTTGATTCGGCACGTGTCGACACTAAGATCAACATCAATATTACTGATGAAACGATCGATCGTGTTCTCGACACAGGAATCAGTTTGGTGAATACCTTTCTTAATCGCAAAGGCATTCAACCTCCCGTCGTGGCTAAAATTGATCATCCGAAAGATACGGTAGAAAATTCTAGTCCGAAAGAAAAATAATTGAAAAAGAATGGGAATAGCATTAAGTTGCTATTCCCATATATTTTATTTTTTTTGTTTCAAATCACTTCTTGGGAGTCTTTACGGTCTTCTTCTGGAAGTCGAAGATCTTCTGGCTTACCTGAAGTCTGTCATGAGCCTCAATCTTGACAGATACTGCTCTGTTCTGAGGATTGGGACGAATCGACTCAGGTGCTGTGCCGATAGAAAGAGTGATATCGAAACCAGGCTTATTGAACATCTGAACCTTCTTGTTGCAGTCCTTCATCATGATATAGTCGGCTTCATGAATGATGTGCATGAGGGTCTTAGCCTGATCAGTTGTGAGTTCTACACCGTTGGCTGCTTCGAAAGCCTCTGCCTCGGTCATGCTGGTGCTCTTCTTGAGTACCTGAGCGAGGATTCTCTTGAATGCTACAGAGAGCTTGAGATCGTCAGTGATGACAGCACCATCAGCGGTGATATTTTTTACATTCTTAGCTACGTAAGAATCGTCGGAGCAAATTGCACAAACGATCTTGAAGTACAGATCATTGTTCTTCGTCTTTCTTGCGTTGTTGGCATTGCTCTCTACCAGGGACTTAATAGTATCCATTTGTGTTTCTCCTTTAAATGAAATTTATTACTTAATCGGATTTAATTTGCGTGAGCGAATGACGACTCTTCCGTCTCGCACAAGCATTCCATGTTTGTTGAGTTTCTCGTTATCATTCATATTGCCTTCTCTGATATAATGCATGATAACTTCTGCACTTGGAGGCAGTGTGTTTGCCTTTGTTTGTCGTGCAAGGTCTTTGAGTAGAATGTCGATATAGACATCTCTATTCACATCCTTAAAAGCCATAATTAATTTCCTCCTTAATTATTAATAAATAGTTTACTCTGAAATAAAATCTTATATTTAGCTCTTATTTCAATAGTATAGTATATAATTATAAGAGAAATTAAATCGTTATTTCGACCTTCACTCAGTACTCTCTTCTCTTTATTTTTTTTCTTTCTATTCTTCCCTCCGGAGGGGGATTTCTCTCCTCGGTCTCCCTCGGTTCCCATGGGGTATGTTTCCCCTTTTTCTTTCTCTCAACCCCCTTTCCCCCTTCTCTCCTTCCTTTTCCCCATTTGAAAAATGACGAAAAAAGAGGCAAATAGGAGGTGCTGATTGAGTACGAGTTGGTCAGCGATTCTATTTGATATATTGTCTGTTGAAGTATAAAAATGTATACAATTCATACTCGGCATTAGGAATATCATACCAGGTTTCAACATCACCAGTTTCATTAAATGTAAAATATCTATTTTCTTCATACTTATATCGTTTATTGTTTGATGGAGTAATATACCATACTTATTTTTTGGAATGTATTGTGTTGTCCCTGATCCTTTATCACTCATTTGCATAATTCTCTGAGTGTATAGACTATCGGTATTGTTTGGCATCTTATATCCAGCAGGAGTACCATCTTTATTATTTGGATTAGTCGGAAAAGAAACACCGAGATTTGAATACTGATTAATCCCATAAATCTGATCAAGACCCCAAGGTAGCATCCATGGACCTGGAGTAACTCATACATTTTATAAGGATATATAGTCATATCCACAGTTCCATTAACTAATATCATTCTATCATCTACTAGATTTTCATTATAATAAAATCTTGGAGTAGACCATAAATTCTATCCGCTGACCCAGACTCAAATGTATTATCTCCACCTGATAATATTTTTGACCAGCGACTATCTGCATATTTGTCGTATATATAACTTGGAGTTGAACACCATCAAATCCTGCGATATATCTTACAGATCCATTTCCATTATCATACACGACTGACATATGAATCAGTGATACATCTTCTCCTTGCCAGATATGAATAAATGGCTTCGGAGTAAATTTTTCTAAGAAATCTTATAAGGAACAGTTATATAACTAAACAAATTAACCTTTAGGAGGGAACATAATGCTTAATTTTAATAGATTAGTTCCTAATAGAGTGTATAGGGTTAGAGATAAATTCACAATGCCGTATGATATGAAGACGCCTATGAAAGGTACACTGGTAACTGTGTTGTCTACCAGTCTTGATGGAACGGCAGAGTTCTTTAACAACCCTTATCTTCAGTTCAGAAGATATACACGCTATTATATTGAAAGGAAGCTCTCTGAAAAGTTTGAAGGTCAGCAAGTTCGCGAGATCAACAAACAGAGAGAAGTCTACTCTCAGCACTTTGGTAGACTGCATCCTGATGTTCAGTTAAAGCCGAAACCTGATATGGTTCGTGATTATAATGTAATCTATGAGATCGGTCAGTTTAATGACCTTCTTAATACAAACGAGCGAATCGATAGAAAGTCTGCAGTCAGACAGTCCGAGATCAAGTTCGATCAGGTTGCTAAGAAAATCAAGGATATTGGAAGAGACTTTCCTAACCATAAGAAATATATCTACATTCCTCTCGATCAATACATCGATAACCCTGCAATGAGTTCTCTTTGGTTCAAGAGGGATTTACTCTATAACTTCGGTATCGTTGTTGTTCGTAAGATTCACGATGATCCGAGTACTATTCGAAAAGTGTTCAAGAACTGGACTTTCATTTTCATGAACCATAATGAGTTATTCTACATGAATGCTAATGATATGAATGAAGATACACCGGTTCTTATGAACAAGCTCTTTAAGAGATTAAGATCTTCCAAGGGTAATATCGATCTTTCTGTTGTCGATGACGAAAATCTCACAGATAATGAAACTGAGAATGATCAAACCCTTGATCAGAAGAACAGTGACACAATCACAAACTATAACAAGAATGTGATTAGAGATGTCAATCGTCTTCCTATAGACGATCTTGCTAAAGATAGAATTGTTAATACCGTCAACTCGGAAGTTAGCAAGGCTAAAGCAAATACAAAAATGACACCTCCTCAACCTGCAGTTAAAGCAACAGAGAAACCCACATCTGATGATATGGCTTCTTCTCAGAAGACTGCTGACAAAAAGAAGACTCTTTCGACTACGAGAATTACTAAGCCGAAGGATGTTGAGGTTGATGAAAATAAGGTAGAGGTTGATAATACACCTCAACCTACAATTAAAGATATCGATATCTCTGATCTTGAAGAGAAAGTAAACAAGACTGTAAAAGAGGAGCTTAAGAAAACTATTGCTCCGACTCAGTCTGCTCCTAGACTTGCTCGTATTGAGAAGATCAAGGAAGAAATGAAAGATCTCAAGGTTGGAGAGAAATCTGTACAGGATCTTGCTAAGGAAGCAAAAGCTAAACAGATTGATGACTTTGAAGTTAAAACTTCTGTTATCAATCCTCGAATGAAGCATATCAAGTTTAGTAACTTTGAAAAGGGTTACAATGAGAAGCTTCTTGAGTATGATATGATGAATATCCTTACTTCCTTTGCTGAGAAAGATAGACCTCTTTATCTGATTTCTATCAATAAGGAAGATATCTCTACTGCAATCGACAAGATCTTCAGGTATTCCTGTGTTTATGAGGATGAGTATGGTAGAAGACATAGCTTCTCATTCGATGTACCTAAGTTCATGAATGATAAGTTCATGTTCCTCAATGGATCCGACAAGATCTTTATCAACCAGATTATTCCTCTTCCTGTTACAAAGGTTGCGCCTGACCAGGTTCAGATCTCCTCTTTGTACAATAAAATCTTTATGACTCGTTTCGGTAAGAATGTGTCCAATAAGGTTTCGAAATTCATGAAACTTCTTGGTTCTCTTGAGAATTCTTCTATTGAATTCGAGAAGGGTAACAACCTAATGGATAACGTTCCCTATATGACTTCGATGGAATATGATGAGCTTAGTAAGAAGTTCACAACTATTACCTTGAAGAATGCTGATACAGTCATCTACCTTCGTCAAGATGACATTCGCTCTATTTGCGAAAGTGAAGATCTTACTTATGATAAGAAAGATGAACTTCCTTTTGCTATTGAAACTGATAAGACTGGTAAGAAGTCTCTTGTTTGTCTCGATGTTAAGAGTGGAGAGGTTATCTATGATGGAGAAGATTCCAACATGACACCTATCGACTTTATTATTAAACATTCGGATGACGAAAAGATCAGAAGTCAGTTCAAATCTATCTCCGGTACTAAGAAGTCGATTTATACGAGAGCTAAGATCATGGCAAAAGATGTACCTGTTGTACTTCTTCTGTCTTTCTTGATCGGTCTTGAGCCTTTGCTCGTTAAGCTTAAATGTAACCATAAATTCTCCGAGACTAGAACTAAGGAAGATTCTACTAAGCGTGGAACTATTCAGTTTGCTGATGGTTTCCTTAGCTATGATCTCTATCCGTATAGCAACTCTCTGCTTTTGAACGGTTTCTATGATATTCCTACTGAGGATTACAACTTCCTCGACTTCTGTTCTAAAGATATCTATTACGATATTTTCATGAAGATGTTTGGTCGTAGAAATATCGGCACTGCGTTTGAGAACTTCCAGCAGTTGTTTATAGATTCGATTACTAAAGAAGTATTGGAAGATTATAACCTTCCTACTGACTTTATTGATCTTGTAATCTATGCTAATACTCTGCTTGAAAATAATACCTTTGATAAAGATGGTGACCTCAAGAACTATCGTATCAGAAGTAATGAGATGCTCAATGCTCACCTATATAAGGTGCTTTCGAAAGCATATGAATCCTACAGATCTACAGCAGATAATAAGAATCCCAACAAGTTCTCTATCAAGACTAACGAGTTGATAAACAATATGTTCGATTCTCAGGTTATGGAAGAGTATTCTAATCTTAACCCGATTTTTGAAATCGATCGTATGAGAGCAACTTCTTATAAGGGTCCTGGTGGATGTAACGTTGATAAAGGATTTAAGATCGACAAGCGTGCATATAATGACTCTATGTTGGGCATTCTTGCACAGTCGTCTCCTGTATCTGCAAACGTAGGTATTTCTCGTATCATGGCTCTCAACCCGAATGTAACTTCGCTTAGAGGTTACCTCGATGTAGGCTATGGAGAAGACCAAGAAAAACTCGATCAGACGAACCTTCTGTCCGGTGCAGAAATGCTTATTCCTATGACAGCAACTCATGATGACCCTCAGCGTGTTGGCATGGCATCGACTCAGTCTAGACATACTCTCGCCGTTATGGACTCTGATGTTCCGTTATTTGGGTATGGTGCAGATAAGGTTCTTCCTAAGATCATTTCCGATAAATTTGCATTCAAAGCAAAAGAGAACGGTTATGTACATGAGTTCAACCCTGACCTTGGATATATGATCGTTCGTTATGAGTCTGGTAAATCCGAAGTAATTGACTTGACCGATAGACAGTCTCTGAATACCGGATCAGGTTTCTATATCAACAATAGACTCGATCCTATTTACAAGACAGTTGGTCAGAAGTTCTCTGAAGGCGATGTGCTTGCAGCAAACAGTCAGTTCTTCGAGTATGATGAACTTGCTGGTGAAGTTATCTACAAGTCTGGTCCTTTGGCTAGAGTTGCACTTATTCACGGTTCGTTCGTTTACGAGGACTCTACCCTTGTAACTGAAAAGTTTGCACAGAGAATGGCTTCTTATGTAGATGAAGTTAAAGAAGTTCGTCTTGGTAAGAATTCCAATATCTATGCAATCAAATCTGTAGGTGATTCTGTCAATGTAAATGATCCGTTCATTGTATTTGATGAATCCTACGAAGATGACTACCTTAACCAGATGCTTTCTAAGATGAATCAGGAAGAGAAAGATAAACTTATCGAAGCTTCCAAGAATCATGTTAAGTCCAAGTGGAACGGTAAGGTTGTCGATATCAAGATCTATTACACATGTCCTAAGTCCGAGCTCAGTCCTTCGCTCAGAAAAGTTATTACTAACTATGAGAGAAAGATCAAGGAAAGACTTAAGAACTTCGAAGAAGCAGGTATCAATCTTAAGGATATGACTACCTTGAATGATACTGCCGATGTTACTGTGCCTGTAAATGGTAAGATTGCTGGCACTAAGATGGATGAGTTCCAAGTTCTGATCAAGTTCTTTGTACAGACCGTTGACTCGTTCTCTGTTGGTGATAAGCTGTCCTTCTCAACCGCTCTGAAGGGTATTAACCAATCTACAATTCCTCTTGGTTTGGAGCCGTATCTGGTTTCTGACCCGAGTATCAAGATTGATGCGTTCCTTTCGATCTCTGGTTTGATGGCACGTATGACTCAGTCTGCATCTATTTCCTTGGCTCTTAATACAGTCATGATTGGTGCAGAAAAGAAGATTAAAGACATCCTCGAAGATAAAGATACTTAATATAAAATTTGGAGAGATAGGCTAGAATTATTGGCTTATCTCTCCTTCTTCGTCTTTAAAAGCGAAACATTTCTATAATAGTTAACGCTATATACTGTATAGAAAGGAGGACAATTCACATGGCTTCCAAAAAAGAAAAACTTAAGTCTAAGAAGAAAGCTGGCAACGAATATCGCAAGAATATGGCTTATTCACTTAGAAAGATTGGTTCCGATTACGTCGAAACTCATATGCCTGCCATCCACAGTGTGGGTGTAGCTACGGGCACTGTAATCCAGTCTTTCAGAAGAGATGTTCTTCGTGATAGATCCAGACTCAAGATTGGACTTAAAGCCCAAAGTACGGCATTCAAGTCGTATATGGGAGACACATTCGCAAATATGAAAGCCGACCTTAAATCGGGAAGGCTTTACAATGATGAACGATTCGATTCCGGAGATACTACTCTCGGTGGATTGATGAATTCTTATCTTGATGATGATTCCGGTGGAGCTGAGGATCCGGCTGCTTATGCCTCTCAACTTGCCGCAAATATAAATGCATCGTCTTCTTCCATCAATGCTGGATTCCGTGACACTGGTAGAGTCATAACTGGATCAACTGATTATATTGGTCAGGTTATTTCGTCTGGTAATACACAGTCGATGATTCAGACATCTAGATTCCATATGGAACAGATGAATGTACTTGGAAACCTTCAGAATCTTGCTCAGGCACAAGTTAACTTTAACCTGAATGAGATGAAGGGCTTCATTGCTTCTAGTATGGAATACTATGATAAGACGACAAGTCTGTTGGAGTCTATCAATCAGCAAGTTACTCAGATGAATGAGACTAACGCTGCTAGGTTCGGAACTAAGAAGGGTGCTTTAAACATCAATCCCATTGAAGAGATTTTCTCTGGAAATGGTATCGATCTCAAAGCCTATGGAAGAGCAGTCAAGCAGAACTTCAAGAATAACTCAGGTGGAACCCTTGGTCTTTTAGGATCTATGATGGGTACCATCGGCGGTCAGTTTAAGAATAACCCATTAGGTATGCTCATGAGTCTCGGACTCAATGCTGCTACACCTAAGTCTATGAAGAATAGCATGGGTAAACTTAACGACTCTGTCGAGGGTCTCTTTGCATCGTTCCTTATGGGAATGAATAACATGGCAAAGAATTCCAAGAATGGTTTATTCCGTTCCATTGGTGAAATGCTTGGTATTGAAACCAAGACAATGACCAAACCTATGACTGCATCCTACAAGAATCAGGCTTTGACTCTTGAGGTTGAAAATAAGAAAAATAAAGCCATCACTGAAGTAATCCCTCAATACTTGTCAGAAATCACACGAGCACTTTCTGGTGTAGATAAGATATTCGATTACAATAAGGGTGTCTTTGTAGATCGTAAAAAGCGTAAGCAAGAACTTGATGCTGAGGATCGCAAGAATGTTATTTATAGCATGAGTGATAGTAGGCGAATGATGAGTGACAACCTTTTCAAACTTGAAGGCACAATGTCCAAGGGCGAGAAGCAACTCTATCAGGAAGATCTTGATGCGTTTATGTACTTCCTTGCCACAATCGGTGAGAATGTAGACCCGTCTAAATTCACTTATGATTTCTGTAAGAGAAAAGGTCTCGAACTCAGAGGTGGTAAGAAGAGCTTTGACATGATGAAAGCTCTGTATCTGTCTCTCTCGAAGGATGCCAAGGCAAGAGTTCGTAAAGAACAATTGCAGTCTATTGGTAGAATTCGTTCTATGCGACAGATGCGAGATAAAGAATTAGTAGACAGTGGTGAAATGCTCCTGTATACTGGTTTCTATGACGGAGTTGATACCGGAGGTGGCGGTGCTCCAAGAGGCGGTGGTTCTAAACCAAGATCTGGTTCTAAAAAACCTACTCCTCGTAGAAGAGCAACTCGTGGAAATACTTCTGCTAGCTCCGAAGTAGGAAATATGACAGTTGACGAACTTCTCGAGAGAATCAATAGTAGTGACGTCGGTCCTAGACCTACTGAACCTGCTAAGTCTGGAGAAAAATCTGCAACTGACGAACTTCTTGGAGGTGCAAAGGATAACTTTGTTAACAAGTTCAAGAAGGTCTTTGATATAAAACAAAACAAGGTCCTCAATGGACTCTTTGGAGAAACTGGATTCTTCCCTGGTGTACTTGATGCAACCGCTAATACTATCTCCGATATTATGTACGGTGATGATCCGAAGAAGAATAAGGGTATGTTTGGAGAGCTCTTCTCTAAAGCCAAATCCGTTATTACTGAACAGATCAGCAATATCAAGACAGTTATTCAGGGTAAGTTCGGTGACTCGAAACTATATAAGAAAATTTGGGGTGACAAGAAGACTGGCGAACCTGGTATGTTAGCCGAGTTTATGACAGTTATGAAGAAAGATATCATTGAACCTATTAAGGGTGGATTGAAGAAACACGTTCTCGATCCTCTTGGAACTAAGTTCAAGTCTTTCTATGAAAAGAACCTCAAGAAACATGTCGACAAGCTTTCTGAAGAAGCCAAGAAGTATGGTAAACAAGCCTACGAGGAAGCTACTGGTAGTGCAGCTGAATTTTATGAGGAACCTAAGCCTGCTGGCGGAGGTGAATCTAAACCTGGTGCAAAACGCTACAAAGTAACTGGTGTCAAGAAGAAAGCAACTGAGACTGTTCAAGACAAAGTTGAGCAAACCAAAGCATATGCTGAGGAAATTGTCCATAAAGTCCAGATCGTAGCTGGTCAAGGAACTGTACCTGTATTGGTTAAGTTGGTTGACGGTATGGCTGACGAAGAAAGACTTATGAACCCGAAGGCATATGAACAGATAATCCGTACGGCTCAGAATAACGCAAGTGACGACCTCGTAAAAGATGGTGTTGAACTTGGCAAGAAAGCCGTTGGAATGATTAGAAAACAGCTGTCAGGTGAAGCACCCGTTGAAGCTCACGCTAAGGGTGGTAAACTTGGTAAGGGTCTTAACATCGTCGGTGAACGTGGTCCTGAGTTGATTGCATCTAATGGTGGTGGAACTGTTATCCCTAATAGCAGAGCTATCAATGTTAATGTAACAAGCTTCGGTTCTAATGCACAAGAGACGATTGGTCAGACTGCTGGTTATATCGCTGGTTCTAATATTGCCGCTGGTCAGTCCGGTGGCGGGGGCGAAGGTGGAGCTAAACCTAAGCAAGGCAAACTCTCTAAACTTTTCGGATTTGGTAAGAAAGCCAAGGAGAAAGTTGAAGCGAAGGGTGGCATAGGTGGTCTCTGGGATTCGCTTAAGAATAAAGTAACGAACTCTAAATCTGGTGGAGCAACTGCTGGTGCTGTTGCATCCTCGTTGCTTGGACTTGGTCCTATGCCTGGACTTATTGTCGGTGCTATTGTTGGTGATCGTCGTAAGATGAAAGCCGAGAAAGCGAGAATGAAAGCACAGGCTGAAGCAGAAGGTAAAGAGTTTGATAAAGAAGCCTGGAAGGCTAGGAAGAAAGAGATGAAGGATGGTAAGAAAGGTGGAGGTAAGGGTGCCGTAGTTGGTGCCGTTGCATCTTCTCTCTTAGGTCTTGGTCCGCTTCCTGGTATTATCGTAGGCTCTATTATAGGTAAGAAACTTAGAAAAGAAAAAGACGACGTTAAGGCGGCTGAGGAAGCTGGTCAACCTCTCGAGGAAGCCCAGAAGAAAGCCAAATGGTCGAACTTCCTTGCTAAGTTCAAAGGTGCCGCTATAGGCGGTGCAGTTTCTACTCTCCTTGGACTTGGTCCTCTCCCTGGTATCTTGGTAGGTACCATTCTTAAGAAGCGTAAGCAGAAAAAGAAAGAAGAGAAGGAAGCCAAAGAAGCAGGAGAAGCAATGGATGAACAGACTGGAGGTAAGAAGGGTGGTGGCATCAAAAACTTCTTTAAGAAGGCTAAAGGTGCTATCAAGGGTGCATTAGCGTCCACCTTGCTTGGTCTCGGTCCTATTCCTGGCGCTATTGTTGGTGCCATTATTGCTAAGAAGAAAATAACTAAAGCTGAAGAAAAAGAGGCTCAAGAAACCGGAGAAAGCGTGGAAAACGAAACCGAAGGTAAGAAGGGCTTCTTTGGAAAACTGAAGGATAGATTCACCGGAGCTGGTAAAAAGGTCGGTGGATTCTTCGGAAAGCTCAAAAATAAATTGACTAAACAGGCTAAGGGTGAAGCTCCCGTTGAAGGTCATGCATTCGGTGGTAAAACCGGACTTGGATTCAATATCGTTGGTGAGCGTGGTCCCGAGGCTATTATTGCCCGTGGTGGAGATACTGTAATTCCTAATCATAGACCTATCAAGGTTGAGATTGAAGGAGTAAGTAAGAAAGCTTCGGGTCTATTCGGTAAACTCTTTGGCTTCGGTAAGAAGGATAAAGAGGAACGCAAGAAAGCTAAGGCTGAACGCCAAGCTGCAAAGAAGACGCAAAAGCACACAAGACAGTTGACTCAGGATTCGGACGATCCTAAGAAGACACAGAAGAATGTAAGCAATATTCTTAATTCTGCTGATACTTCCGGTGAATTGGCATCCTTGGAACAGTCGACGAGTATCATGGCTAATGCAAATAGCATTGGTAATGGTATGGGTGCAGTTATTCAAGCAGCAGCTAAGGGTGAAGGTGGCGGATTCTTGAGCAATCTTTTGAGCGGACTTAGCAGTATCGCTCCGATGCTCTCTGGTCTGTTGACTAAGCTTGGTCTTGGTAAACTTGCAAATGCTGTCAATGGTAAGCAAACCCTTAAACAGAAAGCTTGGAACTTCCTCAAGAACAATGCCGGTGATATACACTCAATGGCGTCGATCGGTGTTGGTATCAATAACATCAAGGAGGGTAAAGAACTTATGCAGGGCGACAACCTCGACCAGGAAACTGGTTCTGGTAAGATCGTCCGTGGATCGGTTCAGACTGCCTCTGGTGCTTTGAGACTGACATCTTCGGTAGCTAAGGGTGTCGGATCTGCTCTTGGTACTGGTGCTAAAACTACAAGTGTGGTAAGCAAGGTTGCGAAAGCAGCCACCAAGGGAGTTCAGAAAGTTGCTAAGACTCCGGCTGTAAGTAAACTTACTGGTTGGATCTCTAAAGGTATTAAGGGTATTATAAGTAAAATAAGTAACTTTGTTGGTAAGAAGGGCGGTAAGATTATCGCTAGTTCTGCTGACAATATCGCTGCAAGCGTTGTTAAAAAGGGTGCAGGTCAACTTGCTGCCAAGACTGCTACGTTCATTGCAAAATGGTCTAACGTAGCTGGTTGGGCTCTTGTTATTGCTCAGTTGGTTACCGACTTCGGTACTGGTTGGGCTGACGTTAAGAACATCATGCAGACTGCACCTGGATATGAACCTCCTCTGAAACTTAAGATCGTTGCAGGTTTGTCTAAGGCTATCTCCGGATTGCTTCTTGGACTTATTCCTGTTGACTGGTTGACTGGTATCATCTTTGGTATCATCGGATCTGATGAGGAGAAAGAAGAACTCCAGAAGTCCCAGGAACAGCACAAGGCTGAGTATGATGCATTCATCAAGGCTCACCCCGAAGCTGCTGAAAAGGGCTTGACGATGGAGAAATATAACCAAATTCAGAATAGAACTACTTGGGGCAAAATCAAAGGATTCTTCACAGGCACTAACGAACTTGAAGACTATATCGGAGATGGAGATCCCAATGCAAAGAAACAATCTGGTTTCTCAAGAATGATGGGTAAAGTCGGCAACTGGTTTAAGGATGTCGGCGGCAAGGTTTGGGACTGGACCAAGGGTGTAGGCTCCAAGATTGGTGAATGGGGCAAAGGCGTTGGTGCCAAGATCGGTGAAATCGGCGGAAAACTCAAAGACTGGGGAGCTGGTGTTGTTGATAAAGCAAAAGACTTTGGTGCTAAGGCACTCGATAAGATCAAAGACTTCGGTAGTAAGATAGGTGATAAACTGAAGGATTTCGGTAGTAAGATTAAAGACACAATCGGAGATCTTGCTGGTAAGTTGAAAGACTTTGGTGCTAATCTTCTTGGTAAGGCGAAAGATTTCGCTGCCGGTGTCGTAGACAAGGTTAAGGGTGCTGTAAGCAAGGTTAAAGATGCCGTTAGTGGCGTTGTTGACAAAGTCAAGAACTCTGCAGTTGGCAAAGCTGTCAGCAATGCGGTTGATAAAGTTAAAAATAGTGCCGTTGGTAAAGCGGTTGCTAATGTAGCTTCTAAAGCCAAAGAAGGTGTAAAGAAGGCTGCATCGGCAGTTGCTAATGGTGCTAAGAAGGCTTGGGGAGCCATCAAGGGTCTCTTCGGAGGTCGTGGTGAAGGCGAAGAAACACCCGAGTCGTTCATTCCTTATTATAATCAAAAGGATCCTCGTTGGAGAAATCAGCAGTATGGTTACTATCATGGTAAGAAAGATACTGTTGGTGATGGAGGTTGTGGTCCTACCACTGCCGCTATGATGATGAACGGACTTACAGGAAGCGATTTGACGCCTGGTGATGTTTCGAACTTTGCATATGCAAACGGTTACAAATCTGAAGGCACTGATACTAAGGTATTTGATGCACTTGCAGATCAATTTGGAATCGGAATGCAACAGCAGTTCGGTATCACTGAGGATGCTATCAATGCAATGACTCAGAATATTCCTGTAGCTATGGTTGGTTCTGATGGTAGAGGTACCTCTCCCTTCGGTAAGAATCCTCACTATATACTCGGTACTCATGCCGATGAAGAGGGAATCAATATTTATGATCCTCTCAACAAGAAGAATAACCGTAAGTTTGGATACGACAAGTTCAAGGGCACGAATGCTAGCATCATTCCTCAGACTACTGGAATCACCATTCCTACTGAGACAGCTAAGCAGGCTCTTAACAAGAAGAATGCAAACAAGGTTAGCAAGGCAGTTCAGTCTGCGAAAGCAAATATCCAGAAGATTACTAATGCAGGCAACGGTCGTGGCGAAGGTGACGACACTGTAGGAAAGATTGCACAGGTTGCAAATGAGATGCTTGATACACTTCATACCATCTCTGATACTCTTATCCGTATGGAAGAGAATGCAGCTAGAAATACTCCTACTGGTACTAACCATGGTCCCGCTGTTGGTGCTACGAGCTGGTCCTCGAAAGAGAACTCTGTAAGTAAAACTTCTGCATATAACAAGGCAGTAACTGCTTAATATAATTGACCAAATAATGGGCTACTTGGTTTCCCAAGTAGCCCTACCTTTTTAAAGAAAGGAGTAAAATATGGCAGTTTCATCGAAACGTGTCGGCTCTCCAGAAGAGTTTGCTAAAGAAGCAATCGCTTATACTGGAAGTGACAAGAGATATATAACTAGCCCCGCAAAAGCCTCTGGCTTTTCTTTAAAAGGAGCTGATAAATCTTCCGCCATAGGTTACATAAAATTCACAGACAAATCGGTTGATTCTACTGATGCTCTGTTCCGTATTGAACAGGGTCTTGGTGGTAAATATAAATACATGATGACCAAATTCGGAACTGGTACAAAATATAGCTCCGAAATGGTACCGGTGCATAGTTCGATTGCATCTGCTAAGTCTGGTAATCTTTGTGACTATGGCTCTACCGGCAACGATAATGATCAACTTTGTACAGTTGGTTATGTGTCACCGGATAATGGATCAAATGACTTCGGTTGGTCCGAAGGATTATTTGTGGGTCTTAGACCTAATAAAATCAAGGAACTCTATAACAAAGGTCATAACAAAAATTTTGTACCTGGTGTAGATTATTGTCCTTGCGTAGTTATTGGTAATGAAATGCATAATGCCGATAAAGTCGGATATTATAGTGCATCTAATACTACCAATGATTATCATAAGCTCGGTGTATTCGGAAAAGAATCTGAAATGTATATCTATGCTTTCTGTCAAGAAGGTGAGAACCTTTATGGATATGTGAGCATTAGTTATGAGACATACTGGCAGAAGACAAACACTCCTGCAGCAGTCAGAGCTCTTCCTGGAACACACGAAGCTGCAACAGAAACTATTACAGGTTGGGTAAATCTCACATCTGTAATTTATTCAAATACACTTGCTCTACATGTCTACAAACTTCCTCCTATGAAGAATGTAGTAGATCCTGAAACTGGAGCAGTAGTTCAAGTTCCTGTAAGACGAATGATGGCTCTAAGAGCAGCACCTGCATCCAAGTTTAAACTTGCTTCGCTATTTGCTCCTGCTAAGAAGCCTAATGCTGCTACACCTAAGACTGGTATTTTTGCTGGTATTGCATCAGCTATCAGTGGTGCAGTAAATGCTATTAAGAATCTCGCAAAAAAGAGTGATTCGCAGACTTCCAACATCTATGCTATCAATAATTCGTCTAATATCGCAAATAACGAAAGCCCATATGTAAGTATTCACTCTATCACCGGTCTGCCTTTCAACTTCCTGTCTAATACAGATATTCGTTATGGTTGGATTAATACCGGTGGTAATGACAAGTCTCGTACTGGTTACGGTAAGGACTTCATTGAGAATATTATTAATGATATGCCTATTGCCGTTCTCCGTGCAGGATTCCCTGACAGATCTAGCTTCCTCTCTAAGATGGGAGATAGTGTTAAAGGTATCATCACTGGTATCGTAAAAGGTGCTGGTGCTGGTGATATCCAAAACTGGATCTACTCTTTCATCAGTAAAGACTACGAGCGTTTCTATTCATTCTCCAGTCAGTATAATGAATACATTGCATATGTCAACACTCTCTGTCATATGTTTGCAACCTTTATTGGTATTGCCGATAAAGAATGTGCACTCATGAGTGGCAGAGCCAATACAACTTACGGTCAGTACGATGATACAATTACTGTACTTGATGGAGGAGACAATATCTTCACTCGTCAGTTTGGTACAGCTCCTGCTATCTTCTGTTACTACCAACCCGATTCTCAGCTCAGTCAAACATTCAGTACCGAAACTGCTCAGTCGAATGTAGCAAGTAAGGTAACTGAATATTCGGACAAAGTTAAACAGTGGTCTTTCTTCGGTGAAGCACTTGGTATTGATGTATCTGAAGGTTCTCTGCTTGGTGGTGTTTTTGAAAACATTGCAAGCACACTTTCTGGATCTTTCCTTGGTGTAATTGGAGAAGGTGCTGGTGGTATCCTCATGGGATCCCAAATGTCCTTACCTGAAATCTGGTCTGATTCTAATACTGAGGTCTCCCACGAATTCAAGGTTAAACTCGTATCTCCTTACGGTGATCCCGAGTCTGTATTCCTTTATGTGCTCAGACCTCTTGCACGACTGATGGCTCTGGCTCTCCCGAGACAGGCTGCTGGTCCTAATACCTATACCTCACCTTTTGTTATCCAGGCTTTCTCCAAGGGTCAGTTTAACTGTCAGCTTGGTATTGTAAGTTCTCTTGCAATTGAGCGTGGTGGTAATGGCGGTGAGTCTCATACAATTCATCATCTTCCTACAGAGATTAATGTAACAATCTCTATTCAGGATATGTATGAAAAGATCTTTATGACCAATGAGTATAAGGGAACTACAACTGGTTCGCTTGGTTCGTTGTTCACTTCGATCAACCCAGGTGCATACAAGAAGATTCTTGGTATGCTATTCAATAATATCGGTCTGATGGATTTCGTTGCATCCTATTCTGGATACAACCTTAACTCTCCGTCAACCACAGTACAGGTACAGTTCATGACAAACTTCCTTAAGAACCGTGTAAAGAACCAGGTTCGTATCACCGATGACGGCTGGTATTTCCCTGCATTCGAACGTGAACTTATTGACGACTATATGAACACTGTACAAAAAGCAAACACACTGGCTAAGGGATAATTGAAAAGTAAATTGGAACAGACATTGTTATAATAACTTAAATACCAAAGGAGATTATTATGCGTATACGTTCTCGAAAAGAGAGAGAAAAAGAATATGCTGAACTCTATGGTAATGTAAGTTTGGATGTCTATGAACGGTTACAAGATAAGCTTGGTGACAAGTTTAACGAGGACTTGCTAAACATGGCTCTTGATAGAGTTATGGAAGCTAAAGAGTCTATTGAATACCGTTGCTTGAGATTTACGTTTTATGAAATTCCGATTCAAGCACATAGACCACGGACGAATTTTAAGTTCCGTGGTCTACATGTTCCTAACGCAAAAGCGAACTTTGATGCTATCGAGAAATTCATTAAGAATATTGATGATGAACTCAAAGTAATCACGGTTCCTATGAGAATAAATCTAACAGCATATGCACCTATGCCTACCACTGTTAATCCTCTGGAAATGGTATTATATGAAACTGAGCACGATTATGCGATCGGTAAGCCAGACTTCGATAATATCCTTAAGGCATACTGTGATATGATTCAGAAACATGTGATAATGGATGATGACATTGTTGTGTCATCATCCTTTAATAAATACTATTCACTCAAGCCCCGAGTAGTGTTGGATATCATATTCCCTAATGGGGTTATTAGTGAATATACATATAAGACAATCACTCATAGAAAATCGTATAAAGATCTCGAAAATTATATAGATGCCAAACTTTTAGTTACACCATATTCCAAAAAGAAAACGAATAAGAGAAGGTAAGTCTGATGAATATGACACCAAGAACGACTGCTTTCCTTATCAGGAGCAGGCTAAATTATACAATTTTCGATCTTTGCCGTTACCTCGATGACGAATGTAAGGGCGTAGATTGCAATGATATCAGGAAGCAATTTGTAAGTGTATCCACGAATGGAATGGATATGCCCTCTGTACTTACTCGATTTGTGATGAGTGAAATAAACCACAGTCTTGACAGAGAAACTGAAATTCCTGATGTAGCAGATCTGAATTCTGCGATTAAAGATAACATTGATATCTTCTTTGATATAACCGAAGATTCCGATGACCTCGTGTTCATTGAATGTGCAAATTACTAACATTATAATGTGGTGAGATTCCACGAGGTTTTCTGTGAATGGTTTCGTTAAAGTTTTCAATGTTTTTTTCCTTTCATTTTAAAGATGTCGTTTGAGACAAAAAGTAGGGTATGAGCGTGAGCTCATACCCTTATCTTGTTTATTTTTTAGTTGAAGTGATTAATACATGAAGGAACTTGAATGCCGTTTCATAGATTTCTTCATAAATATCCATACGAGCAGACTGAACCTCATAACAAATCTTACAGTACATTCTGAGTGCTTCAGCAACTACAAGACTCTTATTAGCTTTCTCGGCTTCAGGTTCGTCAATATTCAAATTACTTGCATCATCTTCTCTCTCAGGTTCCTTGGGTTCCTGAGAGTTTTCTTCGTCTTCTGGAATCTCTTCTTCTGGAGGAACATCACCTTCGGGATCATGTCTATCATAATCTTCAGGTTCAACTCCTACAATATCTTCAAGATCATCCATCATTGCGTCATGATCATCTTCTCCTGCTTCAAGTAAGATAGAATAAAGATCATTCTTAAACATAGAACGGTTTATCAAGATAGCCTCAGTAAGCAGGTCAGTTCTTCCGAATGCAGATTCAAGCATATTTTCATCGACTCTGAGAGCATTTGCGATTCTAGTATTAGAAGCAGCCATAGCTCTCACTACAGTATTATTGTAGGTATCGATGAAGTTAGTAAAGAATTCATATGCTTCTTTAATCTTATCACCGCTGATCACAGACTTAGCCTGAGATCCACGGAATCTGTTCTTGTTAAGAGGTTGACCCTTATAACTGAAGTAATAGAGATCTTTGAAGTATTTCTGTTTGTAACCAATGCCATCACCTTCAGTAAGCAGATCATTATCATCAGGACGATATGTAGGTATCTTGATGTGATGCATATGATCTACACCCTTATGATATTTAAAGGTTTCAAACTCGATACCAGTAAGATCGAATTCATCTATATTGAAAGATTCGAGTGCATCCATTGTTTCTGCATATTCTTCACGGATAGTCTTTGCAGAATCCTTGAACTTAGCAGACGCAGCAATGATAGCGTCTCTCATCAACTGGATAGCTTTCTTCGCATTTACTTTAGCATCAACTGCCTCGGTGATAGTAGCCTGTTTGTTACTGATAAGATCCTTGATAGATGTGCTATCAAAAACTTTCTTAGATTCAAACCAAGTTTTATCAACCTCATCGAAGCTATTGTAAGCATCGGTAGTGTAAAGAGAGTTGCCTTCCTTAACTTTCTGCATCTCATAATTATGATCATCTGTTTCAATCTCTTCGAGATCTTCGTCAGGATCATACTCATATGCGTCCTCAGGATCAGCAACTAAGGATTTGGGAACTTCAAGTTTATGGATAGTATCAGGAATGATATCAAACTGTCCATCGTTGAACTTCTCAAAATATTCAGGATGTCTAGCCCAATAAGCATCAGACTCAGCCTTCATTTCAGCTGACCAGTTCTCCTTGGGACCATAATCCATTTGCATCCACTTTTCTTTATGAGCCATCTCTTCGGGAGTCAGTTCATAAGCGTCGTTCAAGAACAAGTTCACATTGTCCACACCAGAAATCATGCTATCAATTTCAGCAGACTCGTTGTTTCTCATCTGAGTTTGATAGCGAGATACTACAGAGTTAATAACTGCTCTGTAAACTTCGATGTTAGATTGGATGGCATAGATCTTGTTAAAGAACTTCATGTCGTAAGTGGATACTACATCAATGAGGTACTTAACCATCATTGTGTAGTGCTTGTAATATATAAGATAATCACTGAACGAATTCAGCGGTTTGGAACAACCGGCAACAGAGATTCTACCATCATTCATAACGGTAGGATTCATAGTAGCCATGACTTTTTGAAGCATTCTAAACTGTCTGAGATAGAAATAGAAAGTTCTGAAGTCACGGTTGATACCGGTGATGATTTGCTGTTTCTTCTTGAAGTATTCCTTAATCTTAATCAACTTAGGAAGATTAGTAATAAAGAATTCCTCGGAAGATAAGATATCCACATTGATATGAGCCAACTCTTCTGCCGAGTCAATCAAGAACTTGGTAGCATAGTTGTGAATAAATGGATTATCTTTTGCTGCTTTATCATCTTCGATATCGGCATATGCCTTTAATTCTCTCTTGAATAAGCTGTAAAATACTGCCATATTCGGATACTCGATAGGCGAAATCTTGTAATTTACAACTTTTTGAGGATAAGGATTAGATGCTTTAAGAGCTTCCTCAAATTTACGCATTTCATCAGCTTCAGGGATAATTGTCTGAAGATTCTGAATCACGTCTCCTCTGATATTCTGTGCAAAGTTACGGATACGAATGACGACAGTATTCAACATCTTTGTTTGTTCTGTCAATGCGTAGTATAAGATCTCTGCACTCTGCTTATCAAGAGCCTCTCGCTCAATTGCAAGAATCTCTTTATTTGCATTGTATAGAGCATTATACTTTCCGTTCCTCATATAGATGTAGGAATCTAAGAAAGTATAAGCCCTAGAGCTGACAAGATCATCAGCTTTATTAAACTGCGGATTGATATTTTTATTCGGAATCATCCTTAGATTCCTCCTCTCTTGTCATAGTGACGTCGTTGGGGATTTCGTTGAAATGAATTCCCTCAGCTGGACGCTTCATAGACATATAATCAACCTCTTCAACGGGAAGATAGTTCTTAAGCGCTGAAGTGGCTGTACGGATTGCAATGACTGAATTATTACAAAGAGTAACAAAGAGCCAGAGCTTGTCAAGATATACTTCCTTTTCATTTTGGCTCATTACCTTGAGAGATGAGAATCTCTGGTACATAGATGTGATGTAAGTGATAATTGTAGAGATGTTGGTAATGATATTCATCTTGCTACTGTTCATCAAATCCAAAGATACCATTCTGGTAGGACCAAGAATATTGTGGAAGTTAGATGTGAAGTTTTCATAACTGATAATATTGTGACCGAGTTTATCCTTAAGCATATCCTTAAGAAGAAGATTGCGATACATGATGATATTCTTAAAGGAGACACTAATATCGGTATCGGTAGTAGCGTCATCACCATATACAAGGTTGAAAGTAAGAATACGATTTCTATGTTTAACCACATCTCTCCAATGCTGGACATGGGTCTGAAATTCCTCGAATATATCAACGAGATACTTCACATAAGTGTCGTGCAATGATTCACCATTGCAGACATGGGTATTGAATTTATCTTTGATTTCGATAAAAGTCTGCATGTTCATTACCACCCTTCGGAAGTTATTATATAAATGTTCGTCAGTTATGATCTGACTCCTGTATATAAATGCTGAAAAACATACTTTTGTGTGCTCGGATTACCTATACTATAAAATCCAAAATCAGATATAAAGAGATATACCGTTTTTATTCCACTTTGAATTTTCGCTTGTGGAGTAATAACAAACACCCCATTTGGTATCTATATTTGTATACCTAGGATTATCTTCTCCCTTATTCGATATTATGTGAGATAAAGATCTACCCTCAGGAGTGAATAATTAACACCAGTCAGAGTAAGAGTACTACACCATCCCGCACCTCTAGAAATACCTGTAGCTTCAAGGACAAAGTGATAAAGTGGTCCATATTCATTTTCTCTAACTGGAGTAATTCACAAACTGACACTGATGGGTTCTGTAAAGATGGAAGACCATTATATGCAATATTGATATTTACTGCTTTTGCTGATGGATCTATCTTTCCTTGCGGAGTCACACCTCTAGTTTCTAATATATTGCCTGTTCTTGGTGAACTATTTCCGCTGTTATCAATATAATAAGTTGCAGATTCTCCAGGAGAATATGGAGTACCATAAATCCAAGAATTTACGGAATGTCAATATACATCAGCATCTTTGTATAATGCAGCAAATCGTATCTGATCTCCCTCAAGATCTGATATAGATCGATTTGATAGAGGAGTGCAAACAGGAATGTTATGATTTGGCATATATCCATAATATAACATACTATCCCAAAACCAGAAAAATGCAGAATAATTAATCACTGCTTTTAATTCATTCATTGCTGGAGTCAAACACCTGCACCAGCCGGAATGTCAGTGACTCTAATTCCGTGACCGCCAACAGTTACACCAGTATTATGAATTACTTTCCATTTGGTTGATTCAATTGATAATATTTCAAAGCATGTATCTGGAGTATGGGCACCAAATAATTGACTAGCAGAACCAAGAATTAAATCTCCATAATCTGCCATTCTGTATAATATATCATAATTATAATCATAAATAGACCAAAGGGTTGGAGTTACTCACCGACGTCATTTTCGGTATTTGGAATCCACATGTATTTCATCTCTGGTTGTCCACTTGGGTTTATTCCGTTGAGTTTTTCGTAATTATTATATCCTATATCTTTTAATGGAGTATATCCACCAATCTGATAAGTTACAGAATAATATGAATCGGCGTATGATCGTCCATCATATAGAACTAATGAATTGCCATAATTCTCTCTATCATAATGTAGCACTTTATGTGGAGTAGTCACCAAGGGATGCTCGCACAGTTGAATGCATTTTAATAAATCCCTCACCTGAAAAGAGCATTAAACTTGTTCCGTACATTTCTCTATTATCATTTACATTTGTTGGAGTCATACGCAGAATAAACATAATCTGCTCCAGTACTAAATGATGCACCTACATTTCTGACAAGATGATTATATATTGGCAATGGACGATCAGTTCCTATACATGGAGTAAAAAATAAACAAAAAAATGGCAGACGGAAATTAATCCGTCTGCCATATTTATTCAAAGTTTATATCAACTGTGGTGATACAAATCAGAAACCAAAGTCGATTTCAACAGCCTCGCATACAGCGGAGCCTTCGTCCTCAGTCATGAGAGCGATAGCTTCCTTGTCGTCGCCAACAAGTTCCTTGATCTCCTCAAGATCTACGGGAGCACCCTCGCCACCGGAAACTTCGGGAGCAGGAGCTGCAGCCTCTTCGGGCTTCTCCTCAGGGATATCATCGATAGGATCCTGAGTACCTTCGCCGCCCTCGATACCGTCAACATAAGGATGTGCCTCAACAGCAGCATCGCCGCCTTCAGCCTCCTCAAGGATAGCAGCAGCCTCAACAAGAAGCTTAGCCATACGAACCGTTGCAGACTCGCTCTGAGTAGAAGGAACTTCTGCCTTACCAGCAGCAGCCTTAGCAGCGTTTGCAGCCTTCTGAGCCTTTGCATCTGCACGAGCAGACTCACCAGCCTTACCAACAACAGTAGCAACTGCGTTAGCAACCTGGTTGAGCTTAGTTACGTAGCCCTTGATGATCTCGAGCTTCTTAGCAGCGTCGGGATCGTTATCAGCGTAGCGGTTGATCTCAGCCTTAAGCTGAGCAGTGGTCTTGTGAACAGTGTTCAGGATAGCGATGATGTCAGCCTTGCTAACAGTACCGTCAGCAGTGGTTCTCTCACCGAGTTTGATAGCAGCGTTAGCGTTGGTGTTAACGTCGCCGTTGCGGAGATCGCCAGCTACCTTAGAGATGCTAGCGCAAAGAGAGTCAGCAGTTGCACGATCAACAGCAGCCTTGAGCTCGCCAGCCTTGTAAGGAACGCTGTCGATGCCTCTTGCCTTGAACTTAACAGCAAGCTGCTTAACGAAATTGATTACAGTATCGATAAGCTTGATGATTGCAGCCTTAACTACACGGAATGCCTTGCCGACATCCACACCCTCAGTAAGAACCTCACATTCGAAGTTAACGAGAGCGGACTCAACAATGGAATCAAGCTTATTATATGCCTGTTCATACGTAATAGTCATAATGTATAATCCTCCTCATATTTACATAGGGATCGATTCAGTCTAACATTTCGGAAATTGCTGTAACCGCATGTAGTGCCGAATCTTCTATAATAGATAGATCTTTGTAAACATTAAGAATTATTGCAAGATACGCGAATGCCGCGTTTGTTATTACATCAATTACCATTTTGAGTTCGTTACTAGCAGAAGAACTACTAGCAACCAATTCATTAATTGTATGTTCAATTAATGAAACGAGATTGTTTATGTGGCTATCTATTATACCCAAGTAATTTGGGATAGATACAATATTTTGGGATATGACATAGATATCCGGATGAATGTACCGATTATCACCACATATCATTTGCGAAATTTGAGTTAAAAGTACACCAATGAAATTCACTTCACTATCAGGAATACAATGCTGTAAACTTGACGGAATCATTTCCTTGATAAAGAATTTTATGTCTTTATTACTGTACTTATCACAATGTTCTAAAATATCAGTTAAAAACTGAGCATTTTTAGACAGTTGCTTTTCGAGCTCTTCTATATCGAAGAGACGATTGATATTGGAATATGCTTGAATTTGGATATCGGGATTTTTGCGAACGAACGCATCTACAAGGTTAAGTCGCTTGGTAACCAAACCCATTTCAGTCAAATAACGAGTACGGATCTTGAGCCTATCCTCTTTAGTAGCAAATGCTCTTTCTTTGAAGTCTGCAAGAAAATTGTTTAATGATTCTGATATATTATAATCCGTATCCGGAGACGCAGACTCATTCAGAACCTCGCTGATATTGGACGAGATCTTACGAAGAGGCTTAACTGCAGAGCTAATAAAATTAGCCGTCTCTAGGAGATTAGTCTCAATAACAGATTCGTTATTCGATTTATTGTGTTCGACTATGTTACGAAGAACATTTCGGAACTCGATATCGTATTGTGTATAAACATTCCTCATGATCTTATAAATCCTAAGAGTGTTCTCAATAGCTAATCCAATTGCATCGGCATAAGCATTGAAGTACTTCATAAGACTAGGATCCTTCGCTTCCAAGGAATCGAATTCAGCCTCAAGATCAGATTTGTATTTCTTAAGTTGAGAAATATGTTGGTGTATTAATCTATTGTCGATAAATTTAATCATTATCGGCACTCTTAACGCATTATTTGTCAGCCTATTGAGATTAGGAATGACAATAATTTTGTTAAAGCCACCAAACACAGCAAGTTGGAACTGATACTTGAACTCGGGAAGAGTCATAAGCTCAGAAGGCATCTTTCCTGTGCACTGTTTACATGCATTGGCGATTGCCTTCTGATTTATATGTGTCGGGTTAAAAGTTTGCGATGGTTTGGCTGAATGCTTTTTGATCTCGTTCAAAACGAAATCGAACAACGATGTTACATTAAGAGTATTGGATGCTACACCAATCTGCATATTAGGATAAGTAGATGCTCTGTAACCTCCATCAAGATGAATAGAGTTGACCTGGTTAATAAGCTGATGAAGTTCCTCCGTCTTATAAGAGGAAGAAACTCTTGGGAATACGTTGATGAAGCTATTAACCTTATCGAATACAGAAGCAAGTTTGATATCAATCTCCTCATTAAGAGAAGTAGAATACTTATCTGTTTCAACGGTAGCTGATTCGAGCATCGTCAGTAACTTATCCATTTTAGAGATCTCTGGCATATCAGTCACCTCTCTTTTAAATAATTACTTCCGTCGCATCGATCTTATCCTCGTTCGTGTCCTTCTTTGCATCTCTCTCGGACTTATCACAATCGAGAGCAAATTTGTCGGCGATCTTACGGAATCTTTCAGCCGCCTTTTCCTGTTTTGCAATTACATCTTCATCGGCACCCTGCTCCTTGAGAATCTCAATGTTCATCTCGATGAGCTCAGCCTGGATCTTAGCGGATTCGCTGATCTTATGACGAAGTCTGTAAATTACATAGATACAAGACTTGATGATCGGAATGATGTTTACCATAAGGTAAATCAGAGCAGCTGCAGAAGCAAAGCCAACTGCAATCTTACCGGTAGTAGTAAGATTAAGCTTCTTGCTGATCTTTCCATTGTCACCAAGTTTCTCTTCAATGTGACCAAACTTGCCGAGAATCTTTCTGATAACATCAAGGCTATCAGAGAAGAACGAAGCCTCAGTAAGAGTTTCGCCACTTGCTTTATATTCAACCTCGGTATCGTGAGCAGTGTTGATAAACTTAATTACCACACCGTCAGCAACCTTCTGGTTAAACTTGTTGAGATTATTGATGAGAACTACATCTCTGTTGTTGATCTCGTGAGCAGTGTACTCCATCTTGTTACCGTTCTTAGCAAAGTCTACCGAAGTAGCGATGAGGTAAGAGGTAGCTTCAACAACCGAGTAGTACATCGTATTGTAAAGGATGATGGCAAGAGAATTCTTAGTTCTGAAGCCATACATAAAGTTATTCTTGAGAGTCAGAAGATTGTTAAGTGCAGTCGAAACTACAACAGCACCAGGAATCTTATGAGTAGTCATGTCGATATCACAAAGGATATCAATAGCCTCTCTCAGGTTCTTATACATTCTGCAGTTGGTTACGTCACCACGGGACTTTTCGATCTCGCCGAAATCGATCTTGTTATATCTCGAAAGAGTGAGGTCGAGCATTTTATCTACAACCGCAGAACCAGCAGAAAGCTGGGCATCCTCATTGAGAGGAATAGTAGGAAGCATTGCATTTTCGTTAAGGAAGGATACAACTTCACAACCTTCAGTATATGTGAGATATTTATTCATATGATCCTCCTTATTTACCAGCGAAAGTTTTGAGAATACTTACCATGGTATCGGAAGTCTTATCATTCTCACGCTTGATTGTATTGAAAGGAATCTCCTCGAAGTCATTATGACCATCGTAAAGGATGTAAGCAGTCTCATAAGCATCGTCAGTGATAACGAGAGCAAGCAAGAAGCACTCTTTAACGAGACGCTGAGCCATATTGATATTCTTGAGAAGATTTACTTTTGTTTTTCTTTCAATCTCTTCTACATCGTAAGTAGAGAGATGAATAGTCATGTTGGGAAGGAAAGGCTTCTTAGCAGCCAGTCCGAGAGAAAGCTTGTTGATTCTCTTACGACGCTCGATTACATCGAACCACTGATCCATCTTGGTTTCCCCAGAAATGTTTTTCTTCATACGAGTAGTACCGAAGAGCATATCACCGAGAGACTCAACTTCACCAGAAGTCCAGCGAACGAGGCTCTTGATTACACCATGACCAACAATTGCATCAGCAACACGATCATTGATATCAACAGGCTCTGCAGGATGAAGCATAACTTTGATTCCGACAGGAATCTTAACTTCAACCGGCTTATCATGTCCGTCAACAAGGAACTGACAGGTTACAGGCATAACGGAAGGTGTCATACCATTTACTTTCTCAAGCTTGCCAGCATCCCAGGATCCTTTTGCGAAATCAATGGCTGCCTTTGCTTTGAGTTGCTCTTTGAGATCGTTTGCAGACTTAACAGAGGCGATCACATCATCTGCTGCACCCATGTAGTCATCCTTGCAATACTTACCTGCCTCGTTGAGCGGTTCATTAGGAAGAAACTTGAACTCTTCAACTTCCTCCCTCAAGATAATTCCAAATTTATTTCTAGCCACGCCGGAATTCTGATGGAATCTCTTCAGATATTCTTCAACGTTGACATCTCCCTTAACCTTAATAGCAGGGGTAAGAGCAAAACATGCACGCATGAAATAACCGTACATAGTCTCAAGGTTTGTGGAAATGAGATTAGCGGTCTTCATGGAGACATTCTTAGATACTAAGATCGGAAAATAATAGGTAGACTTCGTTGCCTGAGCGGAGATAGACGTCATCTTCGGAACAACCTTGAAATTGCTATCAAATTTATCCGCAAAGTCAGCGATATTCTTCAAAGTATCTGCCATTATTTCATCCTCCTTTAAGATATATTTTTAATAAATAAATTCATTAATTTATATTATTGTTTACGAAATAGCCAGTAATTTCCGACTTATAATAGAAACAATTTATTATAAGATAAGAAGAGAGGAGGATACCTATGGCATTATCTAACTTTTTGAACTTGATCAACAAAGTAAAGAAAGCAGTGCAAGCAGCAATGTCAACAGCAACTGTTGCAAATAACCAAAATGCACTTGCTAAGCAGGTTACAGCTGATTATGACAAGATTGCGAAAGCTGCAAAAGACGCCGATGATAAGTTTATCAGTAATAACACGAGCGTCAGTACGCCTACTGAACTTGAAAGAGCTGCTGCCTATGAATTGATGGTCAGTGTTCCTAATGATACAAGGCAGATTACCAAGATAAATCGCTTTAAACTACAGGTACCAGAAAGTCGTCTCTCTACTAAAGGATTCTTATTCATGACAAGACCGAATATGAATCTCTTTAAGACTACCACGAATTCGCTGAGTAGCTACAAAGCGAATACTGATAAAATCAATGATGACCTTGGACGACTTCCTACATTTAACTATATCTTCAATCTCGGTAAGAATGAGTTTTCATCGGGCGAAGCCCTAGGTAAACGAATCTTCAAGTCTCTCGCAGCATTTGTTGATCCTAAATTCGAAACACCCTGGTTAGCCATCATGACCAACCAGTTCAGTGGTTATGCACCTGCTCAGAGAGAGATTGACTATACTGAGATGGCTAAGACTTTCCATGGAAACTCTGTTCTCTATGGTGAGCCTACATTCAAACATAAGGTTGCAGGAACGGTTAGTATGGAATTTACTGATCGCCGTGACCTTTCTTTGTTCTATACAATTAAGTTATGGGCTGAGTATATCCAAGCTGTTACACTTGGTTATGCATCTCCTTATCGCCGTTATATTGGTCTCGGTATCCTTGACTATGCCGCATCTGCTTACTATGTAGTAACCGATGAGACTATGGAGAATATCATTTATTGGGAAAAACTCACTGGTATATTCCCGCTGAGTGTTCCTGATGATATCTTTGCTACTCAAGATGGCATCAATGACAAGGATCTTAAGTATACGATTAACTTCGCATACTCCATGAGATCGGTACAACATGAGGCACATTTGATGGAGATGAATGCACTCTACAAGATCCGTTCAGATTATATCAGAATGGATATCAATAAGAATAAGATTGCAGTCGATAACCTCAACAGCTCAACGAGTCCTCATAGCTCGTTGGCATCTTTTGCAACCTCAGTAACCGATACACTTAAGAGTAAAAACATGACAGCCGATCAACGACTTATCGATACTATCATGAGTTATTATGGTAAGAAAAACATTAATTGTGGAAATGCCATGAGATACTATTACATTGATGGTACCGGTGAAGCTGCTGCTTTCTATCCGAACTATTTACCTGAACTTGGAATTCATGGTGTACCATATGTCAATGGTCCCTATATTACTATGGGCGATTCTATGGCAATGAGTGGTAGTGATAGTTCTTCGAAGAATCGAGCAGCAAAGAATGACGGTCAATATAAATTAAGGTGGGTATAATATATGTCAGAACTTATCCATATTTCTTCTGAATATGATCTTATCCAAACAATTACTGAGATGGGTAAGAACTATTTCGGTGAAGATTTAAGTACACAAAGAATTGGTATGTTTGGACTTCTTACTGAGTCGCTGGCACATATGTATGGATCTTCCTTATATGACTCGTCAGTAAGAGCAAACGAATACCTTCCCAAGACAGCTATGAAGAGATCTACTCTTGAATATGCTGCTTATAAGATCGGGTTAAAGATTCCTAATGCTACACCTACTTCTATTCATACCTTCCTCGGTGTAAAGTCCGATGATATTATTAATTTTGGTAAGGTAGTTAGCACTAACCCGAAAACATACAAACTCGTTCTTGAGAAAGACCTTGTTATCACAATCAATAACTATGTCTTCAAGCCCGAGTACGACATTGAGCTTACTGCTCTTTGGTCCGAGGAAACAAGTCAGTATGTTTACAGTGCAAGATATCTCGGTTATGGAGATACTGATGTAACCTCTACAACTGATTATGTTTATCCTGAAATGAATGTGTCTGAAGATATTCAACATGAACACATTCCTTGCTACAGAACTGGAAATAAAACGAAAGTTGTACTCTTCAGAGTTCAACTCAAACAGCTTACCAAAACTAAGCATGACTATGTTGTAACCGAGAACGATACCATCTCCCTGACTGGTATCGATTTTGATTATACCAACCAGTTCTCTTACTTCAATATTTATTATAAAGAATCCGATAGCTCGACATTCACTTTTATGAAGGCAGTTCCGAAATATGATACTAACTACTATGAAGAGAATGTCATCTACTACGAAGTTCTTTATGATGAACACAAAGTGCGTTTTGATTTCACTGGATTCCAACCCCAGTATAACTCTACATTCAGAATCGAGATCTTTTCTACCCTTGGTGCTGAGGTTAATGACCTTGAGTACGTAGGTAATGGATCTGATATCCAATGTAAAATCGATTCTCCCGATAGCAGACATACCTATTCAGGTATCAGCCTTGCTTGTATTCCTTTCTACACAAATCAGACCGGTTCTGATAACCTCGACATGGATGGTCTGAGATCTTATGTGATTAAGAATACACCCTTGCTTAACGCTGTTATCACTGAGAATGATATCGGAACTTTCCTGAATGTGATGGACGGAATCAATGAATACTATATCAGAAAGGTTAGATCCGATCTGGTAAATATGGTATTCGATATCAACTCTAAGATCAAAACCAAAGATGGTGGAGTAATTCCTTCTCGTTGTGTCAATGTGGATGCACCTAGAACTCTCGGAACTTTCTGGAGCTCTGGCACCGAACTTGAGCCAACACAGAGATATTGCTCTCCTTACAACCTTGCTTATACAGATGCAGGTATTCAGGTTTATTCCTCCAACATCGGTGCTTCGCCGAGAATGACTTGTGTGGACACTGATACTACATCACCTATCAACTTCCGTATCGACCATGTTGATATCACTCGAGATATTCAGTCTGATACATATAAGATGAAGGTAAATGTAATGACGGACGGTGACTACCATAAGGCTCTGAAAACCGTAGCTGGTCCTGATGGAAATGTAACCTATGTAAATACCGGCAATGTTAAGAAAGTTATCATCCTCCGTGGATTTGTCTATGAGAATAATGCAACGAATATTGTAAAAGGTATCTTTGACTTCGAGTTTAAATCTTACTCTGATGATATCTTTGTATTTGAGGCAGACCTCAAGGTAGATCCTTATATGGATTCTGATAACAATACAATTCTCCGACTCAAGGGTATGAATCTGTACAATCCTACTGATATCAATGCTGGTGCTTCTGATATCAATATGGATAGAGAGTTTATCATTGATGGAGCTCTTTATGATGCAGATGGTATCGATATCGATCCTCAACAGTTCAGATTTGGTATCGGTTGCTATTATCTTGAGTATGCAGAGACCGAAGATTTTGAGTATGTAAATGACTCGAGACTTCTTGTTAACAAAGTTGGAACTGGTTCGAGTGCTGTCTTTACTGCTGTAACTGGTGGCGTTCCTGGTTCTACTAACTTGTATCCTATGTATACCGGTATCTGTGAGTACAATGCAGGTACTGATAATTTTAGATATAGACTTTGTGATGTCTACTCTAACACATCTTCTCTTATTGATCTCTATGTAGATATGACTGATATTATTCGTATCGATATCTCCACTGATGATCCGGCACAGATGCTTGATGTTCCTTGTGTAGAAATTGCAAGTCTTGATGAATATGAAGAGAGACTCAGAGATATTATCTTTGATTCAAGAGATCTGCTGTCACAGGTTAAGGGAAAACTTCTCAATAACTTCGATACAGATTATCGATTCTTCAATACATCTGGACCAAGTAACTACTTTACAATTGCATTCTCTAATGGTAGCAATGCTGTGAATATTGGAGATCTTGAGTTGTCTGTAGTAGTTTATGCTGGTCTGACTGAAAACTATGCTACACTTGATACCGCTAAGCTCCTTGAACTGAAGCAGTGTATCAAGAAGCATATTGAACAGATTTTCGCTAATTCCGAAAACAACAAACTTTACATGGGTAATGTACTTACCAATGTAATGAACGACATGTCTGAGTATATTAAGTATATCGAGCTCGAATCTATTAATGGATTCCAATCTCAGTATAGACTTATCCAGTACAATGCTCCGACAAGTACGGATGCTTATGTGTCCGAATTTATCAGTGTTCCTCTCGATAATATCGTCGTGAACATTGAGTAACATCTTATTATAAAATAAATCGTATTTTTAGGAGGTAGTATCATGGGTAATAGTGTATCTGAATACCTTAAGCTTGTCAGAGCTGATGAATATGCTCAGGAAGAGGCAAGAGTGAATGCTATCAACGAAGCTACTGAAGAAAGTAGAAGAGTTTTCAACGAGTCTATGGCAGCCAAAGAGTTGCCTGTGAAAGTTATGAAGTATCAGCTTGATGTAACCAAAGCAGTAATTGTAGAGGCTGTGTCGAGACTGTATATGGATGCGCTCGTTATTGAAAATGCAAATGAACTTGCACCTCAGCTTATGCCTGTGGCTCGCAGAGAAGTTGTTTCTGCACTTTCTGAATGCGATTCGTTTGAAAAGCTCCATGCTCAGCTTGAACATGCATCCCCTTATATCAAAGCTCTCCTTCCTCTCGCTGAAGCAATCGCTGAAGAGAAGTCTACTGAGGAAGCTAAGGCTTATGATAAGAAAGTCATTCTTAGTAAGGATGATATGAAACTCATCGATCAGTTCGAAAGAGAAAATTCTAAGGATGTTTATGCAGGTGCTCTCCAGGATAGAATCATCGACATCTACAAGGATGAAGAGGCTAAGTCCAAAGAGCAGAAAGAAAAGATTGACGCAGTTGTTGATTCTCTGTCCGCAGTTGAGGGAGAAACAATGGCTGAGGCAGTTGCTGGTGGCGTAAATGTCTTCAACAACGGTCCTAAGTCTCTCTTCAATGCAATCTACATCAACAAGAGTAGAGCTGTTATGACTGAGTCCGGCAATGCAACTGTAAGCTCTGATGATATGGAAGATATTTTGTGTGAAACACTTTGCACATACACTCTTCTCGAGTGCATTCATTCACTCGGCATTAAGACTTATACTAAAGAAGAGACCACTCGACTTATGTATGAGTTTGCAGTAAACTAAAGAAAAAAAATAAAATTTGGAGGATAGCAATTACGCTATCCTCCGTTTTTTTTGTTGTTAATCTTTATTGGCTATCGCCCTTCCAGATACTCCATCCGGTTGCCCAGTTTTCGCCGTCACGAAGACGCATTCCGTTATTGTGACTATGTGGGTCAAAGTCTTCGAAAAGATATCCTTCTTCTGTGTAGATCTTCCCATCTTTCATATAAAGATATTCTTCAGGACTAAAGTAATCATGAGTTACTTTAACGTTCGGGTCGGCTTGAATAGCCGCCATTGCTTCACTTCTTGTCATTTTGTTCATTTCTTTTTGGTCCCTTTCTCCCCATTCTGCAATGTATGCCATGATTAAAGAGCATACAATTCCAATGATCAAATCGCAGATTACTGCACCGACGATTGCCCAAATTGGTGATGTATTATAATACGTTTCAATTATGGACTTAGATGCATATAACATCATCCCAAGACATAATATGAATTCGATTACTATACATACCGAGTATACTCTTTTCATTTCTTTCCCTCCCAAGTTCCACCTTTTCCAGAAGTGGCACCATATATCATTCCAACGATAAGTAAAACTATAAAGATTGGACACACAATCCAATACAGTTCAGTTTCAATGAAGATGTATAAGAACAGATCAATTGCAAGTTGGGTGAGTATGATTAATGCCGCAAGTGCACCCAATACAATGATTATTGATGCGAGTATGAATATGATATTTTTATGCTTCATCATGATCCCTCAACAAGACTGCCTTGCCATCTTCAACAAGAGCAGCGAATTCTTCTTTATAATATGTACCTTCGGGATAATCCTCATCAAGAGGAACAACATGGACTTTAGTAGAACCGAAGGTAACCTGGCATTCAATGAATACAGGGCATGCTTCCTGATCTACATAAATAGATCCATCGGGTAACTTTTCTGAGGGTTTCATTTTGACTAAGTAGTTTGACATAATGATTCTCCAATCTATATTTTATTTATTTGATATCTCTATCACAATTATAGTGTATAATCACTACCTACTAAAAACCAAAAAAATAAGAGTATAGGATTTTTCCTATACTCTTTATCTTTGTTGTTTAACCGTATGAATCTTGCCCGAAAATTTCTTGAATAGCCCACAAGTATGCTGCCTGAGGTGTCTCAAATCGTTGACCGAATTGACGTTCGCCCTTAAGCAATACATACTGTGGACCACCGCTACAGATGAAGAAATCATTTTCTTTAAGAATATTATTGAACTTGTCAATATCATTCTCATAGAGGCAAGATACTTTATGTAAGATTGCCATAGTATTTACCTCTCTTAGTTTACTTTGAGTAAGCTTAAAGATACAGTTGCATTGAATGCACCGGTACCATCATTAACAAGAGCAATCGAAGAGTTAGCCAATCTATATTCTCCAGAGATTTCATAATCCTGGTCATAGAATTTTTCATTAGCTAAAACCACATATTTCTTGTTGGGTGTAATGATACTAAGGTCGATGTTCTTGAAGTTTACCATAAGCATTCTCTTACTTTCATGAAGCTCGTGGATGAACTGAGTATGTTCTTTCTTATTGTTTATAAGATAGGACTTCTCTACATCATAAGTACCAACTGTATCAGTGTATTTGTTTTTGGTTCCTGCTACTACACTGGTGATCTTGCCACCATATGCATAGTCTGCAAGAGTGTCGACATCATCAATCTTTGCATCCATTGTACCAAGTACATAGAGTTTATTAATCTCATCTCGATAGCAACCAGCATAGATATTAGGCGTTTCGGAATCATAAGGCTCTACATAGACATTAACAGTACCTAATTCACCATACTCGAGATCGTTTCCGAGGTTTCCCTTAGAGATCAAGTATGTACGGTCGAGACCCATAAAGAATAGATACTTGTAATCATATATTCCATAGTGGCGATTGAGATCTTCAAGATTCTGACCAAGGTCACCATAAGGAATTGCATAAGTAGCTTGTTCTACTTCCATGGTTGGTGTAAATACTATATTATCTACACCTCGGCTAGAAAGCATTTCATAGATAGCATCGTTCATGTTACCGTTAATAACAAACGACTTATTGCGTCTATATTTAATCAACTTCTCCGAGTCATACAGAAACAGTTTGATCTGCATATCCATAGACTCGCTAGTTGATGTATCACCTGTGATGTCCATCTGGGTTTCAACAACATCTCGTGAGTGCACATAACCTTGGTTAGTTGCACGCATCTTAACTTTAGCATACTCATTATTATAGGCTGCCAAAGGTGTCTGTTCACCCGATCCACTGGTATCTCCTCCGATTGTAGAAGAGATAGTAAATGTTGCTTCGAGATTCTTGGAAGATGCCAAGATCTCATAGTATGTCTTATATGGAACAACTGCTTCAAGTGATAACTGAGGAATGATAGCACCCTCATAGTTATTCACAATTGAAACAGAAGTGATTTTACCTTGCTCAATGACGTATGGTTCAGACCAACCAGGAGCTGTCAGAGTTACATCACTGAGCATATATTTGTAGACCGAAAGGTCAGTTACAGGTATTGACATGTGTTACCTCCTACCATTTCAGTTTACGACCGCCTGCTTTAGGATCTGCAGGAACTTCCATGAGATATTCAAGTTGCAAGCTATCGAATCCTGTAAAGTATTTATTATTCAATTCATAGAGATCTTTTCTCGAGAATTTATCTATTATATAACTGTCCAAGATTCGAGATTTGCTTGTGGTCATAACCTTGTTGTATCGGGTAAATAAGTCATACTTTGCGAAGTTTTCTTTGAACTTTGTCAGATCGTCATCCAGGAAATCCCCAGCATCATAGACAATATCTTCATAGCTGAAGTATCGGCTATTAGTAAGTTGACCTCTGGATACGAGTTTATCGAATAACTTAACGGTCTTCTTTTTACCCATATTCTTTACACCGGAATTCTTTGTGCCAGTTCCAGAATAGAATAACACAGGACCAATAAGCTCATGTGTCATCACACTATGCTCAACCGCACCTTCAGACATATTGTACCAAAGATTCTTAGGTGAATAATAGATACTATTGTCTTTGTTCAGATGAATTACATGAGTATATTCCGCAAGTAACTGAAGATCCATCATATCCTTCGTGAGGATTAAGTTATTGAAATTCTTTTGCTCTCGAATGAAATAGTTCATATAGATATAAGGAGCATCATGTTTTGTCACTTTCATGAAGTATACCTTATCGATATAATAAGATATAATCTCGATGAGCTTTAGGGAAGCCTCAACTGTCTCACTCCACTTATTTGTGACATAGAGATATATTGTAGGAATCCATCCACGTCTTACACAGAAGTGGCGATAATGACCCACGATATTCAGTATCGACGAAGCTATCACATATCTATACGATGCATCTATTTCTTCAGACTTTACCAAATACTTAGCAGTAATGAATGAAAAGATACTATCCAGATTAATATGAATTGCATCAATTCTGGGAAGTTCAAGTAATTCATCCAAGACTGAGTATTTGATCTTATTGCGACCAAGTGCAGTTCGTAAGGTTTCGGCTATGTCATCGTAAACTTCAGGATAGTTCATTACTTGAGCCCCTTTCGTCTAGCAGAGATTACAATTCTACCATCGTCATCTCGAAGCATTCCGTACTTATCTCTTTCATAAGCTTCACTTTCGTGATTCATCTTCTTGAACAACTTAGCAAAATCTTCGTCTCCGAATACAGAGTTTTCTCTCTTATCGATAGCCATCTTTACGACATCTGTATCAACTAAGCCATGTTCAATGGCTGCTGTTACGATGTCTTCCAAACCTTTATATGTAACTGTGATACCTTTAAACATAGCATCACGCGATTTATCATATTTACGAATATCCACACCACTACATGGTCTATTATTCCAACTGATTTCACACATACGAGTATCCCCGTATTCAGTTTCATCAGTTTGGCAATATACTTTAAGTACTTTACATGAAATTTCTTTTGCCATAATAGTAAACCATCTTTCTTAAGATAAAAAATAAAAATACGGAATGGAGCCGAAACCCCATTCCGTATTTATCTTACCGACTAGTGTTATCGGTGGAGAATAAAGAGAGGACCTTAGTGGTTCTTCTTCTTTTTCTTCTCCTTCTTTCTCTCGCGAGTCATCTCGCCGTAAACGTACTCAACCTGCTCAGGATGGAAGCCGTTTACCTGAGAGCCGTCTTTAGCTCTCCAAGTAGAATTCTTTGCGAAAGTTACGTAGAAGACACAGGGACGAAGATTCTCCTCTTTGTATTCTGCTTCCTTGCGAAGAATTGCCTTTCTCTCCTTACCGGACATCTCGTCGAGCTTATCGTTGGAAGTCCAGCGAGTAGCAGGAGCAGAGATCTTGAAGAAGGGATCAGCGAAGTTGATGTTGTATGCGAATGCAATGAAGATGTAAGGATCGAACTCGATCTGAGCGTACTTAGCATCTCCACGGACAACCTTACGCCACTTGAGAGCGTTGTGATCCTGTCCATAATACGCACAGCCCATAAGGGACTTGTAAATGAAGTTGGAGAGACGATTCTTTCCACCTTCGGGATTGCCGCCTTCATAGAACTCGGTCCAGGAAGCGGTAGGCTGGTTATCGTCGTTCTTCTTAACAGCTTTGTAGGAAACCTCGACGATAATCTTAGGCTTGTTGTCAGCATCAGAAGCGAGCTTTACGCATCTGATATCATCCTTGTCAACACCCAAAAGTTCAAATACCCTCGCAACAGCAGAAGATACTTCCTTAGGATTAAGGATATAACCTGACAGATCCTCCGGTTTTCCTTCTGCCACACCAAGGACTTCAGTGCTAAGTGTGAGTTTCGGATTTGTTGTGGTCATTTTGTGTACCTCTCTTTGAATTATTTTTTTGATATGATAATTAACATGCGCCGCATTTCACGGTACATTATTGATGTGTTAATCAGAGTATATCTTTTTATATACCCACAGTGATTACTAATGATCTGTTATTATATTAACTCCCTATATTAATATAATAAGTCTTGTAATTACTCCTGCTCATATCACAAATATGATGTATATTTATGTCTTATTTTGTTTCAAGTAAGTATTTCATACGATATTGATGGATAAGCTAAGACTGTAATTGTTCCGTTATTCATAAATCTACACCATCTCAGACTATCTGCAGCTTTTGAATTACTTGGAGTAGACCATACCTGATTGTTGGATATGCTTGAAAGGTGACTGTCCCATTTTCCCAATATCTGCACCATCGATCATCATTGATGGCTACTTTAGATCTACTTGGAGTTGTCCATACCGAAGAATAGTATATATAAGTTCGGAACACGTCCCATCGGTTTGAACTCTAGTTCCTCTCTGTTCTCCATCTGGTGGAACTCGTCTACTTGGAGTAACTCATACTTACAATTTGCGTAATTTACATATTCATTATATTCAGTATGAATATGACAAAAGATACCTTCATGCCATACATTTAAACCAACCCAATATCTTACATCTGGAGTAGAACCATACATATTAATATAAAATCTGGGAGAGCATTGACCGATATCATGTATGGCATACAAATGATCCGTTGATAATTCAGTTCCTTCATATATTAGTGATTCTGATCTTGGAGTGGTATTCACCAAGCTTATAATTTGACATGAACCACTGATCTGTTACACCGTATCCGTCAGCTATGATTAAACTCGTACAGTACATTTCCTGGATAAAATTTCGTACTATTAAATGTGGAGTTGTACACCAATTTTATTCCACAAAGTATTAATCCAAGTTCCGATTGCAGATATTCCATTATCCCACAATTGAGCATTGCTATCTGTCATATTACTAGGAGTAGCACCATTATTGGCACCTGAATAGAAATAGCCATATGTCCCGCTTTCACCATTTCTTAAAATTACACAAGTGTTATTAATGTCGCTAGAATATATTTTATTCACACTAACTGGAGTAATGTAACCATGATTAGAATGACATCCAAATCCACTACTATATACAATCCCATCTGGTTGGGTGTATTCAAACTGATCGCACCAATGATATACGTCTCCCAGCAACCCAGGAGTCCATACTTTTCCCTTGATACATTCCATGAACAATCTCCATTAATCCGAACACTCTCCTGTATCAATATAGATCCATTATATTTATCGGCTACTGACGGAGTATATCACCAAGTTTATCCAGGGTAGTATTTCTATAACTTATACACCAACCAGTACTTTCTATTTTATAAACCCATGTTGGATAAGCTATATCATAATTTGTATTCCAAAATGGAGTCATAAACACCTCGATCTCCAACAGATGAATCAGCAGATATACCTCCATATTCTCTCATATCATAAAAGTAATAGGAATATTTATATCCGCCATATATTAACATCGTTGGGTCGTTAACAGAAGGAGTACCATTATACGCCTGATAAATAGTTCCAGAATCAGCTCCCCTGCCATCAGAAAGGCTAAGAGATCCTTCTGCAGGATACATACCATTGTACCTGAGAGCATGACCTGGAGTAGCACCATTTGGATTAGCTGTACTTTGGTTGCTAGCAGATGATTCTCCCCAACTAAATATGATTGCAATATGACCGTATCCAGATGGACTCCCTTGGTACATCCAACCAAATGCTGGTGGAGTGACACCATGATTATAATATGTTTCTATTAGAGATGCATGTGCATTTCCATTAGGTAATATATTGGCAATTGAGTATTGATCTATTTTTATTGAGTGATAATTCATGACTGGAGTTGAGACACCTCTTTTGTCCCAAACTGTTCCGCCATAACCTCCATATCCGCCAGTACCAAACCAATAATAATGGCATCCTGCTAATTCGCCTACATGAAGCAATTTATCTGGAGTAATAACCATGGGTATAATAACTTTCGATTTGATCAACCTGAAAACAACCATCTTGATATGTAATGGCAAAGGATCTTTGATCTAAATGTATTGAATCGGCATGCATTAAAGGAGTGACACCTATTATCCAAGTAGGTAACCAACCTGTATAAGGTCCTCCATAATTGGCTATCCAATGAAAATCTTCCAATGTCCCATCATAATTTGGGTTTGTATCAGATGGAGTAGTACCATAGTTATCGATAACATATGCATAATCTCTTCCAAGTCCATCTCTGTTATAAATTGTATATCTTGTATGACTATCAGAATTTATGAATATTGATGGAGTAGCACCATGATTATAGCTAGCCTCAATATAATTACTTCTTGCATCTCCAAATATCGATACATTTATCATAGATTTCAAATCAACTGGTACTGAATGATGATTTCTTGCTGGAGTCTATACACCTCGTATGCTATCTTGAGCTCCTGCAAAATTTATATCGCCGCTATAACCGAGTCGAATCATCTCATTATATAATCCGTCAACCCCGTCATGTGTACCTGGAGTAAAACCATACCCTAATCCGTCAACCCCGTATGTATAACCGCCAGCTCCTCCAATTCCGTCTATATTTAATCTGTAATACTGTCTCCATTCTGCCTCATTATACATTCCTGGAGTAGCACCATCTAGATTAGAACTATATGCATATGTCGCAGTTCCACTAACAGGTGTTCCAAGTACGAAACTTCCTTTATCTTGAATCCATAATCCGTATGATATTGGAGTGCAGAGGACGAAAAAAGCGGGCATATCCCTGCGGAGGATATGCCCTTTTACAAAATAAGGAGTCCAAAAATGCCGAAAACAAACAGCATGTGACAGCATGAGAAGCATCACATTATATTGTTCGGTATGTATATATTTTTATGAGTTGAAGAATCTTGTTTAATTTAGGAACAACATTAAAATAACCATAAGTAATATGGTGGTTATTGCTTGAACTGAAACACTAATGCGTGTAGCATTTACAAACATAAAATGTCAGAGTTATCACAATAGCTGTTATATTATTTCTCGGTTGTTCTTTTTCTTCATCAAAGAGGTAGTAGGTTTTCCTACTACCTCTTTTTCGTCGTTAGTTAGGATCTTCAAGTTCACCAGGCATAACAATGCTAGGCTTAGTCAAAGAATACATTAACTGACAGAAGTCTTTCTCTGTAGGTCTGATATTTCTTCCTTGGAGATCCAAGAAATTCTTTTTATCTCTTCTGAACTTCTCAGCTTCGATATTTCCTTCTGCTGTGAATATTCCTCTGAGCGGAGTACTATCTCCATCGTAGTCCGCGCCTAAAGCTCCGATATTAACGTTACATGGTGCAATCGTTGCCACAAAGTCAGAAGAGGAATCTTGACCAACTTTGACATTCGGATACCACTTGTAGGTTTTATTATCGATAGTTGCGGTTGTAGTAGTAATGGTTGACATTACTCTAACCTTAGGATATTCAACAGAATAGAAATGATCTATAGGATAACGACTCCAGATTGCACTCTTGTCTTGTGTACATTCTTCGGCAACGATGAAGAACAGATCAGTCCAAGTCATAGGACGAGTAGAGATCTTTTCATCACTACCAAAACGACCAGATATAGACAAGTATCCCTTAATACCTTCACGGTTACTAGGAATCTCAATTGGCTCAAATCTGGTAGAATAGCCATTGACAAAGTTTGCAATTCTTTTGTCGATAAAATCATCAGAGAATTCACTCAGAGGATCGATAAAGTCTACCAGTACAGTTTCGTACTTTCCTTTACCGGTCATCTTCAAGACGGGGTATTTACCCGATCTCACAAATTCGTTTGCAAAGAAATCTTTGGTTGCCTGTAAGATAAAGGGTTTAAACATTGCGAGGACTGCTGCAAGAGGGATTCCCATGTGGTCAAAGTCAACCAGCATTTCATCATATCTTTCACAGTCAATTACAGGAGATGCAAGAACGCACCATACACCGTAGTCAATATTACGACCCATTACAGATCTACGCATTAAACCAGTCTTACCTTTAAGGGAAGTGACATAATGGTCAAAGATTTCAACAAGTGTTTTTTGGATGTTAGCTCTTGTAAGGTTTCCAAAGAAAGAGAACGATCCTTTCTTCTTAAGTGCCATACATTGAGAGATAACCTTTTTATACAACTCATTTACAACAGGGATACCTGTGGAAGAGTTGTCATTGATATCACGATAGAACGGAGGGCATACTGGGAATTTGGTGATAAAGATTCTATCTTTACCTTGCTTAAGGAATTTAATCCTTTCGCTTGATCCAATACTCGGTGTATCTCTCCATTTTATATTATCGTAATTTTCGTAAAGAAAATCAATTCCGGTGTCACCATTTTCTTCATCTTCGATAAACTCACCATCGACCATTCTATAGCGTTTAAGACCATAGATGATATTTTCAAAGGTCGATCCATATTTCTTAAAGTTATTCGCCGCAAGAGGATGCAAGAATCTAGCACCGAGGTCGATATAGCCCCAAATAGTAGATCTATCATACTGGGTTATACCAAAAATCTCATGACTGAACAACCCTTCTGGAGTTGGTTGTTTAAATTGCATGTAAATAGGATCCTTGATCTCACGAAGATTATTCAGCTTCACGAAATCATCTATTTGTAGCATTCGTAAATACATCGCTAATCCCTCCTTTAAAGATGCTTGAATTTAATGTTCGTGCAATCGTTCTGGTCCTTGATAAACACCAAGTAGGGATTCTTTCGCATGAACTGTATTTTGTTTGCATGGTCTGCCAAATAGGCAGTTATTTTCTCTTTATCGGATGGAATATTGAATTCACATAAGAAAACGAAACTCTCCTTATGGTCCTTCGGTTTCATGAATCTGATATTATTGTAATCAATCTTCAATGATTCTAAAAGACCATAAAGAGTGTATATCTCATTATAGTGATCCGGAATGTAGGAACTGAATACATTTACTGCCTCATCTCCACCGATGAAGCACAGCTGTTTCAACAGATCAATTCTGTCTTTTGGCTTTTCTACATTCATAGCTGTACATTCCTTTATAAGTTCTCTTCGATTTCTTTAGCTTCTCTCTTATCTCTGCGAGAACCAAATTCATTTTGGAACTTCTGTTCTCGTTCGATATTTTCGATAAGCTCGTGATAAGGCATAGCACCTAAATCATGGATCGAATATTTTCCATCAAAAAGTTCATATGCCATATCTAAAAGCTGCCGATAAGACTTTATCCTTTCTTCTCGGACGCTTTCCTCTTCTGGATTACTGCTGCCCGTCTCATCATCGCCATCCAGTCCTCGTCTCGGGCTAACGTAAAAAGCAAGCTGGGAACATTGATATTCTCGGTATCATTCTTGCTTGCACAGTGAGGGCATGTACACTTCTGGTAACCATAGGTAGGAATGTAAGAAGGTCTTACTTCATCTACCATGTCGGCGATTTCATATTTATCATTGATGTCCTTGAGTCTGGAGATAATGAGAACGATCTCATTGGGATCCTTATACTCAACGAACATGTTGGTCTTCTTATCACGAAGGGCAATCTTGTCAATGCAGAATGCAAAGTTAACAAGATCTTCGTAACGGTGAAGAACTTCAGGTCTGAGCATGTGATAGGTCTGCAACCAAGCCTCGATCGAAGGATGCTTGTAGTGAATAAGCATGTTACCATTGGAGTGGAACTTCTTATAAACCTTACTGAGCTGTGCGGATTCGATGAGTCTCTTATAAGTAGTTACATTATCACGGATATCAGCTTCAGATCTCTGGAAGTCTGTTGCATTGAGAAGAAGGTCTCTCGTTCTCATGTCAACATAATAGGTCTCTTCACAAACAGGACAAATTCTCGAAATCTCGATATGATCGGGATGAGTAGCTGCGAGAAGTCCGTAGTAAAGAGTATAGAGGTCGTAGTAAGATACAACCTTGATAAGCTGCTGAAGCTTCATAGGACCGATACTCGAATTGATGATATGGTCACAAACAAACTTGAGTTTGTTGAGCTCATCAGCCATAGGATTTTCAGTGTTAATTCTGGACATAGCGATAAGCTCATCTACACCAGCACCGGTGATCTGTACAAAGATGCCAGAGTTGGGAAGAGGAATAGCTACGCTATTACCCACATTGGTATATCTCTCGAGAAGAGCATTACGACCAGTGTTGGTAGGCTTTGTGATTCTGATGCTGTTAACATCCATTACTTCTTCTACTGCGTTCTGGTACGTCTCGTCAACTTCGACGACATACTGGGAAGGACCGGTAGCTTCAGAGTTAGTATTTACTTCAGTCGCAAATACTTTCTGACGCTCGATCTCTACAAGAAGTTCCTCGATGTTATCATTCTTAAGAATCTCGTCAGAATCATCATATGCATCAGCATCTTCAATCTGACTGAGAATAGCCTCGACATCATCAGTAGGAACTTCGGTGGTATCATCTTCACCACCAGGGTCTCTGCCATCAAGTACAGCCTCCTGTTTCTCAGCAAGCTCATCTACCATGGCAGCGTTTTCAGCCTCAATGTCCTTGAGACCATCGAAGAGATCATCACCAGGCGCTGCAGGTCCAGTCTCTTCAGTAGGAGCAGCTTCGGTTACACGGATAGTTCCGATTTCACCGCCGTCAATTACATCAACATCCATATCAGGATCTACCTTGGGCTGAGGAGCAACCTCTGCTCTTACCGCAAGAATTTCCTCCTTGGATGCTACGGGAGCTGCCGGACTCATGGGCACATCGTTTTCACGTACCTTATTGAGTCTTTCTTGTAATCTTGAATTCTGTGTCGTGTTTTCCATATTAGAGTCTCCTCCATTTAAAATTTATAAATTATTGATTTTCATCAAAAATTTCTTGTGTTAGTGAATCTATGACCGTATACTGAGAGAATTCGCCGTTTGTACTTACAACAAGCTCTCGCTCCATTCCCATAATAGAAAGGAATACATGAAGCACCCATTTCTCTCCACTCTTAAGAGTCTTACAGCTTACATTAGAAATTTTGTAATCAGTATAAGCAAGTATCTGTTCTCTGATGGTCTGTTCCAAAACAATGGTATCCATCTCAGATTTGAACTTATAGTAAGCCGAGTTAACGTCACATCCTTTTGCAGGATTAAGAGGGTCTGTACCTGGCTTCATAACGATTAAGTTATAGAGCTGTCTGAGGATCGCAATCTCGTCAGCAAAGGTCGGATTTTGTTTGAATGAATCGGAAGATAAAGTTACTTCAATCATTGGTCTCACCCTCCTTTATATAATAGTTTTAACGGTAAAAAGTTATTAATAATGCCTTAAATAAACGAAAAACATACTATTAATGAAACTAATAAGGAGAATATGAAACATGGCTAGATGTCCTATTTGTCATAAGACATTCTCTAAGAAAGCTGATATCCTTATTCATGTCGAGTCTGTACATAAGGAGGATCTTCCGAATAATATGTCGACTGCACAGTTCGTGTATAGTCTGAACCATAATGGAAGAGTCAGCGGTATTTGTAGATATTGTCATAACTTGACGCCATGGAATGAGAAGGCAGGTAAGCCCTATCAGATCTGTGGTTCCAAGGCTTGTAAAGAAAAAAATAAAAAGATTGCCGAAGAGCGAATGATGCGTGTCTACGGCAAGACAAATCTTTTATCCGATCCCAAGCATCAGGAAAAGATGCTCGCAAATAGATCAATCAGTGGTACTTATCTCTGGTCTGATGGTAAGCATAAGTTTACCTACACTGGATCTTATGAGAAGTTTGCTATTGAGTGGTTGGATAAAGTATTCGATATTGATCCTGACACTGTTCAAATGCCTGGACCGATTCTCGAGTATGAATTCAAAGGAGAGAAGAAACATTGGATCACCGATATCTATCTCACTGAATTTAATCTCATTATTGAGGTTAAGGATGGAAAGGACGAGAATACTCACCCTGGATTCAGAGAGAACAGAGAGCGTGAGGAAGCCAAGGATCTTCTCATGAAGAACCAGAAAGTATTCAATTATGTGAAGATTACACATAAGAATATGATGCAATTAGTTGCAGTATTGTCGAAAATAAGGCTTAATAATATAACTTCCACCGATGAAGAGGAAGGAAATATCAATAAAAAGCCAGATCCGACGATTGTTATCAATGAATCGGCTAAAATCCGAAAAGAGTCTATCCAAGAGAAGATCAACGAACTTGAAGCACTTAAGGCTCAACACCTTGCTGCTGATGATATGCCTTCGTTCTACTTCGAAAATCTCGATAGCCAGATCAAGAAGTATAGAGAATCTCTTAATGAAGCAGTTGAAGCACTTCCTCTTGGAAAGCAAAGAAAAACAGTTATCAATAATATTGAGTTAGTAAAGCTTCTTCCTAATGAAGCTCCTGGTCATACCGCTAACTTGAAGCATATCATAAATATGATTGAAATGCATCCTCAACTTGTTCATCTTGCAAGTGACATTCATATTGGCAGAAAGAATCTCAATATGACCACAGATGAAAGACTTCAGGATGCTATCGATAGAATTAACGCAGTCACTACGCCAGATTCCCTTGTGCTTCTGCTTGGTGATATCGTTACTTCGAAAGATACCACTTTTGTCAAGACTTATACAACTAAACTTCTCAATGGATTAAATTGCAAGAAGGTTGTATTGGTACTCGGCAATAATGATCACCTGTCAGTCAAAGATTATTATGATCTTGGTTACTATTATGTAACAGATAGAATTGACACAGCAAAGTATCTCTTCTCACATTATCCTGAGTTTGTGGCTGGAGATAAGATTAACGTGCATGGTCACTTACATCTGTATCATACTTTGTACAATTTGAGAAATGATAATCACATTGACGTTTACTTTGGTAAGCCTGGTGAACCTCGAGATGTATTAAGTCTCACAAAATATAAACTTCTTTACGATAGTGGTTTCTATAAGTATATGGAAACTATCCATCGTGATTATTAAGGATGTGATCGATATGGAAAAGCGTAAATGCAATGAATTTATGTCTAATGACGATATCGACATCATGTGTGAATCGATTATGAGAGATTATGAAAGTGACCGTCTCTACGAAAGTAGTATGTCTGATCTTGATCTCGAAATGAGAGAGAAGACTGGATGCTTTGAAGATCCTGAGAAAGAAGCTGAGTATGAGAAAGATATCAAAGAGATGTCTATTGAAGAGCTCAGAGAAAAGTATCTTTCTTCTGATGTGCAAACTGAAATGTTTGAGGATCCTGATAATCCTCGGGCTCCTTCTCCTACCCCTCTTATTCCGTCACTTAATTTCGATGACACGAATGAAGATATTGCATTAGATCCGACTTCTTTTGATGGTTCGGGTGCTTTACCTAGTATTGCATCTGATATCCTTGGAAGTGGATTGACTTTAGAATAAACAAATAGAGAGTATAGCCGATGTGGCTATACTCTCTATATTTTTTAGTTTTTCTTATAGTTATTCTTCTTGTAGTTGTTCTTGTAGTAGGCAGGCTTCTGAGCGGGCTCAGTGTCCTCTGCAGTCTCAGCTACAGTAGTAACGGTCTCATCTGCAACAGTCTCGTCAACTTCACCAACTACGGTACCGGTAACGAAGACGTCATCAGGATCAGCGGTTACATCCTCTTCTTCTTCAACTACGGGAGCCTCAGGCTCGGTAGCGACGTCAGTATCTGCAACCTCGGCATCAGTCTGAGGGTCTTCTGCGACTACTGCCACAGGCTCATCTGCTGTCTCAGGTTCAGTTACATCGTCGAGGGTATAAGTCTCAGTCGTCTCAGGCTCAACAGCAACCTCTGCCTTAGGAGCTCCGAAGATCTCCTCAACAGGAGTAGTGCAGTTTGCAAGAGTAAGACGAACGGACTGATTCTCATTTGCAGGATTAATCAGGAATACCTGCTTGGGACCCATATGGGTGTTCAGAAGACGGTAGATCTGTTCATCGGTAAGCAGGATCTTGTTGATAGGGGTTCTGATTACGCCTCTACCAATAATCTCTACCTTTGCTCCAACGTCTCTGATAGATACAATTTTAAACATATGTTTATCCTCCGTGTGATTATTTCTTTACGTCAACAATTACAGTTGGGTAATGCTTGGGAAGTGCTTTTCCAATAGCCTTGAGCTTAGCAGAAATAGCCTGCTTAGCATCCCAATCCTTATTGTATTCAAACTTTTCTTTTACGAAAACCTTATACATATGATTGATAGTACCCTGTATACGATCGTCTACAGGATTCTCAAGACTTGCATTTTCAAGACCCTTAAGGATATAAACGATGAAGAGTCTTACCTTGTCTTCCGTAGCACTCTGCTCTTCGGGAGTAGCAGAGCCATAAGCAGCAAGCATAGACTTCATTGCATTATAGTCCTTTTCGGACATGGAGAGAGTCTTACCCTTCGTAGCCTCAGTAACCACCTCAGTGGGAGCTACAGTAGGAACGGGTTCAGGCTTCTCATCGGTATTACCAAATACTTGGTCAAGACGATTAAGGATATAGTCATCCTTAGTCTCCTGGGGAGCATCCTCGGGAATCTCAAGATCAGCAAGTGCTTTCTCGAATTCGGGGCATACCTCGGGAGCAGCATCGTCAGGTTTTACATCGGCAACAGTGCCATCAGTGATCGACTCAAGGATGAGCTTATCGTTCGTTTCCTTAGAATCGATAGAGGCAAGTTCCTTTACAAAAGAATTCAGCATAATAGTATGCCTCCTTAAATCGAAATTTTGGTTGTCATGAGACCCTTAATCTGCTCTCTGATGATAAAGAGCATAATGGGTAACATTGTGTATTCTTGAACGGGATTCATCTCACCAATCATATCAGCAAAATAACCAGGCATCATCATGATACCTTTCATATACTTAACGATAATAGTGAGAGCCTTATCATACGGATTATTTGCAGCCTCATAAGTATCACCTGCATTCCATCTCTGGAGAATGGCAGAATAGTCATACTCAAAGAAGAAAGCATTATCCGTAGGCTCATCCACGCAGTACTTGTCAGCTACAAAGCATTCCTCGTCAGTTTGACCCTTAAGAAGAGTAAACGGGGAAACGATTTTCTTTGCTTCGACAAACCTAGCAGGGATGAATTTTGACATAGTTTTGTTCTCTATTGCCCAGAAGATAGATTTCTTATATTCGATAAAGTCATTGGTATCACCAAGACTATTGTAATCCAATACAAACGACGTCTTCAAGAGACTGTCGAATGTAATAATTCGATTACTTTCCATGAATCGAATAAGAAACTTATCAGTGTATTTAGTGAGAGAATTTCGGATACTCATGGGTAGCGAAAGTTCAAACATCGTAATCTTGGGATCGAAGAATCGTGCAATATAGTAATCCGAGATCTCTTTATAGATCTTCTCAAACTGCTTTCTGAGATCATATTCATTTGCAGAGATGATTACTCTATCTTGCGTTCCAATGTTATCAAAGATAGCATTATACTCTTCAACAACCTGTTTATTAAGTTGATCAAGATAGTCAGGATGTCCGACCATGAAGCTTACATTATAGTGAGGCTTCGAACGCAATACAATTTGCTTTACTTCCGTTACTCGGAAGAAATATCTTTCACTAAAAATATTAAGAATGAAGCAGTCACCCTCTACAGGCTCAATAATGTCCTGAAGTACAATGATCTCACCCTCGAAGTCTAATGCAGAAAAACCCGCATTTTCTTCATCGTAGCCATTCTGGTCGCCGATAATCGGGAAACCATAAACCGGCATATTGTTGATCTTATTGTATCTCACAGGACTATCAGCACCAATATAGCTGTCCACATCTTGATTATTAATAGATCCAGTGGATATAGCCTTATTGATAGAGTAGTAGGTTACAAAGTCTACTGTCTTGTCAAGAAACCTTGTAAATTGAGATGTTCTTCGTTCTTTATAGGCAGAGTATTGGTCAGATTTAAATTCTTGTACATCCATTATACGCATAACTAACCATCTCCTTTATAATCCTAAAATTATTAATAGAATGTTTACCGTAAATTTAGGTATTAACAAAAAAAAAATAAAGTCTGGGTATGCCCCGAAGGACATACCCAATTTCTTATAAAGATAATTTGATCTTACGCTCGGATTTCTCTTCGTGTTTATCTACATTATAGAGATCATATGTAGACAAGATCTTAATACCGTAAGTTTTACAAACCTTCTTTTCAATTGTGCAACCATTTGCACTGGACATGCCGGGGAAGAAGAATACCGCATCCGCTTCAGACATCTGTTGAATGGATCTACCGAGGTGCCATAACCTCGGGCATTCTCAGGTGCATCAGGATGAGTATAGTTGTCGATGAACTCAGTGTCAGGACCGAAACGATTTTTGATCGTATCCTTCCAGTATTCCCGAGTTCTGATAATTTCTTCTTCAGAAACACCGTTCATGTTGTGACTCAAAAAGATTTTCATTTTTGTTCCTCCTGCCATCATAATGTGGACTTAATTATTTTTATTTTATCCTTAGGGACACCAAAATCTTTTTCCAGTGTATTATAGTACACATGGACTTTGAAGTCTTTTACATACTTCTTAAGTTTATAGACTTCATTATATTTCTCAATAGGGACATCTGCATCTGAGAAGATGTTAATCTTCACATTGATTAGTCCATACTGTTTGATAAATGCTTTTATTGTATTTACAATTCCGCCGCCACAAGCCGCCAAGAATACTTGGTTCTTATACTTTCGATCTATCTTAAGGTGATAATATACACCAATGATATCGAATGCTCCCTCGCTAATATTGATGATACAAGGTTCAGGATCAAGTAGATCTATGCTTCTTGGAATACTATAACACTTCGTTACATTATCGTAGTTTTGGAATATATTCATATTGGTATATCTTTTACCAATAAGTTGAGACTTTGAAATATCACGAATGATAACAAAGTCATTATATGCTGATATGAAACTGATTCCATAATCACTAAGCATTCCATAATATCGTTGTTTATCATATGGAATCTCTAGACCATTAGTTGTGAGCAATTCACAGAAGTCTAGATTGATCTTGAGCTTATAAATATCTTGGTAAGTCAAATTAAGACCAAGACGGTTGTTTATATATTCAAGCTTCTTATCAGAAACTGGACTTAATGTATTTATTACATTAACGAGACTCTTTCTTTTCTTGGCTACATATTTACCACCAATCTTAACCATTCTAGCAGCCATATATTCAGTAATATCTGATACTGCATGGTCTTGGTTAAACTCAATCATTTCGAAGAAGTCTCTATTGATAACACCTCTCTGTAAACAAGATGCTCTGAAACATTGATATCTGAGAAAGTTATCTGAGTTAAGATCTACGTTTATCGAGAAACTCAATTTCGTTCTGTTGGAATCGCTATCTCCACAGAACGGACATCTCATTTGTAGCTCTCGTCCAGAAGGACTTAAACGAGCCAAAGGTTGTGATGTAAGTATATGTGTTTTGAAAAGCTCCAAACTAGAAGCTTTAAGTTCAGCTACTTTTGCCAATCTAAGTCACTTCCTTTCATAATATATTTTCGATTTGGAACTAGTTTCCTAATTCCATAATAATAATGTATAATTGTATATTAATTAAAAATAAAAATAAGCTAACATTAAACTATATAATTCTTATTCCTAGTTAAGCAACACATGGTAAACTTTCTTGTCATTGACAAACCTCCTGTATATATAAATTTCGCAAACCGTAAAATTCTCGTTGCTGCCATAAACGGGTACCTTCAAAAAATGAACCTGCTTTTCATTGCTCTGTGGACATAAGTGTTGTTTAACTGTTGACCCTTGGTGACAAGGGATTGTTTAGGGTAGTGGGGAAACTCACTACCCGCTTTTTTGTTCTCATCCGTAAGAAGTTCCTCATCAACGACTCACCTAACTATACATACTGGTGGCTTCGCACTCCAACCCAAATCTATAAAGGAACATCAGCCGGAGCATCTAGAGTATTCTCTTTAAATCTTGCTGGTTGGGCATATGATTGGTATGTAGATCCGAGAGATATCAATGGTGTTTGCTTCGGGCTTTCAACCAAGCAAAGAAACCATGCAAGATACTACAACGCGGCGCTCGCGCTGAAATCTCGAGGCGAAGTCGAAGTATTCCCTGCAATGGCTTGCAGTCCCAAGGTTGGAATTACGCATATCTATGACTTTAGAATTAAGGACTTGGATGGTGCGGTTGATGTCGGCGGTATTTTTGATATGCGGTATTCACTGGACTCCGGCAACGGTTTGACCGGCGGTTACAACATCTCGAATGGTTCCCAAGGCATTTTCGTCGGAGGTCAAGTGGTCATTGCACCCGCTAATATCAACGATGGAGACCGAATCACTCTCATTATCTCTCAAGATAAGACTGGTTCGGCTACTATTCGTGGATATGTAAACGGTAAACTTAAATCTACAAATACTCTGGCTAATATTACTGCTAATGCAAGAGCCTATAGCTCCGATAATAGAAGAGCTGTATTTGGTAATAGCAATACGGTAATTGAAGGCTATGAGTTCTACAATAAAGTTCTTACAAACGAGGAACTGACTAAACTTCATTCTTGTCGTTATTTGGATAGGTTTGCTTAAGCCAATTATACAATATATTAATGATAATAATGAAGAAGGAAGGTACCTAATATGAACAACATAATTTCATTTGAAACCTTGGATGAAGTTGTGAAAAATGGTGGATTATCCGAAGAGAATCCTGAATTCGAAACGGGTGATATCATCAATGTAGATACCTTTGATGTAAGGGGGATGCCTTCGAGCATCCCTCTGACCATCTCTGGTCCACAATCTGATTCCATTGGAAACGACTATCTCATAACTGCAACACTTAAACCTGTTGCTGATTATGAGAAACAATACCTTAATATTCACAATAACTATCTGGGTAATTTCATTAAGCTCTCCGAGAATGAAGATGAGATTGTCTATGGTTATATTCCGAGTAGACGGGCATACGACGCTCCGGATTGCTACTGCTCTGGAAAGTATGAGGCATTGGAAAGCATTCCTGTTACTGAAGTATTGGATGCCCTTAATAATAACGGCTTCCTGAAAATTCACTTCAATATGAGAATGGCTAAGTTTATTAGTCATGTAAATATTCTTACTATCCCGACTGAGAACTCGGCAATCCGTATTGTCATTGAGTTTATGCCAAATGACTTGTATCGTATCTATACTGAACGAGTATATGATCACGTAATGGAAGAAGTTATCACAACGGGTAAAGTAAGAGAAGAAATCTGTCTGGCTATATGTATCGATGATAAAAATCATGATTTCAGACCTAAGGCTATCTACCACTTCCAAAAGTTTAATCATTCTGAGGTATCCGGTACTCCTAGTGGTGCGGGTTATTTCTCGATGAATAATGATATGCCTATCGGTCGAGAGCTTGAAGTTGATATGCATACCACAGTGCAAATCTATAAAAGGAGGGCAAACTAATGAGTGCTATTAAACAGAGTTGGTTTAAGATGACTCAGAAAGATCTCAAATTGGGAGACTATAAGACGCTCTCCTATACAAATCTCGATGGAACAAAGACAAGTATCAAGGCATATGTAGTTAGTATTAATGACAATATGACTGCTAACCTTGCACTTGTTGGAATTCCTGACAAGATCAAAACAGGCAAGATTGAATGGCTTGATTCTATCTACATTACATCTTGTCTTCCCGAGGATTTGATCGATTGTATCACTCCCATTGGTACATCTCTTGTATATGCAAGATCGGTCAAAGAAGAAGAAATTGAGTTCATCTCCGAGATTCCTTTCGAGGAATTCCTTATCGAAACAGACGAACCTTATCATGGTTTCTTTACTGCAACCAAGTGTCCGATTCATTTCGGTAAGGGTAGTGAACTGAATATCATTCCGGTTATCACTCTTAGAAGAGATTGTGTTCAGCCTTATCAGAAGCTTCATGAAAGAAACTTGAATAGGACTAAGGCTGAGGTTCTCTATAATGAGATCCATCACAAATCTAAGAGCCATATAACCACATATACGGTACATATATCTTCTTCGGAATATAATGTACCTAATATCATCGAAACCCCGACATATAAGATCTCGTTCATTGATGGACAGTTCGTTGCCCAGGTAGGCGGATTCAGAGTTCCTCTTTACAGAAGCTCTTATAAACTCGAATCTGATACAACCTATATGCTCCAAATAGGAGTCGTTTATAATGATGACGGTTATCCTGAGAATGAGTTTAAGATCTATCGTGAGAACGGCGACTATGTTGTAGCTGGTTCGTTTCCGACACTTGGTGAAGCCAATGAATACGATCGTGTTTATACGCGTACCAATATCATCGGCGAACAGCCCAAATATACAGTATCCGTAAACAAGGTTGAGATGCAAGCTATTCTTACTGATATCATTCGTGATCCTGCACCTGATATGCTCTTCATTTCGGATTGTAAGGAGCGTGGGTATGAAGTCAATAAGCTTATGAATAAGCTCAAATACAAAACTGATTATGGTTGGGAAGTCTACGACTTTAAGTGGACGAATGACCATAAGAATGATTCCTCTTACACGATTCTGAGCGATACCTATATCGATGCAAGAACTGGTAAGAAGGTTGGTAGAGACTACCGTTTCGAGTGTGATAAGTCTGGTAACCTTTACCTCGTTGATAAGATTACCGATATTGGCATCAATCTTAAGAGTAAGAGAGTAGACCAGAAGGAGTTCAGGATTGTTTCCACTAAATCTGGAGAGAATCACATCTTCATCAAACATGGTCAGAACTATCTCCATTTTGCAGATCTTCCTGATACCGATCCTACAGAATCTTGGGATTCTCGTAAGGACTGGTATAAATATTGTGGTCCTGTTAATTCGGCTATCTATCTCCTCTCTGAGGATGAATATACGAACTGCTTGATCACAAGAACGATCTTCTGGGGAATCGAAACAAAGCAATACTGTGGATCATTAAGAACTCTTTCCACTATCACTAACTGGGATAGTGCTGATGTTCTTGGAATTGTTTTCCTTGGACAAAAGATTATGGATATAGGAGATAATTATGTCATCACTTATACAGATGATGACGGAAATCTCCATAAAGATATGGTCGAGCTTCAAGATACATTCCTTAATGATTTCACTGAGAGTGGTAAGAAATCGGCAGTATTTACTATTCTTGGTCTTAAGGCTGACTTTGGTAAATTGACGATGACTGAGACTCTCGAGATGCTCGATAAGATTCAAGGTTGGATTAGCCATGATCATATGGCTTATGTACGAGTTGCACCTGAGACCAGAGAGGCTATCAATATGGTCTATAAGAATGACAGAATCCGTGAAGTATATGGTGACGCAGAACCTTATAACGTAATCAGTTATAATGGTGATCATAGCATCGTTGACGCCAAGGGTAATATCATTCAAACTCTCAAGGATCAGTACGCGACTTATATTGCATACAACCTTACACTTTAAAAATAAGAGAGATAGCCTTCGGGCTATCTCTTCTTTTTTTACTCCTACATATGAAATAGTATCTGATGTAATGATTGCCGATAGGTGGAAGCGAATATATATTGATGGAAATCCTACCGGTGGAACGTGGTCTGGTAATGAAGATCATGGTGTAGATATTATATTTAGGGCTTTACGAGTATATATTCCAATGAGCAATGTATTAGTATAAATTACAACACCCATAAGGAGGAAAATATGGATAATTACGGAGATGTTGGTTCATCCCAAATTAAATTCATTGATAATATGGCTGATCTAGTAGCTTATACATATAATCACTGCTCAAAATTTCCTAAACGATACTCGGGAACATTTACAAACCGCATATTGTACAATATCACTCTGGCTCAGGAATATTTAGAGAAAGCAAATGATATAAAGATAGATTTTAAATTCTGGAAGTATGGAAAGACTGATGCCACATATGAGATGTACCGAAAAGCATATGAACGACGCCAAGAATTCTTTGAAGCCACAATATCCTCTCTTAAGGTAGTTGGAAAGCTCCTTAAGATTGGTAAGCGAATGGAAATTCAGGAACTTATCGAAGACAAAGATAAAGTTCTCAAAGAGTTTACAGGACGAATATTGGATGAGGCAAGGTTAATTCGTGGTGTAATGAAACAAGACCAAAGAGCGTTTAAGAGATTCTCTATTGCATTTGGTAAAGACTTCTCTGCATATTACTAAATGGAAGTGATTATATACATGATTTCCTATATCGAACGTCGTTGAGAACCTCTCTCAATACATATCTTACTAAGGCAGCTGATGCGGGTGTGAAGCCCGAACTAAGATATGGAAGACATATACATCGTATGGTGTTTGCTTCGGGATTCAACTTAAAAATACATAACTAGCTTCATGGTCTCTCAGCAGCTGGTCAGGCATAGTAACCCACAAGGTGAATTCAGTATCTTCTGTTGAAGGAGGAAATCATTATATGATTCTGATGGGATAGGTGGACGCTTCTTGCATGGCTACAGAATTGATAGCTCTGTAGTTTCATACCAATTCCCTATGTAATCTATGCTATCTACAACTGATTATACAGAAGCCAATTTCGTAAGAGTCTCAATAGGATTCTTACGAAACTTTTTTATCATGGAGGATAGATGAACTCAAAAGAAAGACGCGAAATCCGTTATCAAAATCGTCAACGGAAGAAGCACAAGGATGAACCAGAGTTATCTGATATACTCTCATTTACTAATCTATTTGAGACTTATGATCGCATGTCTAAAGGTTCTCGTAAATCGAAAGGCTCATATGCAAGGTTTGAAGAAAAATCTCTGTATGCCATATATGAAATGGCGGACAATGCTGAGCATGGAGAGATCTACAAATCAAAAGGTGTATATGATGTAGATATCACAGACCGAGGAAAGAAGAGACATATTCAGACACCTCATCTCGAAGAACGATTAGTGCAGAAAACTATCAACGACTATTATCTCAGTGATGTAGTATTGGGATCAATAGTAGACGGTAATGTAGGCAATGTCAAGAATAAAGGAATGACACAAGCCTACGTCAATATCAAAGAAGATCTAGTTAAAGCATTTAATAAGTGGGGTACGAGCTGTTGTATTGCGGTTATAGATTATTCGTCATATTTTAACAGTATTATCCCCGATAAGGCTTTAAATGTGGTATCTAAAAATACCAAAAACAATCTAATAAAGAAACAGCTTGCTGAGTTTTGCCAATATGAACAGATGCCTTTTGGTGCACCTTTCAGTCAATTAGTTGGTGTAGTATACCCAAATGTAATTGACCATTTCATCAAAGAGAAATGTCATGTAAAGTTCTTTGGACGCTATGTAGATGATGCTTATCTTATCATGCGAACACGAGAAGAACTTATGAAGGTTCTTGAGAGTGTAAGTGAATTAGGTGCCGAGCTTGGACTTACTTTGAATGAAAACAAAGTTAAGATAAGTACTATCGAAGAATTTAAATATCTTAAGATAGAATTCCGAGTTAAGAAATCAGGGAAGATCATATCATCTATCCCTAAGAAAAAGATGCAATCTAACAAGAAGAAACTCAAGAAGCTTTACAATAAATGGAAGTCTGGTGAAATAGAGCTAAATAAGGTTCGTGAATATTGTAAGTCTACTATGGATACAATAGAATCATTCGGCTCTCGTCAGAACGAAGTTGAATTTGTTAACTATATAAAATCATTATTTGGAGGCAAGATAAATGTATTATAAATTTGTAAGTACATCTGGTAAGATCTTGGATGTCTCCGATGGATTAGTTGTATATAAGAAAGCTGGTAGAAGACTAAGAAAAGAGAAATCTGGACCTAATACCAATTACCGACTTACGGTCGGTCTTGCTGGTGAGTTACATGATGATAAGATCTATGTAACTGGAGATCTCGAGTTTGATACAGAGCATTCTTATCCGACTGAACCCATGAGACTCGTTAAAATCTCGATGAGTGAGTATGAAACTCTTAAATCCGTGGTTAATGAGAACCACGATATCTATAACGTTGCCACCATTGAAGACACCTCTACTCTTGACTATGTTCGTAATAGCGTTATTGCTAATATGAGCGATGCTTGTAATAAGAGAATCATAAGCGGTATTAATATTGTACTCTCTGACGGTAAATCCCATCATGTTGATCTTACCGAGACTGATCAGATCAACCTTCTCGCACTCAGTGTTGAATTAGCCATCTTTACAAATAAAGAGGAATTCGCATATCACTGTGCTGGTGAGCTTGAGAAACTCTGGTCGAAGAAAGATATTCAGGATATCATACTGACCGCAAATAACTATAGAAACTATCATCTGTCTTATTTCAACTCTCTTAAGTCTTATATTAAGAGTGTAGATATCGAGACTGCAAAGAAGGTAGTCTATGGTATGCCTATTCCCGAAGAATATCAGTCTGATACATTCAAGACTGCTCTCTTAAGTTTCAAGGAAGGATGGTAATCTACAATGGATGAGATGATTATGGAAACTGCTGAAGTTGAAGAGGGAAGAATTACTCCTACTCTCGACTTCGTTGAATATAATAAATATCTCAGAATGAACAAAGTCAAGCAGGAAGAATATCTGGCTACTGTAAAGCAGGTAGCTTCCTACTCAACGATTGTTAAATTCGGAAAAGAGTACCTTGTTTATAAGGACACTCGTCAGCAATATAAGATCATGGACTCTAAAGGTAGACTCTTCACTGAAGCCTGCGTTCCTATGAATAGCCAGGAGAAGTTCTATCTCACTGACATGGATATTGAATGATAAAAACTAGGCATGGGTGAAAATCCCATGCCTATTGTTTTTCATATGAACAAAATAAGATGTAAATATACATTATATTCACGAAAGGAGTGTGAATATGAACGGTATAGTTTGTTACCGTAGCGGAAAATATCATCCACTTGAAGATGGACGATCCGTGAAAGAAAACAAAGTAAGTTTTATCTTACTTGAAGTCCATTCATGTTTATATGGTACCGCATATGTAAAGATGAACCCGAAGACTTATAACAAAATTAAAGATATGAAAAATATCAAATTTAGATATAGTTTTCTAGATGGTCCATTAATGGATGGAGACCTAAACCCGTGGATACACCATACATATAGCTACGATACTACCGATAAACTCTTTGCTAAGATGCTGGAGATTTTGATAACGGAGAATGTATTAAATGATTCATTCTGGGTTCATGAATGTAATTATCTATATGTATTTGAGAACTTAAGAATCCGTTATGACAAGGAAAATATCCGATATAAATATAACGGAGTATCTAAGTTCTACAAGGATATTGATTACATGGTTCAAGAAGGCGAAACTTTCCCTCCTCTTATTACATTCAATAAGAAGAAGTATAAGATGAGAAAAGAGCAAGAACCTGGGACCAAATTCAGCCTTATGAGATATACTGAAAATATCTACTTTAAGGTAAGAAAGAAGTTTATTAATAAGATCGATAAAGTAGACATTCGTTGCGATATGAGAGTCTATGAAACTTCAGCACCAGAGAATCCAGATGCTCCGTTTGAAGAAATATGGGAAGAAGAACACAGATATGAGTACAAGTGGAACTTCAAGAAGGACCAGACTCTGAGTAATCTGATAATTCCGAGATTCTTCCCAGATGTAATTGAGAAACTCGAATCAAGTAACGAGGCATTCTACTATAAGATCATTAATAAGATAACGAAACTAAACGGAACGAAAACCAAGAAAAAGGATCTCATCGAATTCATTCATAAGTATATTCCGGCTATTCCGGGATTGGAGGAATAAAATGAGAAAAATTAACAAGAAGATGGCAGAGACCATCGCATTGTTCAAAGAGCATAAAGAGAAATATGGCATCGATCTTTATGAGCTTTATAATAGGAACTGTTATCTCCATAATAACGATATGTATACTCATACCGACAACGATGGTGATTATCATGTCTCCTATGCAAACAAGACAATTTACATTCACTTTGAACAGACTGATTCTCTCGTTGACTGGTGGTCGAATTTCTATTTCCCGCCTCATGCCTACAAGGATCAGGACGAACCTTGGAGAGGTCATGCTGGATTCCTGAATGTATATAAGTCTATGAACGATGCCATTATAAGAACTGTAAGAAATCTTCTTAACTTACATAAGGATACTGAGAAGATTGTAGTATGTGGATATTCTCATGGAGCAGCCTTATCAGGATTCTGCACAGAGGATATGCAGTACTTATTTGGTGACCGAGTAATGGTTCTCGGATATGGATTTGGATGTCCTAGATTTACTTGGGGAATTCTTCCTAAGAAAGTCAAGGAAAGATTCAGTCATTTCTATCCGTTGAGAAACTTCGGTGACCTTGTTACTCATGTACCCCCCGCTATCTTAGGATACGGTTGGGGTAAGAAGATCATTCAAATTGGACTTCTTGATGAAGATGAGAAGAAACCCAATATGATTGATTCTCATAGAGATTGGTCTATTTCCAATTCTCTCGACATTATGCGTCAACTGTTTGAGAAGAGACACATCAATCACTCAACAGAAGACTGGGCATGATACTAAATAATTATAATATAAAATGAAAGGAAACCCGCACCATGAAAGTAAAAATCTATTCCTCGGCTAACAAGGAGAAAACCACCACCCTGAAGATTGAGAATGATAAGCAGCTTAAGAATCTGTATCTTCTCGCAAAGACTGAGCTCTTCAGAAAAGACATTCTTGCAGACATGGATTACAATGAAGTAAAGCTCTGTTTCAAGATCGACGGTGAAAAGGCTACTCCTGCAGAGATCGTAGAGTTCGCTGCTAAGCATCTTGGTCTTTCCGATTCCGATAACAAGGATAAGAAGGGTAAGAAGAAGAAAAAGAAGAAGGACTCTAAGGAATCTAAGAAGGAAAAGGATGATAAGTCCAAGAAGGATTCCAAGAAAAAGAAAAAGAAGGGTAAGAAGTCTGGTAAGAAAGATGGTAAGCCTAAGACCACAACGATTGAAGATGGCTTCGTTCAGATGACCAGAATTCGTCCCTAAGGAGCCGAGATATGAAAAAAATAAATCTCGTAGTTTGCGGCGAAGATACCAATAGAGATATTGGTATCGACGTTGCATTCTTCAACAAGCTTATGCAGCCTGCTTATGACTCGATTGTAAGTATCATATCTTCTACTTTGAATATGATCAACATTGAGCCTGAGACAGCTGCTCGTGAAGAAGAAGATCCTGAGTTCGGTAAGACAATTATCGAATTTATCCGAGTATGCAACGACAGAGTGCTTAAACTTCTCGCTGCATATGTACAGGATCTGAATAATGCATTTGCTGACAAAGATAGATACCTCGGTATTATCCCGTTAACAAATGAGGAGAATCAGAATTATCTGAAGACCTATAAGGCATTCAAGAATCTTACTTCCGAAGAAGATAAGAGTGATGATCAGCAGAAGGCAATTGCTTCCTACTATAGCCGTATCTTCGATGGTTATCAGATCATGTTGTTCCATAACAACTCGACTTGGAAGAATATGCCGATTGCAAGCATTAAATATATGCTTACTGACGACCTTGAGTCTTATAATAAGACCGTTTCTGAGATGAACGAGAATGGTAATCTTCTCACTCATACCGGAACGCCTTTTGGGCTCGATAGAAGTGATATCATTGCTTGTACACATCCCTATATGTCTCTCACGACTTCCCAGTATATGGCAGTCAGTCAGACATTTGATGTGATGAGTGAGCCTTGGTCTGATGTAGGTAAAAATATCTACAAGGTTCTAATTCCTACTTATCCTATTAAGGCTGGTGTTAAGAGAATCTACAAAATGATTGCTTATATCATCCATTGTATCTCTCTGGAGAATCATTCTTCTCCTGCAAACAACATCCAGACTTATCTTAAGCATTTCACCGATACTCTCTATTATCAATTTGATGCTCTTGTTGGTAAGGCAACTGAGAAATATGGAAATAAACGTATTCCCGATGATGCAGTAGCCAAGATGATCGACGAAGAAATAACAGAGCAGTGGAGAACCCACATTCGAAACTACATGTTCGCGTACGAGATTGATAGCGCAATCGACGTACTTATTCACTATAACTGAGAGGTGATACAATGAAGTCATTTATCGACGTTCAAATTTTCAGAGATCATCCTGATGTAATTCTTCCTACTTATGGTTCGGAAGATGCAGCTGGTATTGATCTTTATTCATATTCATTCGAAATCCCTTCTGATATGAATAATCTGGTAAAGGTTAAGAAGGATGAGTGTGAGATCAAACCTTTTGGAAGAGTCATGGTTCACACTGGAATTCATATGGCTATTCCCAAAGGATATTATCTTGCTATCGTTCCGAGAAGTGGAATGGCTTGTAAGAAAGATCTTATCGTTGCCAACACGCCTGGCACTATCGATGCGGATTACCGTGGAGAGATTATGATCTGTCTCAAGAATCTTCATCCCACCGAAACCAGAACTATCAAGATTGGTGAGCGTGTATGCCAGGGAATTTTCCTTGAGTATAAAGCTGCTAAGTTCCTTGAAGTTCAAACTCTTGAGGAGCTTGGAACAACCGATCGTGGTCAGGGTGGATTTGGTTCTACTGGAACTGAACAGATGCAGGATCAGCAGTATCCTAAATATCCCGATGAAGGAACTGGTAAACCTGTCTTTGTAACCGGTGCATTTACTCCCAAGGTATATCACGGCGTACCTTCTGAGTCAGATCTCGGTTCTATGGATGAAGCCCTTAAGAAACATCATCAGAAGCGTGAGAAGGATATGAAAGACTTTGAAGATAAAGTCAAGAAGAACAAAGATAAAGAACACAAAGGAAAGAATGAGTTATGATGGATTTTATTAAGAAATATAAATCAACCATTCATAGCATTATCAGATTACTTGCTATCATGGTATGCTTTAATCTTGCACCATTAGCTGGTATTGAGGTTTGCAGTCCTGCATGGTGGTATCTGATTGGTTCTGTAACTGTATGTGTTCTTGTCGAATGCTTCAGACCTCGCAGTTAAAAATAACGACAAATAAAGGAGATAGGCAGAAATGCCTATCTCCATATTTTTATTTTTTTTGAGTTGAAATAAGACTTAATTATACACCATATTTATGAATATGATATAATAATCAAGGAAAAAGACGGATAAGAGCTGCAACTCTTATCCGCCAACCTAGGTTATGATGTCAAATTCAAATTCATTGAAAGGAGATACTTAGCATGAGTGATAACCTCATTCGCCTTTGCCGTGAGTATCCGCAACTGTTGAAAGTTGTTTGTGATTGCCACAATGAAGGTGTATTGAAAAATCCGGTTATTCATAAGAATAAACCACTGTTGATGCCGAAAATCACAACGAGTGGAAATGGATATCCTATGAAGAATATAACACCAATAATCTAACATCATTATTTATATGTTGCTTGTTGACTAAAAATATATAAACATATCGGGAGAGGCTTCAACCTCTCCCGAATTTTATTTTTTTTAGTTTAAAATAAGACTTAATTATACACCATATTTATGAATATGATATAATAATCAAGGAAAAGACGGATAAGAGTCAGCCCTCTTATCCGTCAACCTAGGTTATGATGTCAAATTCGAAATATATCGAAAGGAGATCTCAATATGAGCGATAATTTTATTCGCCTTTGTTGCAAGCATCCACAACTACTGAAAGTGGTTTGTGACTGCCATAACGAAGCGGTAGCGAAAAATCCTATTATTCATAAGAAGAAACCGTTGCTGCAACCAATCATTACTGCACACGGGAAAGGATATCCTATGAAAAATTTGACTCCAATATTTTAACATCATTATTTATATGTTGCTTGTTGGCTAAAAATATATAAACATATCGGGAGAGGTTGAAGCCTCTCCCGAATTTTATTTTTTTTTGTTAAATGTTTGCGGAAACCTGTACAGCGGTCTCAATACGGTCGTACAGAGTTACAAGTCTTCTTGCATCCTTATTTGCTTCACGCTCAATAGTCTTAACGTTAGCAAGACTATTACAGTTAGTAATAAGAGCGACAAATGTCAGGATGAAGAAAGGAATATATTCGAGTGCAAATCCAGTAGCTTCACCATAGGATTTAATCCAACGGTCGAAGATCATACCATAAGTGATACCCGAGATTTCAGGAAGTGCTTCACGAAGAGCGTTGATGAGATTATCAAGATCTACATATGCTGCAACCGGAATTGCAAGATCAAGCTGCTCAACGCTATAGTCATCGAGATTCTTGATGACCTTCTTAGCTGCACTGGATGCTCTGGGTTCGTCCATTCCGAGATTCATGCACATGAACTTAGTCATGATGAACTTGATCTTTTCGCGACGAATCATATCGAGATTACTCATACGAGCAACCACAGATACGAACAGATCAGCATAGAACTCAGGAAGTCCATTGGTAGCAAGAATAGCCTGCTGAGTCTCTGCTTGGAGACTATAAGCACCTGCAACCATGAGAGAATAAAGAACCAGAGGATCGATCTTAATAGAGCCATCTTTCTCAAGATGTGCATAGTTGGAAATGTTGACAACTACACCGAGTTTACCATTCTGCATCTTATATGCAAAGAAAGGAACTGCAACGGTGAGTTTAACCTTCTCGTTATAAACAAGACGAATTACTCCTTTACGGAATAAATCGATTACACCGAACTTAGCTTTGAAGTTGAAACTCTTGTGGCGAATCTTATAGAATACATCTTCTAACTGAGATTCGGTTACATATACTGCTCCATGTTTATCATCGATAAGCGATTTAATAGCAGCACTGAGTTTGGCTCCACCAAGAAGTTCGGCATAGTTATATACAGAAGTATTACTCAGTACTTTCATAATAATATACCTCACTTGTCAATATTGATTAATATAATGTCAGAAAAATAAGTCGAGAGACCATACGATAAGTATGCTAGTAACTGTGATGTGTATTCCGTTTCAGTTATCAGCTTAAATAAACCCATGTGGTATTCGGAAGTTTGAGAATAATATTGCGACCATGGAGTAGATACACCTCCTAATCCGCCTGGAAATAAATAACCTCCACCTGTACTTAGTCCTGCATTATATATTAGGTGAAAATAATATGTATATATTGTATCTAATACATCTGGAGTATATAAACACCCCAGATCCATTCAAAACTATCCGCAATTCCAGAACCTGATTGATTTATTGCAGATATGTGTTTATACCATGCATCGTACTCATAACTAGGAGTATCTGATACCATGTTTTTGATATACTAATCCATAACCATTTGATACATATCCAACTGGTGTAATAACATCTATATTCGTAAATTTATTTGCATTGATAAATCTATCATCTGGAGTCTCCATCTTTACCAGATGTACCAGTATGACCAAATGAGCCTTGTCCAGTATTAATTATGCATGGTGCATACCAGTTATTATTCATATCAAATTGGTCAAGACTTGGAGTAGATCATACGAGAACTGAACATATGCGCCATCTCCACCTCTACCATTATTCATTATATATGTATGGCGTGGATGGTTATCTGTTGGTTTCATAGTACCTGGAGTAAATCACCTATCTCGTGTGGACGGCTACCTAATGTACTATTCCAGTTGACATCGCTCGTGCCAGATGGACTAATAAGCATGGCATATTCAGCATAGATATATAAAAAATGTGGAGTGAACCATATCCAAATTGTGCATATGCTGCAAGTCCGATACTTCCGGAAGAGTTAATGTAACTACTTCGAGGAGACTTTTCAGTTGTTATAGATATACTAGGAGTTGAACCATTACTCTGAGGAAATTGACCGTACATAGAATAATTTGGTCTTGATTGTCCATCTATATCTGTGAACATTGTAAAGTTTGGAATATGGTACAGAAAATGTGGAGTATAGACACCAATTATCCAATTCTGGTCATATGTGCCATCACTTCCTTTATAAATAGCTTTAAATGCATTGCAATGCCATGTTTGAATACTAGAATTATTAAATAATGGAGTCAAGATCCATACGAATAACCAGTATCATATGATGAATGCCCATGTCCCCAATCTGGTATTTGAGCCATTCGCCAGCCAAGAGATGCATATTGGTCACTATTTCCTGGAAATCCTATTAATACTGGAGTAGCACACCTCTAAATCCATATATAGCATACCAACCGTCTAATAGAGCTTGACCGTTAGTATCCATTATTGTATGATATCTGCGAGCCGAATCATCAGTGTTTTTGAACGACTTAATTGGAGTATCGACCATTTGTATCATATGAATACTGTTTACCTGTACCATATGAAGATATTGAATCTGTGGTAATTATAAAGAATATAGTCGATAATTTATATGGATCATTAAACGGAGTAATCATACGTATGATTCGAATTATAAGGATATGTATAGTAATTAATTTCACCTGGATCTCGAATGACATTGATAGTATTTTGATGGGTCAATGCAGTAAGATGTGCATTAGGAGTAATTTACACCACGTTCAAGAATTACCCAGAAATCATGATTCATATCGCCATATTGAGTAACTATATGATTATGGTAAATATGATTTTCTGTTTGTCCCCACATTATTGATTTAGGAGTAGGACACCATCTTGGATAAACTCACCAGAAGCCCAATAAATAATCAAAGTGCCCCATTGGGATATTATTAATGAATTCATTTTAGCATTTATTGTCTGTCCATCTAGATTGATATATGGAGTATATACGATAAGGATTGTGGATATCCCCAATCTTGACTATACCCACTCAAAATTATTATTGTACCTCTAGTATTGTCATCATAGACATGTAATCTTGGACTTACCATTGATATCTCTCGGATCTACATACCAATCATATGCCCAACCAGCAAGATTTAAAGAGAATACTCTAGATGCTCCGGCTGTTGTTCCTTTATAGATTTGGGTTGGAGTATCCAACCATGATCTTTATCTCGTGGACTATATGACCAATCTCCGCCATAACCTTTCTCATGCGTCCACCACCATCTATTCTCATTCTCAACATTAATCATTGCCGGAGTTCAAAACTCTACTAGGTTATACACTATAAATTTGAAAGATCTAAATATAAGAAGTTTTCTAATCTTTTAGAACGCCGAGGACAAAATATTAAGAGAAAGGAGATTATTATGAGAATTTCCAGTAGAAAAAAGTATCAAATTCCTCTTTCTACAGATCATACAAATTATGAGTCATATCCTGGTAATAGAGTGCCATCTGTTACGACTGTGCTGAAAGTTATCGGTAAAGAAAGTCTCATGCAGTGGGCAAACTCACTTGGCTGGAAGAGGAAGTCACTCACTAAAGAATTAAACGATGCAAGTGTCATAGGATCGCTTGCACATAATTATATCGAAAGTTTCATCTTTGACAGAAGATCGGAAAGATATAATGTCAACGTTGAGATAGATAGCCTTCCATATGAAATGAATGAGAAGACGAGAAATGCAATTAACTCGTTCTTACTCTGGTGGAGAGATCATGGTGATGAGATAGATCCCATTGATACAGAAGTCAAAATGGTTTGTGACTTCTACGGTGGAACTCTTGATCTGCTCTGTCGATATAAAGGAAAGCTTACTATTATCGACTTTAAAACAAGCTCAGACTTTCATCCTACAATGTATATGCAATTGGCTGCATATGCCAAGATGTATGAAGACCAGTATGGTGAACACATCGAACAAGTCGCAGTTCTCAGACTCGATAAGAAAAGAGGTACTAAAGGTGTCCTTAAAACGATCGATGAAGTTCCTGGTGGAGATATTGACTTCTATTATAACGCTTTCATGGCGGCTACCGGATTGTACCGTTTTATGAACGTAATAGATCAGGACTGGGAATAAAAACCTTTTAAAGATATACATTATAGTATTGAATAACGATGAAAGGAGTGCTTAAATGAATAGAGGATTTAAAATCATTGCCGCTATTGCGGACGTTCATATCGGCAATAGATCAATCTCTCATAAAGAATACAAATATCAGCTAAAACACGGCATTATTGAAAAGCTCAAAAATATTGCATACTTAGATGGTATTGTACTATGTGGTGACACGCTTCACTATCAAATATCAATGAATTCCGAATACGCTGATGTATTCCAATGGTTCATTGCTGCACTAATCAAGATAGCCAAATCTCATGGAGCATTTGTACGAGTTATCAAAGGAACGAAGTCTCATGATCTCGATCAGCTCAATACGATTGCTCACTATGAATATGATTTTGGTATCGATTTTAAGATTATCAATGACTTCATGATAGAAGAAATTGATGGTCATAAATATGCATACATTGCTGAGAACTACATAAAAGAAGATACAGATGAATACTACAAAGAGATCTTTGATAAACCAAGAGATTACTTTGATATGATATTCATGCATGGTACCATAGAGCCCTGTCAGTTCACTACACAGAATAGTGAGAACTTGGACTCTTCGGCACCCATCTTCAAGCTGTCTCAGTTTTACAATGTCTGTCGAGGACCTATCTTGGCTGGTCACATCCATACACCTATGAACTTCAATGATAAGTTTTTCTATGTAGGCTCAGCCCTCAGAACTTGTCATGGGGAAGAAGAGGATAAAGGTTGGAATATAGTTTCATATATCCAAGAAGAAGGATGTTACCGAGTTGATAAGGTCGTCAATGAATATACTTTCAATTTCGCAACTCTTAAGCTCTCTAATAACTTCATAGAGACAAATACAGTTGATGAAATAGCTTCCTATGTAGACAACTATATCAAGGACCATAAGGTCGACAAGTTATCCCTTAAAGTAACTTGTATTGATAAGGAAGATACAACTGTAAAAATAGGGATGTTAAAGAAGTATTTCTCAAAAAACACCGATATAACCTTAGGTTTCAAAGTACTGTCCGAGAAGTCATATGAACAGGAGACAGTTGGAACCGAACGACGAGAGAAAAAGCCATATCTACAAGACGGCTTAGATATCGTCGAACGAATAAGATTATGGGCATTGATTGAAAGAAATACACGGATCTCAGAGGATGAGATCCGTAAATACATCAGTGCAAAAACATTAGAGAGAAAGGGTATCAAGTAATATGTTCAACCTTGATTATGCGTCGGAAGACATTATTGAGGATGTACTAGTTTACGATCCACGAGACAGTAAAGATTACTGTCTGCTTCCTCTCAATCTATCAATAGATGAATTAGATCAATTTTGTCTTTATTCAGTTACAATGAGAGCTGATAGTGTTACACATTCGGCTCTTGCTAACATGAAGACAATGTTCGAAATGCTTGATCCTAAACCATATAGAACTAATGATAGTGCAAAGGCAAGACTTGAGTTTATTAAGCTTGCTATGGAAGCTAGATGTGAGCTAAACTTAACATCTAAAACATTGGTGGTTCAACATATTCTTCGAAATTGCGACCGCCGATTGAAAGACATAATTGACCAGGAAGTGGTCAAGCCCTTAGTTGGTCAGAGAATGGATAATGATACCTGTAAGTATTTAAATACTATGGTATTCGAGAATCTGATCAATGGATGGTCTCTTACTTGCTCAAAGGAACTGGCTTCCCTATTTGAGCGAAAGGACCAAGGATATTTTAACAGAATTTCTGACTTCTCTAACGAACTTAAACGGATAATGACAAAGATCGATGCCGAAGTTCGTAAGAGTGAAGAATATCGTCGAGACGGTAAAGGTTTCGACTTAACAACCGATACGATCTTAGGTGAGATAGATTCGGTTATGGACGATCTGAATGCACCGAATAACAAACTCAGAACCGGAATTCAGTTCTTGAATAAGATGCTGAACGGTGGATTTGAATCAGGTAGATCATATCTGTTCATGGGTGTTACTGGTGTAGGTAAATCAATCGTTCTACTTTCCTGTGCATTGTGGATAACGAAGTATAACAAGTTACCCATAGTGGATGGAAAGAAACAAGCAGTACTATTCATCTCTCAAGAGAACTCTAAATCAGAGACATTTGAGAGAATCTTTAATATGTCTGTATCTGGCGAAGATATCAGAAACTTCTCCAACGAACAAATTGTCGAAGGTCTTAAGTCTGCCGGTCTTATCAATAAGAGAAGCGATAAGAACAGTATCGACTTTATCTTCAGGTATTTCTCAGATAAGGAAATTGGAGTATCTGATATTGATGCACTGATCTCTGACTTTGACCGTAAGGGAATTCAGATCATTGCAGTGGTACAGGACTATATTGAGAAGCTTAAGCCCAAGCATCAAACAAATGAAATGCGTTTTAACTTGGGTAATGTAGCAACGGAAATGGCAGAGCTTGCAAAGGCTAGACATATTCCGTTCATCTCTGCGGCTCAGTTAAACAGAACTGCTTCTTCGATTATGTCTGAAGCAGTGGCTAATAACAAAAAGAATACAACTAAGTTACTTGGTAAACAAAACGTGAGTAAGGAATTTGCTCCTTTATACGGTAACGTATATCGATCCTCATTTAATTGCTGGGAGGGTTACAGACCTAATCAGCAGCGAAGACTCGAAAGAGTAACGTTCAACGACTATCCCATTGGACCTGAAATGGTCAACAGGAGTACGGCTCAAGTGAGTGGGTGAAATCCCCTTAAATGGAAATGGTGAGCTCCTTTATATAAAGGATGAAGATATAGTCTCAACTTCTAGGGTAACCTAGAGAAGTTCGTAGAAGAACTGCTAAGATTAACGACCTTAGTGAAGATATTTGGAATCATGGGATTAGCATGTCCCCTAGTCTAGTGATGGACTAGTTACAAAATTATTCTAATTGCGGGGATATTCTTAGAGCTTTGGCTACTAAGTTATGTGAAACATAATGGCTCGGAGTAATTATCCGAGGAATAGTAAAAAGGTTAAAGATTGAATAATCCGCAGCGAAGCCTCGAGAGAGGAACGTTCAACGACTATCCTGAAATAAGCCGTGAGAATCGGCAATAGGAGTAGGACCCAAGTGGGTGGGTGAGAATCCCTTAAATCGAAATGGATAACCCTTCGAAAGAAGATGATGATATAGTCTCAACATCCAGAGAAATGCTGGAGAAGTTCATAAGAGAACTGCACAGATTAACGACCTGTGTGAAGATAATGGTCATGAAAAATACGGACTGTTGTATTATCATCAACCGTGAACAAGACGGAGATGAAGATACAGGTAAGCAATACATGGGATTCAAACTGGAGAAGTTTAGAGGTAAGCCTAATAAAGATAGGATTTATCTGTTCCTTCATCCATTTGATGAACACAACCAAATTTTGCTTACACCAGATATTGATGGCAAACCCTTATCAAGACTTAGTATGGAAGACTTTAACCCGATGGGTGTTCAAAGAACCACGGGTAGAGCAGACTTTACAGATCCTAAAGAGGAAAGCGAAAATAAATTCCTTGAATTCTGTAGTTCGCTTGGTGAAGATTATGAAGACTCGTTTGATAGTATCGTCGACGTTTGCAAGAATGCAGATGATGCAATTAAGGAGAAACGTCAAGCTCTTAAATTGCTCGAAGATAAAGAGAAAGAGCTTAGAACTCTTCGCATGATGGAACTAACCAAGATAAAGGCAATGGCTAATTCCGAGGGATATATTTCTATCTATGGCAGAACCACGGGTAAATCTATTATCAGAGATGGTTTCTATCATATTAGTAGAAGACAGAAAGTACTTATTTAGGACAAGAAATTGGGATAAGACTTTGCGTCTTATCCCATTGCTTTTTGTTTAGCTGCAGTAATGCGTCCGGTTTCGTGTGTCAGAATTAACTTCAATACATCGAGCACAGCATCAGGGTCAAGAACTCTGACTGTGTCTTCGGGTTTAAAGTCGATCTCTGCACATTTGTTAAGATAGAGAATAATATGGGACAAATTCGTAGTTCCATAAAGCTCCATGCTTAAACGATCAGGACGATATCTATATGATTTTTGTTGCTCAATCGTAAGAGATTGAAGATAACTATTTTGGAAGATCAAATCACGGTACTTATCGTAAACGATCTCATCGGGCATTATTACTTTGCCGACTTTCCTAAGCGTAATCACCTTGGGAATTGTATAGTCTGACGATGCCCCGTATTTAACAAGGTCTTCCAATGTTCGGATCTTAGTATTGTCAGCCATAATTAACACCTCGCAATAATGATTCCGTTATTTGGGTTACCGTTAATAAAGGTTGCAAGTAAACGATCCCCAACCTTTACATTGCCGATACCTACCGCAATAGGATAGTTACTCGGCTCTGAAGAAGAGATTTTAAGTACATTACCATCTGCTCTGATATTGGGACCAACAATATTACTGGTTCCGCCAAAGTAGTTGATAACTTTTAATCTCATATAATTACTTGAAACATAGTACTTTGATAGTGCTGGAAGATTAGTATTCTTGAAAATGGTCGTAGGACCTTTGAGAATCTTGGCACTATCTGCGGATGAAACTGGCTTATCGACAAAGACATCAGGAATAGTTACCAAAAGTTCTGTAGGGTTCGTTACCTCTTCCAGAGAGTAGACAAACATATAGTCTTTAAAACCTATTCTGGCTTGCTTGTCCATAGTTTCATCTCCTTATATATTTACTTGAAGGAGCTAATCATGTACATAAAAATGACACGAATTAGACGTCGAAAATCTAAGATCTCCGAAGCTGAATTCGAACTGACTTCGCAATTCCTTCATATGTTAGATTTAGATGTTGATAGCGACTTTACTATATATTCAGACCTATATCTTGACCCACTTATGTGCGGAACCAAGTATTTAGGCTTTGCTGAAAGGTTTAGTTCGATATCAAAGATTCCAAAAGACCTGGCTATTTTCAGACCCTTCCGGAATGAAAAACATGCCAACATTATTATTGAATTGTTTGAGGAATTCAATTATATTGATTTCGATACCCTTGAAATAAATGACTACGAAAAAGACGGTAAAATTAAGTACTCTGGCTGGCTTACCAAGGATGGTAAGGTAGTCGAAGGCTCTTACATTAAGACCAGTCCTTCGGCAGCCATTTTGAAGATGTCGATTATTGCCGCATTGATGATGGATGCAGATGAACATAAGCAATATATGGAAAACCTTATGACATTCCTCAAAAGAGGTGACAATAATGAGCCAATTGAAGAAACAGTTTGAGTTTACCGACGGACAAAGAGAGTTAATGCATCTTATCTATAAATGGTATACTCATTCTAACGACCAAGATTTCGTATACAGTGGTCCTGCTGGTACAGGTAAAACATCGATATTGCCTTATGTAGTAAATAAACTCGGTCTTGAGAGAGATGAAGTATTATATGTAGCATTCACTGGAAAAGCCGCATCTGTTCTTATGCAGAAGGGCTTTGATGCTAGTACAATACATTCTACATTCTATGACTTAGTTGAATCTCCCAAGGTAAGAGATGGTAGACTTGTTACCGTTAACGGTCGAACTGTTACGGAAATGAAATTTAAAGAGAAAGATTTTATAGATCCTCATGTTAAACTTATAGTTGTCGATGAATGGTCTATGGTGAATGAAGAACTAATGCATGCTATTTATAAGCATGGAATTCCTGTTATTGCATCTGGTGACTCTTATCAGCTTAGACCTGTGTTTGGTGAATCTCCGTTCGCTAAGAAGGTTAAGTATGAACTAACAGAGATTACCAGACAAGCAGAGTTCAGTGGAATAGTTCAACTTGCTACCAGAATCAGGGAAGGTAAAGAACTTCCTCGTCACTACAACTGGTTTAATGACGCCTGGATTCTACCTAAAGAATATATGAAGGATAGACATCTCTTGGAAGCAGATATTATTCTGACTGCTAAGAATAAGACTCGTAATATGTTCAATAACCGAGTCAGAGAACTTCATGGATCTAAAGGTAAGCTTCCTAATGTAGGTGACAAACTTATCTGCCGTAAGAATTGCTGGTACAGATCCTTGGATGGAATACCTCTTATCAATGGTATTCTTGGAAAGGTGAAGTACCCAATACGAATGGATGAGTGTGCCCTACATAAAGGTATCTATAGAATCGATTTCCAACCAGACTACACAGATGAGTACTATGAAGCACTTGCCTGTGACTATGACTTTATTAAACAACCTTGCGGTGAGAAAGAAGTTAGTGAATATAACCATGGAGCTAAGCTTGAATTTGGTGAAGCTCTAACAGTTCACCTATCCCAGGGATCTCAGTATGGATCTGTTCTATACTATGATGAGTGGGTAGGAGATAGAGAATATATGAGACAACTTCGTTATACAGCCGTCACAAGGGCTATTAATAAGGTCTGGATGTTTATCTAAAACAATTTATTAAATAATACAAGAAAGGGGAAACCTGTAATGACATACGAACATTTTCTGGCTGTATGTAATGCATTGGGAGATCAGAACCTGCCCGAAGGTGAGAGATGGCGTAGTATCTCTCTGATGCATATTGATAACCTGCCTATCTTCAATTTCCAAGATATGTATAAAGCTGGTAATGCATATTTTGTTGGTGACGGCACCGGTCCAACCGGTTTCGTATTCCATGAGCATATCCCTGCAGAACTGAGCGTTAAGGGTGATCCTATCACATCCTTTGTAGACCTTAACGTTGTATTCTCTGTACACTTCGTTATGCAGGAAAATTTTAAGACTGCTGCCGATATCGTTAAAGCTATCGATCCTACATTTGCACCCACGGTAACTGTGCAGTTCGAGAAGGATGAGTACAATGTGGCAAGTGCTGCTGAACTTATATACGGCAAAGTTTTCCAGATTCTCACAACCGATCCTGCAGCAAATGTAACAATCGGTTATTTCAGCACCGAAGAGCTTGCACAGGCTGCAGCTGATAATACCGATGCTGACGTAGATGTGAAGTCTGTCGCTGCTGGAACTACGGTTTATGCAAGAGCATTTGTCAGCGATCCTTTCACTGCAACTGAGGTTGCAGTAGTTCCTGTAACTATCGGCTAATTACAGTTTAATGTAATTTATAACAATAGACATGTAGGAGAAATCTTACATGTCTATTGCTTGGGTATATTAAGTATACAAAATAACGCTTAAATATACATCATATTTCTGAAATAACCTGTAGGAATAAAAATAAATTACTTCCTCAACAGATTATTATAAAGTACACATTATTTTCAACATTCCCGAACGAAAATAATAACAAAAACAAATTGGAGGAAACCACAATGTCTAAGCGTATTATTCGTGGCAAGTTCAGATACGAAGGCGGCGAGCAGAAGAAGAAGTCCAAGAAAGAGAAGAGAAAGGAAGAACTCCGACTTCTCAAGCAGAAGGACAAGGAAATCATCAAGCGTTGCCAGTGTAACCATATCGACCGCGATCATGGCAAGACCCACTTCAAGACAAGCGATGACGGTATGTTCCGTATCTGCAAGATCTGTGGTGGTAAGATTCACACCGATCCTGAGATGCTTTCCAAGGATTCGGTTATTGCAGCACATGATGTAATCTACTCTGTGCTCTCTATCGCTCGTAACAGACTCGCAATCAATGAGGAGACTGACGATGAGATCACGAAGGCACTTCGTATTATCTCTCGTTGCCCTGATCTCGTAGAGAGACTCATGAACGAGCACAAGGATTCTTACAAGAACGGTAAGAAGAAAAAGAAGAAGAATAAGAAGGGTAAGAAGAAGGACAAGAATAAGTTCTATCGTGTATCTTACTAATCCTTATTCACTAATAAGATAAATAAGATGGATGGAGACTTCGGTCTCCATCCATTTTTATTTTTTATCATATGAGTAAATTCTATAATATTAAAGCTCGATCAGCTTATACTTTCCGTAACAAGGAAAAAGATCCTATATGGATACTGAAAACATTTCGAAGACATACAGACAATGAGCTGTATGTCTCTATTTATTTCCCAAAGACTGGTTATAAAACGGTTGCTCCCTACAACCAAGTGAGAACTGGAGAAGTCAAAGATCGTAGAAAGCCTACTGTATTGGGGCTTGGTTACCTCGGTGATAAATACGAGGAACTCAAGAGAGATGACCCAATATTATGTAAAGCTCTATACGATAGATGGAAGTTTATGATCTACAGGTGCTATAATGAGAACCATAAAAGTCATAAATCCTACTTTGATAAGGATGTAAGAGTCTGTGAGAGATGGCGCAGTTTCTCATCTTTTTTCTATGATGCTCAGGAATTAGTCGGTTGGGATAGACAATTGTTGCTTGAAAATAAGATTAGTCTAGATAAAGACGCTAGGCAATTCAATGAGGATACAAATAAAGTGTACTCTCCAAGCACATGTATATGGTTGAGTGCTAAGGAACAACAAAAGTACGTAGACCATTACACACCACAGAAGAAAGTAACCTTGAAGGTAATTCATCCAGATGGAAAGATTACTATTGAGGAAGGCTTATCGAGAATAGCCAAGAAATACAATGTGGATATGAAATGCATAAACAGAGTCTTAAAGGGTCAACAACCAAACACGAAAGGATATAGATTTGAAAGATGTAACCAAGAGGAATCTGATTACTGATGAAATAATAACCGAGTTTATAAACAGAAGATTTCCAGGAGACTGTAATTGGACTACTGGAAACTGTTATTACTTTGCTATTATTCTCTGTGCCCGTTTTCCAAACCTGAAGATCTATTACATGCCAATAACTGGGCACTTTGTAGTCAGTTCTGATAAAGTTAACTTTTATGATCATACTGGTCGAGTCAACGTTCAAGAAGAAGTATACGATTTTGAATCACTCAAAGATGAAGACCCAATATGGTATAATCGTTTGATTCGAGATTGTATAATGTAGAGTGTATTTTGTAGGACTTTCCAAAGTACTATGAAAATGACACTATATCATGGCGAATAGTTCGATTCGCTAAATTTCACCAAGGAGGTATATAATGGCTGTCAAATATGATGCCTCGTCCATCGAAGTCTTGATGGATGACAGAGACAGAGTCGTTAAACAGCCGCACTTGTATATTCCTGACAAACGTCTTGCTGGATGTCTCCATTTAGTACGTGAAATAGTGGACAATGCCCAGGATGAAATTATGCAAGTTGGAGGCTCTGTCGAAGTTACCTACAATGAGAAAACAAGGGAAGTAACCGTAACCGATAATGGACGTGGTATTCCTATTGAAAGACTGAAAGAACTGTGTGAAGTCCTTAACAGTTCTGGTAAGTTCTCTAAGGGTAATGAAAGTGCCTATACGAGTGCCGGTGGATTACATGGTATTGGTAATAAACTGGCAAACTTCTTGTCTGATTATTTTGAGATTACATCAACGAGAGATAAGAAATCCGTAACCAGAAAATATGTAGACGGTTATTTCAAGAAAGAAATCGTCGAAAAGGCAGATCCTGATAAACATGGAACTTTTGTTAAGTTCCGTATCTCTGATAAATATTTGAAAGAGACTGATAAGCTTAGCTGTGAAAATATCATGCAGATGGTTGAAGAAAAAGCCGATGCATGCCCTGGTTTTAAGATTAAGTTCTCTGGTGTAACCAAAGAGGGTAAGAAGATCAAAGAAAAGTTTGAAGGACTTACTACTGAGGAGCTGTTTAAGAAGTACTGTAAATCAACTTCTAAGACATGGTTCCTTGACTACCAACCTAAGGGATCCCTAACCAAGTGTCGTATTGGTTTCGGTTATAACTCTAAAGCAGTTACCGAAGAGAATGCGATTATGGGTTGGTGTAACTATATTTATAACAAAGAAGGCGGAACGCATGTAGAGGCAGTATCCAATGCACTATATGAGTTCTTCCGCAAGTATCTATACAAGAACTTCCTGTCTGAGAAGGATAAGAAGAACTATCAATTCCGTAAGGAAGATGTTCGTCTTGGTCTTTGTGGTGTAGTTGTCTTGGTGACTAACGAACCTGAGTATCTTGGTCAGTTTAAAGAGAAGTTCACCTCCGTAACTATCGGAGAAGAGATCGAAGAATTCATTACTAAACAGCTCAACAAGATGACTGACTCTGATATAAGAATCATTGCCACTATCCTTAGGGATAATATCAAGGCAAGAATGTCTTCTATCAAAGCTAGACAGCAAGTTAAGAAAGTTGGTAATGGCTTAAGTAAGGATGCAATTGAGAAGTTCTTCCCTAAGAGAATGGGATGTACAACTTCTTATACTGAGCTTTATATAGTAGAGGGAGACTCTGCAGGTGAATTGATTGCCTGTGTATACGGGTGACTGTATACTGGTATCTATCTAATTGCGGGGATATCCGTAAGGACAATCCGCAGCGAAGACTCGAAAGAGTAACGTTCAACGACTATCCCTTGGGTTAGAAATAACCAATAGGAGTACGGCTCAAGCGAGTGGGTGAAATCCCCTTAAATGGAAACGGTAGACTCTCCGAAAGGAGATGAAGATATAGTCTAAACATCTAGGGAGACCTAGAGAAGTTCATAAGAGAACTGCATAGATTAGCGACCTATGTGAATAAAATGAATCAGGTTGAAAGCTCACGTTTGGATTATCAGAGTATTTATAAACTCAGAGGTTAACAACTAGCCTCCTATACCAGTAATGGTATACGGACACATATTTAATTGCTGGAAGGGTTCCAAACCTAATCAGCAGCCAAGCATCGAAAGATGAAGGTTCAACGACTATCCTGAAACAAGCCGTGGAAGTCGGCAATAGGAGTAGGACCCAAGTGGGTGGGTGAGAATCCCTTAAATCGAAATGGTATGCCCCTGTTAAGGGTGAAGATATAGTCTCAACTTCTATAGTAATATAGAGAAGTTCTTTAGGAACTGCATAGATTAACGACCTATGTGAAGATAATGAAAGTTGATAATATCTATGATTGTCCAACGGCAGAATTACTTAAGAAAGATATAATCAGTGACCTCTCTCGTATCATTGGACTCGTTCCTGGTAAGAGAGGAAATATAGACGATATCATTCCAGATAAAATATTCGTCTTAACTGATGCGGACCCCGACGGTGGTAGTATACAAGCAGGTCTTATCGTTATATTCATGAGGGCATTTCCTCAGGTAATTGAAGACGGTAGACTCTACATTGTACAGCCTCCGTTGTTCGGTTTCAATGATGGTGGTAAGAGAGTATTCGTGGCAAGTAACCGTGAGTACATTACTTATCTCCAGAATAAGTTCTCAAAACATAACGACATCTACTTCAAGAAGGAGAAGATGTCTAAGACCCAGGTAAGAGAGTTCCTGCTTAGAAATGAGCAGTATCTTGATTACCTCCAAAAGGTGGCAGATAACAGTATTTGTACACCTGAGTTTATTGAACTTATCTGTGCTAATCTGCAAAGACTTGGCTATGATAAGAAGAGTGTTGCAAAGTGGGATGCACTTGTAAAGAAAGAATTCAGCCCTCAGCTCAATGCAGTCTGGAATGATGGTTGTGTAGAGATCTCTGGTATCAAAGACTCTAACTGGGAAATGATAGAGCTCGATGATGACTTTGTCAATGATAAGAAGACTAAGAAGTTGATTACATTGATGAACGCCAACATCGGTAATATCTACGGTTATAGCGTCGAAGGATCAGACGGGGAGAAGAATTTGAGTATCGCTGGAGTTCTTAATATCTTTGGTAAATACAAAGTGAAAGATCTTACAAGATACAAAGGATCAATGGTCCATATTTACGAAATTGCGGGAACCTCCTTAGAGCTTTAGCTACCCAATGGTAACAATGCTAAAGATTGGACAATCCGCAGCTAATCCAGTATATCTGGAAGGTTCAACGACTATCCTGAAATAAGCCGTGGAAGTCGGCAATAGGAGTAGGGCTCAAGTGAGTGGGTGAGAATCCCTTAAATCGAAGCGTAAATCTTCTCAATATGAGAGGAAGATATAGTCTCAACATCTGGGGAAAGCCCAGAGAAGTTCTTAATGAACTGCATGGATTAACGACCCATGTGAAGGTAATGTAGGTGAAATGAATCCCCAAGATCTTCGAGCAACTTGTATGGATGGAACTCATCAGAGACTCGTCCAGATCACAGTTAAAGATACCGAGAAGGCATTCGAAGATATGGCAATGTGGCACTCAAGTAAACAGGCGGCTAGAGATTCTCGTAGAGAATTCATGTCGAAGTACATTCCTGACCTTAAGGAGCTCAGTACTTAATTGACGAGCATTATATTAATGGGATATACCAGAAATGGTATATCCCTCTTATGGAAAGGATGAAGTACGTATGGATAATAATAACGCAAATGAAACTCTGATTATTAACCATGACAAGGTACTTGAGTTTGTTAAGTTTCTGGAACATTGTTCACGGGTGGCATCGGAAGATGCTGTCTTTGTTACAGAATGCAATAATAAGCAGCAGGACTTATTGCATGACTTAGAGATACCGGATAAGATGTATGCAAAAGATATTACTTATCTCGGTAGAGAGCTTCGCAATTTAAGAAAGACTCGTAGAAAGCTGAAGGATGAACTTATGTTAGCGACTAACATAGTGAACTTCCTGAAAAAGCATCCTCAATTGATTGAGGAACTTAATGGACTTGCAAAAGTAATGATGGAGTCAGAGGAATATCTCAAGAATCGATCATATACCGTAAAGTCAACATTATTCACAACGACTGAACTCGAGAGTAAGAAATTGGAAGACGATGCGGCGACTGTATTATCGATCGTTACTAAAATACTGAAGAAGTGGAGCACAAATTATGAAATTCTTCAAGAAGATTGTAAAGATCCTATACATAGTAACAAGCATCATACTGTCAATTATACATTGACTAATATGAACTTTAACCTATCAGCAGTTAAGAGTACATTCAATAACTTTCATAGAGCTGCACTGAAAGATATCGGTGCAGTTCTTTCTATAGCTGAGGATAAGTTAACTATTTCGGATATGCCTCTTACTGACTATTCTGCAAAGACTAGTAAGTTAATGGCAACCCATATATACAAGATGACAGATGGCACAGTCTATGAAATCCACGGATCTATTACGTATAAGTTTCAACGACCTGTGAGTAAGTCAAAGAAAGGGAAGGGAAAACGGAGATGAGTAATCATTTAATATTTTCCTCTAAGTTCTCTACCGATATCGAGGCATTTGAAGAAGTAGCAAAGAATGAGAATCTCTCAAAGACAGATCTCAGAGTCTTTATGTTTCTCTGCTGTCGAGTTGGTAGTAAACACTTAGCTCGCATTGATAAATCCCAGATAGCTGACACTCTTAATCTGTCAAAGAAGAAAGTACAGGAAGCATTGGATAACTTGATGTCAGAATGCATTATTGCAGTTGACTCGGATGAGCATGTCAAGTCCGGTTACAAAATGACCTATACTTACAACTTTGATGACGATTAAAAAGTTGGAAATCCAGGGATATCAATTATATATTATATTTGTGATATAAGAGGAACTGATCAGCCGATTATATTCGCCCACATAAAATAACTATCAGGCGTTATAAATGATAGCCGTTTCAAAGAAGGAGGACACACTAATGGCAATCAAACACGAAGATGGCAAGGTAACTGGATCCATTACTTTGCGAAAGCTTTTCAAGAAAGTCAAGAAAGCTTTAAAGAATTTCTGGTATCACATCGTGTATTTCTTTAACAAAGATTCCGATAGATTACCTGAGAAATTCAAGAAGAAGATGAAAAAGAAAAGGAAAGAAAAGAAATCCTTTCCTGGATTTTCTCTTTGGTCTCGAATTTGTTTACGGCTGTCCGGCTGTAACGACCTAATGCCGGCTGCGGCATGATTCGCAAAATCCCTAAATAATCAAAACTACCGAAAGGATATTTTATCATGGCAAACATGGAAAACACCAATGTTCTCGAGAACGAGAATGAGAACGTAACCCTCAAAGCAGCTGATGATGCAGTTGTTGAGGAAGTTGTAACTGACGACGAGGAAGTCGTTGTTGAGGACGACCCCATGGAAGATGAGGTCGTTGAGGAAAAGGCAAGCGGTAACATCTTCAAGAAGATTATCGCTCTCACCACCACCGGTATCGCTGCTCTCTTTGGTTTCATGACCAAGATTTTCCGTCGCGGAAAGAAGAACGACGAGACCACCGAAGCAGAAGCATCTGCAGAGGGAACCACCACCGATAGCAAGTCCAATCTCTGGACTAAGATCAAGAATTTCTTCGCACCCAAGGACTTTACTGCAGGTGAAGCTGAAATTCGCAACTGCGGACTGAGCGGAGCTCTCGCTATGAGATGCTCGAAGTTCATCAGCAAGCTTATGAAGAAGCTGTTCAAGAATGCAAAGGTAGACGAGAACGCTGAAAATTCTCGTGCTTCTGTGATTCAGGTAATCTTCAAGGTACTTGCTGTTGTTGCTTCTGTAGCATTTGCAGGCGTAGTAGCCGTATATCTTGTACGTCTCCTTCCTGTCATCCTGACCGCAATTGCAAAGCTCATGGCAGTAGCCCTTATCATCGAGATCGTATTCCTCGTTCTCGGATATGCGACGAACACCAACGTTAAGTGCTGCGAATAAAATGCTGCGATTGATCAGATACTGATATAGTTCTGAATTTGATATAATGCAAATCTCGGCATCAATCAAAAACTAATTTAAGAAAGGAAAATATAACCATGAAACTTTTCAAGAAGAAGAATGCGGTTGTTGCCGAGAGCAATCAGACCGCAAATGAAACCAAATCCAACAAGAAACTCAACAGAGAGGCAAGAAGAGAAGCCAAAGCAAAAGAGAAGGAAGCAAAGGCTCTTGAAGCTCTCGGAAAGTACGCCAAGAGTGTAGTAGACTACACTGAAAAGGTCGAAACCAAAGTCGACTTCCGTCTCGTGAAGATGCAGATGTCCGATCTCTGTAAAGATCCCACTGCAGCAATCGAAGAGATCCTCGGTGAAGAGTTCGTACTCGAGGACGATATCGTTGATGAAGCTGTTGAAACAACCGTTGACGAAATCCCCGCAGATGAAGAAACCAACAGCGTAGATCTTACCGCTGCTGCTCTTGAGGAAATGAACAGTGCTGAAGATACTGTTGAAGCCACTGAGACTGAGACCGACGAGGTTACAGAAATCACCGAAACTGTAATCGATGATCCTGAAGAAACCGAAGCCAATACAGCTATCGTTGAGGAAGTTGTAACTGAAGAGGATGTTACCGAAGTCGTTGAAAGTGACGATGACGAAAACGTTCCCGAGGTTGTAGCTGATGCAACTGAAGAAGTAAAGGTTGACGAATCCGAAGAGGTTGTCGTAGCAGAAACCGATGAATCTGCAGCTATGGAAGCAAAGCCTCGTATCCCTTATGAGATCCCTGTAATCAGCGATTTCATGGATACGATGCTTATGTCCAATGCAAGAACCTATGAGGCTCTTTCCGCGATCGCAAAAGACTACCTTCTCAAGGCAGGCTCCACCGTAAGCAGTGACACAGATCAGATGACTTCCAGCCTCGGCAAGTATAGAATCGGTATGACCACCGAGAATATCACTACCGATGAGGGAACCTTCAGAGATGTTGCAATCACCATTACCGGTATCTCCATTGTCAATCACAAGATCCCGAACCTCATTGCACAGAATGCTATGAGCACTATCGGCGTTCCTCACTCTGCTATTCAGTCCGTAGCGGCTGACGGCAAGTATGGAATTAAGTCTTACGAGGTTATCCTGAATGGATATCCTTTCGATGCGGTTATCAGAGTCATCGATGGCTCTCAGCACAAGAAGAAGAATACTGTTAAGAAGCAGATCGTTATTCTTGAGTTGCACTATATCACCAAGATCGAAGCTTAATATAAATCACAAAGACACCAGTGGGATACGTCCCACTGGTGTTTTATTTTTTTCCTTTAAGTCCATATAAGAAGGCTAAATTATACACTATTATTATGATAGTGGACTATCAACAATCCAATAGTCCAAAATCTAATAATTCAACACAAAGGAGAAACACATGAACACAAACGCTATGATTCCTGCAATCTTGAATGGTTCGCTCTTCGGTGTCGAGTTCAACCAGGACCTTCTCTACCTCAATGAAATGGAGATTGAGTCGCTTATTAATAACGGCGTAAATCTCTCTGAGTCTGATGTAAATCAGTTTGAGAATGTTCCTGATATCGAATCGGCAATCAGCGTTCTGTTTACATTGCATCGTAATTCTGATGCATGGAATATGATCAGAGATCATATTTCGGAAATCGATTTTGTCACAGTATCGAAAGACATGTTCTTTACGGTGTCTCGTGATCATATGGAGGTATACAAGTATCTGCATGATGTAAATGCTATCGATGATATGAGCTACCTCTACTTCAATCTCATTTGTAACTCTATCGATGTCGAGTTCTTTACCGGTCTCGTATCGAGTGCCACCTGTGCAAGAGATATTCTCGACATTGCATTTGCTGGCTTTAACGGTGCCAATCCTTATGACATTGGTCTCGTTACCATGGATGAAGCGATTCATGAGCTTGTCTTCGGATCTCTTCAACCCGATGAGGATATTACCAATTACGTAGTAGGATCTTCTGCGGCATTTGATTTTACTGCTCCCGATATGCTTAAGCTTATGAAGGAAGGACACATCAATGAGAATGCGTTCCCTGCGATGATTAAGATCATCTATAATCGTGGCGATGCAATTGAAACCGAGTATTGCATGCCTGAGCTGTACGCATTTATCGGTGAGTTCCACAAGGATGTAATCTTTACGCCTTGTCTCATGGATAACTTCAACATGCTCGTTGACTTCTACAACTGCGTATCTATGGATGAGCATTGCAAGCCCTTCTATAAGATCGGCGATGCTCTTGTAGTTACTGTAAACTGCGATAGTTTCTGTAACTATGCATATAAGGTCCGTGAAGAGTTTACGAGAGCTTTCGGTGAAAACGGAAGAATGTACCTGGATCAGGTATCTATCAGCAACACGCTCAGTGATACCTTTATGCAGTATGTACATGCTCTCAAGACTATTCCCTATATTCCGAGCTTCGAAAAAGCCTACATCATGTCTTCCGCATTCCCCAGAGGATTTATTCTCGGCTTCAACAAGAACACCTGCAATGTATTTGTAAACGGTGTTGTTAAGAATGTCGATGACTTCCTCAGAGAGACTCTTGAAGAGACAAATGAAACCGGTGATATCTCCGGCGTTCAGTGGGCATTCAAGTACTTCGATCTTTCTGTCGATGAGACTGAGAGAATCTCGAATATGAAGCTTTACGGAAGTCTCAACTCTGAAGAAGAGTATGAGGAACTCGCAAGATCTGTGGTTGACACCGTGGATCGCATCAGAAGCTATATCCTTCAGGGTGAGCCCTACAAGGTAGCCGAAACTATCGTAGATGACGACGACGAGGATCCTCTGTACGTTTAATACCCACTAAGGAGATAATTTATGGCTAAGAAAGACCAAATGCGTAAAAGAGAAGTCTATGATATAGATAGTCTCTGTAAAGCAATTGATGCAAACGCCGTAAAGATGGAACCTGTAGAATACAATGCTGACCGCATGGCTATCTACGGTGCCAATGTAAATCTCCGCCGCCAAATTCGTGAAATCAAGGATGGTTTGAAACCCATTCACCGTCGAATCTTAATGGCGTTATATGATTTACATCTTTATAACGGCAAAGTTTCTAAGTCGACACATGTAATCGGTCATATACTTAGACACTACAGTCCTCACGGTGACAGTACCACTTACAACTCACTTGTAAAGATGGCACAACCTTGGGGAAACAATATTACATTTATCCAGGGTGTTGGTAACTTCGGTACCGCCTATGACTCTGCTGGATATGCACATCAGCGTTATACTGAGTGTACTATGTCTGATTTTGCTTATGACTGTTACTTTGAAGAATGGAAACTTCGTAATCCCAAAACAGATATGATCGTTGACTGGATTCCCAACTTTGATGAATCTGGTCTTGAACCAATGTATCTTCCTTCCAAGTACCCTGTCTTCCTGCTCACGTGGGATAGATCTATGGGTATTGGTAGATACAGTGGTCTTATTGGATTTAACTTGAAGGAAGCTTTTGAAGCAACCATTAAGTTGATTAAAGATCCAAATGCTAAATTCGAATTGTATCCTGACGATCCTGAAGGATGTGACCTTGTTAACTATAAGGATCTTCATGGTGTATTGGATAAGATTGACCTCACTGCAAAGATGAGAGCCACCTATTCCAGAAACCATTATGATGGAAAGGATGTAATTGAAATTGCATCTGCTCCGTTTGAGGTAGACCCTAAGACTATCAAGCAAGCAATCAGGACTGCGGTAGAAAAAGGTAAACTTCCTGAAATCTCTGATATTGACGGATGTTCCAGTGACTATGGTCAACACTTCCGTCTTTCCATCGAGGTTCGTCGTGGATATAATATAGAAGAATTGATGAAGAAGCTGTATAAGCTTACTCAGCTCGAGAATACATATGTCATGAAATATGCATTTGTAAACAGCCTCGAGTCGGTAGACTATACTCTTCGTATCGCAATTCTCGAGTGGATCCGTGCAAGAAGAAAAACCTTGAAACGAATCTACAAATCTGACCTTGTAAATGTCATGAAGAGAATCCACTTCCTTGAGCCTCTTATTAAAGTCATTGAATCTGGACAGATTGATGAGTTTATTAAGATCGTTCGTAATAATAAGTCTGAGGATGCAGTTCCGAAGATCATGAAGAAGTGGGGACTCACCGACTATCAGGCTGAGCGAATCATCGGCGTTCGTATTGCAGACTTGGCGAAAGACAAACTGCAAGCCTACAAAGATGAGTTGGCTGATCTCCTGGTAGAAAGAGACAGACTCGATAAGATCACAAATCATCATAAGTATATTGATGAAATCATCATCAAACAACTTGAAGATGGTATCAAGAAATACGGCACTCCCAGAAAGTCTGAGATTATGCAGCTTCTTGATTCTACCCAGGTTCCGGACACTTTACATTATCTTATCTTTACAGATAACTATATAAAGAAGCTTCCTTATGAAGAGCGTGGGTATAAGATCGGTCGAATCGAAACCAATAACAAGGTGAGAAAGGTCATGGTTGTAAATAACCGTGACACAATCGCACTGTTTACCAATGACGGAAGATGTACACCTATCAAGGTTTCCGATATCGGTAACAGTAACAACCAATCTGTAGGTATTGCATATACTCAATGTGGATCCAAGAATAACGGATTCGTAGAGGCTATCAATATCTCGGAAACTGAAGCTGATGGAAAGTACGTAGTTTCTGTCACGACTAACGGAATGATTTCCAAGACATCTTGTGAGGAACTTGCCGACAAGGAAAGATCCTTTGTATTGATGAAGCTCGATAAACAGGACACTTTAAGCGGTGTTTCGATAGCTACTGAAGATGATAGAATATTGATATTTACCAAGAGTGGTAAAGCAGCAATGTTCCCCTTTGATGATTTTGAAACGACATCGTTCAATACCAAAGGTGTGTCTGCATGTAAGCTTCCTGAAGACGATACTCTTATTGGTGTAACAACTATTAAGGTTGGAGATGATAGTATCACACTCTTAACCGATAGAGGATATGTTAAGAAGATCAAAGTTCTTAATATGCCTGCCACTAAGAGAAACGGAAGAGTAGTAGAAATCAATAGCTCCTGTGGTCAGCTTGTTGACGTCATCTCGGTATCTGAAGCTAATCCTAATCCGATGTACATCTGTACAACCATGGGTGTATTCTGTCTTGATCATATGAACATCAAGGCATTGAACAGATTGGGTAAACCTGAAAGAGCAGCAGAGCTGAAGATGGTTGACTACGCATTTGAAATCATGTACAAGTAAACAAATGGTGAGGGGATAGACAAAACTATCCCCTCATTTATTTGGATTATCACAAAAGATAATTATATATTATAATTACGATAATGGGTTAGTGAGAATAAAAAATAATACACTCTCTAACAAATTATTACCATATGTTAGGTAACATTTGTGTTCTTTGGTTTCTCCGGTAATCCCGTTGCCCACGAGGAAGAATAAACACTGCTCACAGGAAACCCAATGGGAGGGTCATACCCTCCACCTAACACCATAGAGAGATACTCATATTTGATTCTAGATTCAACGACTTCACATTCCTTCTTGTTATCCTGCGAATTGAAGTTTTCTTGTTTGTTTCTCGTAATCTAAGAACTGTTTGGCTTTGTCATGAAAAGGAGGACGATCTTCCAGCCCCAAATTGCTTTGGAGCGATTGCATTTTTGCCGCTTGTGACATTTGTACCATTGCTTCCTTCATTATGGATACGTGTCATTTTTTAATGCATCCTTTTTCATCGGTGATCAACCTATTAGAGTTTTCATAGTGTCTTATCAACGAATTGCTTTGCCGTTGCCGTCGAATCCGACAGACACGTTAAACTCATATATCAAATAGTCAAGCGATGATATGAAGTATCTCTCTTATTTTTATTTATCGATGCCCGAGGTTCTCGGTCAGTAAAATTCTGACGAACTTTTGGTTTAACGCTCATAGCATCGACATATTAAGGACTGGGCTAAGACACATATACTTGGTGCTGCTTCGCCGCCGCCCGCACATCCCCCCGTATCCGCATCCGAGTCGTTCGGTGATCGCGGTCATGTGGGCATTTCTAGCGGGCTCCCTTGGCTGGGTGGGCGCACTTTCTGAGCCGGGTTACAGTACCGTTACCAAAGTGGATCTCCCCAAAGGATTTTGAAACTTGAAGTAAGTAAAAAGCTGTATGTTTGATGGATAATGTAGGTCACGCTGTAAGTAAGAACCTCTCACGGGGCATGAGATATGTTGATGTTTCAAACATCGCCCAAGTAACGGAGTGCTACGTTGCGGCTGGTAAAAAGGTGCACGTTTCTGGCAGGTTTGGGAAAGCTGTGATTCGAAGCACAGTAAATCTGCTCCAGCTAAATATAACTATCGAAAGATAGTCTATATAGATCTACTGGTCTCTGCACGTGGAATGAGAGTAGAGCCAAGCTAGAGTTAAACTATAGCGTATATATGATCGTATGGTCCCGTGATATACGTCTCTAGACCGGTTGTCAAATTTCTAAATGGAGATTCTGTGTTAGTTGAAATCAGAGTCATTTCGAGGTTAGTGGGAAGCCGCAGACCCAGATGGATGTCGTTATGATAAAGAGATCAACAAAGCGACAGTGAGTTCGAAGCTCAAATCTCCCATGTTGATGTTAGAGCCTGACACGTCTCTAAATTAGAGCACACGACTTTAACATCTTTCCTTTCAGACGGCGATATGCTAGAGCAGTCGCTGTCTTCTATCCGCCCATGATATGCTAGAGCAGTCGTGGGCACAATCCAGCTAGCATTCTCGGTCTTTCAATTTATTAAGTGAATCCGGTACAGTCATTTGATGAATGTGATGTTTCCCGCGATTGCTGGCTTCTCGATATCGGCATGGGTCAAGTCGACATGCCGGGCGGTACATTTTGTCGAAGTTCTACGTTGTTCTTTACGACACCTCCAGCCGCTAATGTAAAGACTTAATGTCCTTTCTAGAGCCTTCATTAAGAGGGTGGCAATAATGGTAAGCCTCAAATTGATCCTCAATATGGAGAGACCATGAAGAGCCCCAGAAATGAGTGACCTGGGACCTATGTAATTTATCCGTACCTACCACTATAAGGTAGAGAAGTTACAATGGGTAATAGCTCACCTTAACTTTTTGACACCCAGTCATTGGGTGTCGTTATATGATGTGAGGCGAGGACGAGTCCCGAAAGGTGACTAAGTTAATTAATGTAGGCGATTGCGTAACAAAACTACGCCAACAAGAGTCTCCTTATTAGTTAATTGGATGAGGGTGTTCAACCATATGGAAATAATACATATTATAGCCATAGAGGAAGACACGATGAGGGGCGCAGGGAGAAACAGTTATACACAGAGACACTCATGTTCTGCGTCGGTAGCCGAGAAAAATAACCCCATGGGATTAATTTCCCATGGGGTTTATCTTTCTTTTTTTTATTCAAATATCCCTGGAACAATCATATAATTAAGATTTAGAGAGGTATAAGTCATGGATAACAAAGAAAAATTTGTATTAGTTGAAAGACTTTACCCGCAAATCGAAGAAGCTTTAAGCGAGCAGAGAAACATCAGAGCACTTCTTACTGGCGTACAAAAGTATGCCGATAAGCACTCTGAAATTCTGCTTACTACAGATATGTCCCAGCGTTTAATCTTTGCTGATACTGATAAAAAGGTAATCTTTAATGCAACTGGCATCTCGGAAGTTGAAGTAAAGAAAGCTGTAAGTGACGCTCCTTTGATTCCTGATAACTGGAAGAAGGCAACTAATCCATTCTACATGCTCATGCTGTTAACTATTCACTACTTCTCTAAGAAGGGTGATGCCAAGAGCATGTCGTACGCAGATGCCCTCACAGTTTATCTTGGGTACTTACTATACACAACTAATCATAAAGCATTCTTCCCATACTGCCCTAACAAGCAGATTATGGACTATACAATCAATAATCTTAATAATAGATACCTACTTAAGAAACTTGGTACTATCCATGGTGTAATCGAGCATACTGTCTTTGAGGCAATGCATGGACGATTCAGTATGGAAATCCGTAGAGGACAAGATGACGACTTCAGTCAGATTATTTCCTCTTTGGATGCTCGTATCAGTTCTTTCGTAAAGTACATTGCAGACGAGTTTTATGAGAACCGCAAAAACGGTAAATATTTATTCCATGAGGATGAAGATACATCCGAGGAAAATTTCCATTTATCAGATAATATCTCTTTCAAGATAGATAGAGTAGTCCAAAATGTCACATCTGAAATTGTGTCTAAAGGCTTTGACCAGAATAATGTAATCAAACGTTCGATTGCACTTAACCCTGGTGTATCTGAAAAGAAACTGGATGCAATGCTTCGGACTATTATTGAGATGGATATTCCCAATATTCCTATAATGATAAGTCATATCTTGACTCTATTCATTTACAAGGGCAACTCGAATACTATCGAGGATGTCAAAACTATGAAATTCATTTCCGAAAGCATGCAGGTCTATAAGAGCAATGCTCAAGACCCTGTTACCTATAAGGTTAAAGACATTCTTCTCCACTGGATTGATCTGACTTCCGATAAATACGGAAGAAACTTTATCAGCCGTGGTAAGACTTCGTTGGATAACTATCGTAAGGCAATTTATACATGCTTCGTATTTGAAATTTTCCAATGTTGTAAATAACACACCCAACACACGGAGTAGCACAGATCTACAATAAGTGAGGTGTTTCTATATGCAAGTATTAAAATGTGATTTACCTAAGACACTCGAGGAACTCGAGATTTCACTCTTTGCTGATGAACATATCGGTGATCCTGCCTGTGACTTAGATCATCTCAAAGCGAGAATAGAATACGTCAGAACCCATGACAATGTATATGCCGTTCTCAATGGAGACATTATTAATAATGCTACTAAAACCTCGGTAAGCGATACTTATTCTGAAACCCTGAATCCTCAGGGACAGATTGATCTGGCTACTGAATTATTTATGCCTATCAAGCATAAGATTCTCTTTAGTAATGGTGGTAACCATGAAGCACGTACCTATAAGAAAGAAGGCATTGACCCTGGTTATGTCATTGCCAACAATCTTGGTCTTGGTGCTAAGTATTCACCTGTAGCTACACTGCTCTTTATCCGCTTTGGAACCAATGATCGTAATCGTAAACATCTGTATACGGTTTATGCTACTCATGGTTCTGGTGGCGGTCGTAAAGAAGGTGCAAAGATTATTCGTCTTTGTGATTTGGCTGCTATTGTGGATGCCGATGTTTACATCCATTCTCATACACATTTGCCTATTATTACCAAGGAAGATTTCTATAGAGTCTCATTCAGCAATAGCTCAGTTGCACCTGTAACTAAGCTGTTTGTCAATACATCTGCCAACCTCAGTTATGGTGGATATGGTGAGACTATGGGTTGTAAACCTGCTTCCAAGGATAGACCTAGAGTTTTTCTTAATGGAAAAGTAAAGGACGCTAAGGCAATGCTGTAATCATACATTGGAGGAAACCAATGATATACACAACCTATTTTGCTAATGTGAAAAATCTCCCATCTGATGTAGTTCCGATATCTATTTGTCTGAATGCACCTGATGGATGGGATGGAATCCAATACAAAAAACTTGCTCCTAAACCTGGATTTTTTATGGCGTGGAAACGCGATCACGATAACAATTTCTATGTAAAGCATTTCAAATCTGAAGTGCTCGAACCTTTGGATCCAGAGATTGTCGTTGGGGAGCTTCGCCATATATCTAAATCCATGAATATTGCACTAGTCTGCTATGAACGTTCGGGCTTTTGTCACAGACACATTGTGGCAGAATGGCTCAACAATGCAGGCTTTGAGTGCCAAGAGTTCCGAAGGAGGTGATTCCAATGGCAAGTTATGATGAAATTCTTAAGACTGAGTATTCGGAGAGATTCGATGATCTCAGAAAGAAGGCTATGGTGACATCTTTCTATAAATACGGAAAGGCTAGTATCAACTATAAGCAAAACTATATCGATGCTATTGAGTCACTCAAGCTTCGACTTCAGAAATATGAAGAAACCGGAAATACTGAATTCCTTGTTGATGTGGCTAATTTTGCTATGTTGGAATTTATGTTTCCGAAGAATCCTAAAGCACATTACCAAGCATCGGATTCGGACCAGTCACCAGGAATTGTTGGCATGGGAATAAATGAAATCCGAGAATTCGATAACAACAACTGATAAATAGAGGTAGTAAATATGGCTACAATCCGAGAAAAACGAACTAAAATCACAAAGTTCTTAGTTGATCTCTACAATCAGTTAGACCCTAGCAAGAAGAATTCCGATAATTTCCTTGCTAAGACTGCTGCAATGAGCGACGCTCAGTTCATCGCATACTTCACTACTCTTGTTAATGATCCCAAGAAACATCTGTATCTTGAGCTAGAGGCTTTCGTTAATGAGCCTTCTTACGAGATGGTTGAAGACGCGGCAAATAACATTGTTGGCGATAAGTACTGCCATCTATTCGATTATATTGCATTCCCGCACATATCTGATGATCCTGAGCATCCTGTAGTCTCTGTTAATAAGATCTATAACGGTTACATTAACATGCGTAGAGTTCAACAGGTAGTTAATCATAAAACTCACATTCCGACCAATGTCGAAAAGCGAGATCCTAAAACAGGTCAGGTTTCTATGGAATCTAAAGCGGCTCGTATTTCAGATGTCGAGCAGTACGCTTTGATCTGTCAGGGATCTAAAAACATTCTGAAAGAGATGTTTGGTCCTAGAGGTGGCGACCCTGTGATGCGTACAGAGATGGAACATCAAATCGCTACCACTGGATCTGTTTCTCTTGAAGATCTCACAGACAATAAAATGAACAAGACAAGTCTTAATACTGCAAATGTATACTTTACGGCTGCCGGTCTTGAGACTGACCTTGTCACTAAGAACGGTATTCTTCCCAGAACGATCAATGATCAGTATGAGAAAGCTCGTACGCTTGACCGTAAGGAAGGACGTTCATAAGGAGGAACAACCATGCAAGACAATAAGAAACCTACAACTCTTGATGAGCTCAATAAAGCCCGTATGGCTGAGTTTGAGGCTTCCCTTGCAAAAGGTGAGCTGTCTTCTATGACCGAGTGTGCGTACGGTAAATCCATCGGTGATCACGAACTCGCTCAGAAGACTGACGTCAAGAAACCTGAATAAAATAATTAGAGAGTATAGGAGAAATCCTATACTCTCATTTTTTTGGGTTTTGGAAGGTATAGATTATACATTATAATTGTGAAAGGATCAGTGAATCACTGATAAATTTTGATGTCATATAAGAGAAAGGAAATTAGAAATCATGACACAAACACAGTTCAACAAATGGTGCAAATTCTTTATCACCACAATCGCAGTTCTTCTCGTAGTACTTGTCGCATTATTAATCGTGCTCATTGTGGTTAAGAACACCACTCCTGACACACATGAGATCCCCGACTATACCAGTGATATAACTGATTCGGACGAACCTCAAAGATCTACTACTCCCGATACAACAACGAAACCCGACACCACTATCCCCGATACTACAACACCTACTCCCACACTTAGCGAACAACTCGACGCAAAGTATGCAGCAGTATATGAATGGCAGAAATGGTACGATGATCAGGACTTCGGTTCTGAGCAGATGCTTTATCTCTATGAATGCTGCCAGACTTATGATATTCCCATGGAATTCATGCTTGCTCTCATCGCAACAGAAAGCTCTTTCAGATCTGGTGCACAGGCAAGTACTAGTAGTGCAACTGGTTACTGCCAGGTAACTAAGGGTACTGCTGAATGGGTATATGAGGATCTTCTCCGTCGTGGTACATATGATATTGATAACCATAGAGAGCTTATGAAAAACTGGAAGCTCAATATGGATATCTCTACAAAGCTGGTATCTTGGCTCTATAATAGATGGGGCTCTTATGAGATGGCAGCTCAGCGTTACTATGGTTCTACTGACAGTGCTGCAAATGCGGCATATGCTGATAGAATAGATGCTCGTATGACTGAATTGTTTGGAATGACAATCGCAGACATCGAGAAATAATTATCGAAAGGAAAAAGCAATGAATGACAAAAGTTTACTAAGTCGTTATCATCAAGGTGATGTCTATATCATTAAAGACAAGAAACCAACACCAGGTACAACCGGTGAGCACCCATACTTAGTTATATCTAATGACGGTGCCGAAGTTATCTACACTGTCCCGATCTCGTCAGCTTATACAGACTATCTACCAATCCACAGTCGTGACAAAGAAGGAAATGTTTGTTACACTTATTTGAACCCGTTCAAAATGTATCCCATCACATGTTCACAGATGGACGCTCATGCAGTATTTGCATATCGAGTATCTCCCGAGTATCTTGATCTTGTTATTGAATTATTTATGAGTCGCATAATCAGAGATGATAAAGCGATGGACAAGATGACAGCATACCGAAACGAGTTCTTTAAGAAGTACAGCAATATTCCTACATATCACGAGTCTGTTAGAAAGACCAGGGAGTCTAAGGGTGTGCTGATAATCAATCAGAAAGACGAACCTAAGAAAGAAACAAAACCTATCACAACATCAGCTAATGATATAGCTAAACGAATCAAGGATAAGTACAAAGCCGGTAAAGCAATTCGCTTTATTAGAAGTACTACTCCGAAAGAAGATGTCTTGAAAGATTCTATGTTTAACGGCGTAGATGTCGATTCGTTATTCCATAAGAAAATCGATAGCTACACAATGCCTGAGATATTTGCATTTGTTTCATGTGTAAGTCAACATGGAATTCAAAAGACAGCAGAAGTATTCAATATACATCCGACCACTGTTTCTAACAGATATCGTAATATCGGAACAATGTTGAATCAAACAAAATAACGAGAGGTGGGGGAAAACCCACCTCTCAATCTTTATTTTTTTTGTTTAAATTGACTCCGTTAGCAAGGCATGAAATGTCAACGTATAATGAACATAGACATTGGAAAACAGTCAAGATTGGTGAAGCATTTGATCACACGTATTCCGTAAATGCTCACATTGGTGGATTACTCCATCTTTGATCAATATTGAACAAGGAAAGTTTGCTTATGAAGATATAACTGGATTATCCATATTAAAAGACTGGGGATATAGTTCATACACCGCAATTGGTGAATATCTACTCCAGAATCCGAACATCAAAAAGAAATAAATAGGATAGCTGGAATTAATTGGGCTGGATCCAGTTATACATATCAGGGACACTGGGTCGGTGAACGAACTGGTGCAGGTGATTAACTCCAAGATGGTTATCCTCTGCTGGAAATACCTGGTTGAATAACTTAATTTGCTTAATACGAGATACAGGAGATTTCAATAATGATATGACAACTAGTTCGTATGGACTCCAAGTAGTGCATATCTGCCACCATATACTCAATCATTTAGCGATGATATGTTTGTAATATATGATTATTATGTAGGTATGGGTTGGATCTGCTATTATCAGTATGACGACTCCATATTTTCAAAATGATAAAGAATGTAAAATAACAAATAAAATTCATGTTTATGGTCAAGCTATGAATAAGAATATGACTTCGTAAAGTGCAAGTGGTGAAATCTACTCCAGTTTATTTACTTGAATCTACGGATCCAACAGATTATAACTGGCTTATAATCTATTTAGCTGGAACTAGAACATTGAGACATCCTGGAATTAGCATAAATGGTACGCACTTACTCCACGAAATGAATCAACCAGCACATATAGTCTAGATCAGATAATGTCTATTTACAACAATGGCACATGTCTATCATATAATCCATCATCTAAACTAGTTGGTGAATTACTCCATGGATGAGTAATATAGATGACTGGGTAATACAAAATATTAAGCACTGGTATAGTCAATTCATATTCTTAATCGGTTCTAATGGTAATATTGTTGAAAATATATTGCCTTATGATACTGCCCGTGTTTGCTTACTCCGTGGAATGGAGCAATAACTGAGTGGGTCAGTCAGAATATTCGTAGCTGGTATAGCCAAATACCGGTATATATTGAGAAAAGTGGAAAGAGTGGAGAATCTGCACCTAATGAAAAGTATGGTGCTACTCCAGGTGCTAGAACCTATAACTATGATATACAAGATGGGAGATGTGTTATGATTGCATGGTCCGGAATTAGTACAGATGAGTGGTTTGAATGGCAGGTATATCATGGTATCTTTAGTCTGTAATATTAGATCTTCTTCGATTTTAATGACCCAGAAACAATTTTATATTGGGATATACATTATAAGTATGACCAAGCTAAAAATAACTCAAGGGAGGAATAACAATGGGACGTGATGTAAATCACATGTTAATGTTTTCCGGCACGGACTATGTAGATGACGACGATAACAAGAGTCAGAATCACCATGGTCATGACGATCGTCGCAACGATGATCGCCGTTCTGATCGCAATAACAATGGTCATCAGAACAACAGAAACGACCAGAACCGTAACAACAACGGTAACCAGAATGGTCAAAACAATGGGGGAAATAATAATCAGCAGTGGAACAACCCTGTCTGCAAAATTTTCCGCAATGATAAGGTTTATGATCGTGACGATGTCCTCGATCTTCTCGTAAGAAAAGATGGACTTATCATTATGATCAAGGACCTTAAGTCTGTACGAAAGAATCCTGACCAAGCTTACAAGGCTTCCTATGTACAGAAACTTCTCGCAGATATCGTAGTAGCTTCGGCAATTCCGGATGCGCTTACTGATATCTTTGGTAAAAAGTATGATGAAAATGACAGCTTTAGTCGTAAAGAACTTGGCTATCTCATGGAAGAGATCCTCATTTTCCTCAATTCCTCGTATGACAAGAAGCTCATCCAGCTCTATGGATCTGAAGCAGTTGAGTCTATGAGAAGAAGTTATACTGACATCCTATACAAGTATAACAAGAAGAAAGTTAAGAAATTGACAGAAGAGATCAAGAGTATGTCCAAGGCTAATGCAAAGAGAATTTGCATCATTACGGCTGGCGGAAATCCTAGCTCCATTTATCAATTACTTAAGTTCATCAGAAAAGAGAGTGACTCGGAAGAGTTCTTCTCTACTTCTACCAAGAGCCTTACTAAGCTCTTCAAGATCTGCTACGGTAAGGACAACATGGATAAGGTTATTAAGAACCTTATGCTTGAAAAGGTTCGCAACGATGTAAGCTATTCCGAAGCTGAGATCGATTTCAATGCGAACATCGATATTCTTATCAGAGAATATCTCGAATCGCTCGATAAGGAAGACATCCAGTCTGTTCTTAAAGAGTATGTAAACGACAGAAAGCGTCAGGAGAAGAATGGTCCTATTGCTCGCCGTTTCGGTGGTAGTGGCACTGTACATCCTGATGATTATCCGAAGCTTACTAAGGTACTTAAGGATCTCGAGAAGAAGGACTTCTCTATTATCCAGTACCTCAGAAAGTAATCAACCCTCATTATCCAAAATAACTCAAAGGAGCTATATTAATGAATATCATTGAAAATCCCCATTTTGCTGGAGTAACTCGCTACAACACTCTCCCCGCTTACGGCAACAAGCCCGCTGGTTGGTATGTAAGAGAGCGAATCAATCCCGAAACCGGTAAGGCTTCTTCTCTTGAGCTTGGTATTTATGTGAACGAAGAAACCTGGTTGTCTATTCCTGTCCATTTTGTTATGAAGCACATGTTTATCCCTGTGCAGGTTAAGGATGCAGGTGAATTCAAGTATTACCAGCTTCCCAGAGACATTGCATTCGGCGTATCCAAGATTATTAGCAAGACTAACGGTCTTGAGCGTGCAATTCTTGTTCCTGTTGATGATGAGCATCCCGCTGTGATGGTTGTTTGCTGTGGCTATGTTTCTGACATGGCTATTATGCACGCTTCCTTCGAAGGTGATCAGGTCAAGGTTCTCAAGAAGTTTATCGATGCAGACAGAAAGTCTATTGCGTTCATTGCATTCGCACCCAGTGGTCAGGATGTAGTTGTTAACGTTAAGGAAGGTATCCTCAATGGTACTTTCCAGAGACTCAGCAAGATCACATTCAATACCGCCGGTCATACCACGGACAGCGATACTTCGAACAGCGACGAGAAGCTTCGTTTCGAGTACATCAATATGCCTATGTATATTGATTATCCTAAGAAGGCTAAGAACGATAACACCGACAAGGATGTTAAGACTGCAGATGCCTCCGATAAGATTGCCAACAATAAGCTCAATACCAAGGAGTACAGAGGCGGCAACAAGGATAACTTTAACAAGGCTAAGTTCAATAAGGACTTTAAGGATTCTGACGACGATGATGGTAAGATGAACAATCGCCCCATGAAGAAGTATCAGAATAACAAGAAGAAAAAGTCCGGCGGCAATCATGCAAAGAACCGCTACCAGAACAACAAGAGTTACAAGAATAACCGCCGCAATCACGACGGTGGTTATAACTGATAAATCTATGAGCAGGGTGTCAAAGCCCTGCTCTATATAATATAATTGGAGGTTCCAACATGGCTCAGACACTAGGACTTCTAATGTTTAACAATGTCAGAGAGCAGAAGAAAGCCAAGGATATGAAGGCAACTACACCTATTGCATATCCTACCGGTTTTATGCCCTTGGACTTCGTTAACGGTCAACGTGTAAAAGTTTACGACGATGATGACGAGTGTATTGAAGAATACGATTCCGTTGGACTCGTTGATGGTACAATGACCGCATTTATCGCAGACCCTGGTCTCGGTAAGACCACATTGTCCCAACAGATTGCAGTAGCAATCACTTCCAGATATGAGAATGCTTTCACTATCCATGAGGATATTGAGCAGTCTTCACATATTAACCGTGTAATTAACATTACCGGTATGAAAACCAAATGGGTAAGAAATCACTATGCTATCTACCAGGATACCCATGCTGAGCAGATCGTAGATAGATTCCTTGACCATGCAAAAATGAAACTCAATAATAGAAAAGAGTTTGAGGATACCCAAAGTAATCTTAAGGATACATACGGTGCTCCTATTAAGAAACTCATTCCTACGGTCGTAATCATTGACTCTTTGGCTGTGATGCGTTCTGAGGATAGTTCTATTCTTGAGGAAACAAAAAACATGGACGGTCTTGATAGTGCCACCAATAATATGGCAGGTGCTAGAAACGCCAAGTTCAATTCCGAGATGTTTAAGCAGATCTTGCCTTGGTGTAAGAAAGCAAACATTCTCCTCTTCGTAATCAACCAGATCAGTAGAAAGATATCGACGGGCTTCCTCCCACCGGCGCGGGATCTCGTAGGGTTAGGTGAAACATTCGCCTAGTTATAAGGTGACTTATAACTGAAACGTTTCTAATTGCTGGGAAGTCTCAAGTAGACAATCAGCAGCGAAGTAATAGATATGGTATATTCTCCCGTGGTCAAATGTAAAGACGCCCGACCGGAAAGGGTGGAGGTAATAATAATAGAAGTGACGTCACTATGAATATCTCTTTATGGGTTCAATTCCCATCGGGAGAGCCAATCTATTAAACGTCCAACGACTATCCTGAAATAGCCAACCCTTTAAAATGGCAATAGGAGTAGGGCTCAAGTGAGTGGGTGAGAATCCCTTAAATCGAAATGGAACGGATCTGTAAAGATCGAGATATAGTCTCAACTTCTAGGGTGACCTAGAGAAGTTCTTAATGAACTGCACAGATTAACGACCTGTGTGAAGATAATGGAAAACGAATCACTTAGCGGTGGTAGAGCATTCTTATACCTTTCCAATAACACTCTTCGTTTGAAGAATAAGGGAATGCTTAAGCCTGACAAGGAATATGGTATTAATGGTAATATCATTAGTGCTGTATACTACAAGTCAAGAACCAACGCATCCAATGTAGATATCGAACTGATCTTCGATAAGCAGAATGGATTCAGTCAGTCTCTGACTCTTCTCCATAATGCAATCAACGCTAATATCGTTAAGAAGCAGGGTAACAAGTTTGTTATTCCTGGTCATGAGGATTGTCCTTTCTCTAAGAAGACTTTCTGTGAGGTGGCATTTGAGAACCCGATGTTGATCGTAACATTATACAATCTCATGCTTCCTTATTATCAGCAGTATCTTGGTACTAAGGAAACTCTTGATGACGACGACGATGATCGTTCTAAGAATGATACACTCGACGACTTCCTTGACGATGACTTTTAATTAAACCAAGCAAATGGATAGGCATTAACCTGCCTATCCATCTTTCGTCTCAACCAATATTAATAATGCAAAGGGAGAGTGTTTGAATGAGTAACAAAGCTTACTTCGAGCAAGAAATACGAGATCGAGCAAATGAACTTGACTCTCTCGACGATGCCTTGTCTATAGGCTTATTATCTCTCTCTTCATACTCATCAAGTGCAAGAGCTACAATGCTGAGTTCTCACTTGATGCAATGCTTGGTTCCTATCCATGCCGAAATCCCTGGTGTGCTTACCGGCTATGAACATATGTTCGGTCAGTATTCCACGGGATATAAGAAGACAGATAGTAAAATCAAGATCGTGAAGAAGATTGAGAAGTACCCTGGATTCTCGTATACTCTCATTACCTATGACCCGAAGAAAGACGAATACGGAATTCTTCAGAGACAGGAAGTGAGAAACTTGTCCGAGATGTATGGGTATAAATGGAACAATGAAGTTATCGACTCATATTCAGTTGGTGACACAGTTCCAAAAGACACAGTCATGTATATGTCACCGTCTTTTGACGAGTACCAGAACTACCGATATGGTGTCAATGCCAAGGTAGTTTACGTGATATCACAGGAAACCATTGAGGATGCAGTTGTTGTATCCGAAAGCTTCGCCAAGAAGATGGCAACGACATATGTAGATACTTGCGATGTACCGATCAACGATAATGATATTCCTCTGAATATCTACGGTAATAGCGAGACTTATAAGTCGTTCCCTGACATTGGTGAGAAAACCAAAAAGGCAGTAATCTGTGCAGTTCGAAGAAAGAACAAGGCAATGGACCAGTTCAATCTGAAGAATTCTAATCTGCGAAAGATTTTCCCATCCGATGATGTATACCAAATGTCTGATAACTTCGTAATCGCAGATATCGATATTTGGTCAAACAAATCGATTGATGACATACCTGATCTTCCCGCATATGCACAGGTAAAGCGTTACATGAGACGACTGATTGAGTATTATACGGAAATCTATGAAGAGTTCCAGAAGATAATCAATTCAGATTCTAAATACACCGAGGAACTTTCCAGACTGTATTCGAAGGCAAAAGACTACCTCGACCCTACTTGTAAGTATGCAGATGAAGACAAAATCTTCTCCAATATCCAGATGGAATTCACTATGTATAAAATAGAGAAGCTCCGTAGAGGATGTAAGATTGCAGGTAGATACGGTAATAAATCCGTATTAAGTAACGTCATTTCTGATGAGGAAATGGGATGCACTGAAGATGGTGTAGTGCCTGATATCCGAATCGATGCACTTGGCGTTCTTGGTCGTCTTAACAGTGGTCAGCTTTATGAGATGGAATTGAACTGGATTGCTGAAACTGTAAGGGATAGAATCTCTCGTATGGATTCTCTTTCCGAAAAGTTTAAGTATCTCTATTCCTTCTTGGATATTGCTGCCCCTGAACAAGCCGCATCCATGAGAGAGTACCTCGCATACAAGAGTAATGATGAAGTAATCGACTTTATGAAGAAGATAGAAGATGGACGAATCTATATCATCCAGTCTCCGATGTACTGCGTAAATGGCGATACTATGGTCAAGCTCTATGATAAGTTTAATCCTGAACGTACCTATATGACGTACACTAACGAGGATGGTGAACGACATAAGACGATCAAGAAAGTAATTGTGGCTGACGAATATATTATGAGACTTAAACAGGAACCTGTTACTAAGTTCTCTGTACGTTCTAAGTCAATGAACAATCCTCGAACCTCAATGCCTATTAAATCCACCAAGGCAGCAAGACATAAAATTCCATACCCTGATCAGTGTAAGCAATTGCACCTCTAGTTAGGAATAGCTAGTAGCAAACATATTTAATTGCTGGAAGGGTCATAGACCTAATCAGCAGCGAAGCTCCGTAAGGAGAACGTTCAACGACTATCCCTCGGGTTTGAAATAACCAATAGGAGTAGGGCTCAAGTGAGCGGGTGAAATTCCCTTAATTCGAAATGGTATGCACCCAGAACGGGTGGTGATATAGTCTGAACATCTATAGCAATATAGAGAAGTTCGTAAGAGAACTGCGCAGATTAACGACCTGTGTGAACATAATGAATCGCTTGGGTTAACATTAGCCCTTATCTATCTAATTGCTGGGAAGTCTCTAGCAGACAATCAGCAGCGAAGACTCGAAAGAGTAACGTTCAACGACTATCCCTAGGCTCGGCGATCGTAAATAGAGCAACAGGAGTACGGCTCAAGTGAGTGGGTGAGAATCCCTTAAATGGAAATGGTAGACACTTATAAAGTGAAGATATAGTCTCAACTTCTAGGGCGACCTAGAGCAGTCTAAATGACGATGTAGATTAACGACCTACATGAAGATACTGGAACAGGAATTGAATATCTTGATGCTGTCAGCCGACTATGACGCGTTGGACTATTTTCTCAGATCTCATGCATCTTCCACTGAAGGAAGACGAGCAAGTGATTTGTTTGAAGATGATCCTACTGATGGATTTATTATCAATATGCCTTCCGAGAAATCGAGGGCAGTAGATATGCTTAATACATATCTCAAAACTATGGGCTATAAACTTAATATCACATATGACAAGAATTCCAAAAAGAATATCAAAGCAGATTGTGATATACCCACGATACCAGATTACATAAAGAAGATGTTATAATCCGAGGTATGTAAAATGGAATCAAAAATAGTCTATAAATATACATCATATTCGTGAAAGGAAGGTGAGAAGAATGAATGATAAATTACTCGAGAGAGTAACATATGCCGTCCAAAGGATGAATGAACATGAGCAAACCAAAAGGATTGTATTTTTGGCAATCTGGTTACAAGATAGTTCTGTGAAGAAATTCATCGATAAATTCATAAGAATGGACAAATCAGAAGTGTCTGATAGAGTCCTTGATTTGCTGACAACGATTATCGTTTGTGCTAAAACGGTATATGAGTCAGACAAATATTCCGATCCTTTCTCTGACGAATTGTATGATAAGATGCTTTCAAAGTTCAAGAAGTTCCGACCTGAGCCATTCGGTGATAACGGTACTGGGTTAGCTAATGCTCGGTACAAATACGATGTGCTTTCTGGAACGCTGGACAAAGTTCATTTTATCTACAATGATAAAAAAGACAAGTTCGAAACTCGTGAGTCTTTAGAGGATTACATTAAGGGAATCCCCGTTGGAAAAGATGAAGAGATAGTAGTGCTTGTCAACCAGAAAAAAGATGGAACCTCAGTCACATTTGACTATAAGCTTATTCAGGGACGATATGTACCTATGTCTGCAATATCACGCGGTAAGAAAGATTATGGCGAAGGAACAGATGTCAGTGCAGTAATTCCCGATAATGTAAGCTTCCCGTCAAACAGAATTAAAGAGGTACTCGGATATGCACCAAAATATATCGGCGTCCAATATGAGATGCTGGTATCTGATGCCCAGAAAGCTGGATTCGAGGAATTCACAAACCAAACGTTCGCTAACAATAGATCCGCTGTTGCGGGTCTATTAAGGCGAATCATCTTTGCCAAAAGCAAGGAAGCCAAACAGCTCAGAAAATTTATTTCTTTGGTACCTGTAGGATTTGATATTCTCGATGAATATCTCGAGGATAAATCGTTCTATAAGATCAAGTGGTCTAAGATGTATAAAGCCGTGAATGATACATTTATTTATGGTGACATCGATATGGATTATGAGATCATTAAAGGAACTAAGAAAGAGATTTTACAAAAGTTTGAGAAGCTATCTAATGAATGGATTAAAACAAGAGCATCACTTAATCATGCTATTGACGGTATGGTTTTAACTATTGTTGACCGAGATCTTCAGCGAAAGCTTGGTCGTAAAAACAATATCAACCAATATCAGATAGCATTCAAATTCCCTGAGGAAAGTGGTAAGACTATCGTAAGAGACGTCATTATTACCACGGGTAACTTTGGGTTTAAGGAAATGCTACTTAAAGTAGATCCGGTAATTCTTAATGGTACATCTCAAGGCAAAGCACAAGTGCATTCACTAAACAGGTTCAAGGAAATGAATCTTCGTATCGGCGACGAGATAATTCTTAAGTTAAGTGGGGATGTAATTCCCTATGGATATAAGGATGATACTTGCAAAGCCGGTACGGGTGAAAAGATTAAATTCCCAACCCATTGTGAGTGTGGTGCGAAACTCGTTGAGGAGAAGAACAAGTATAGATGTTCCGATCCAAATTGTCCATATCGAGTAAGCGGTTCACTAGTCACCTTCTTTGTGTCGTTGAATGCAAAGGGTATTGGACCGAGGACATGTGAACAATTGCATTCTGAACTTGGTGTAACACTTCCATCACAAGTTCTTCAAATGAAAGCAAAAGACTTTATGAAATTGGAAGGATTCAAAGAAGGAGCTGCTCAGCAATGTATGAAAACTATTGCTGACATTCTCAACAAACCTCGATCTGTAGCATCGATTATTTCTGCACTCGGAATAGATACTCTGAGAACCAGTACAGCATCCAAATTATTGGACACCGTATGTGTCGATAAGTTAATATCGCTTTGCGAAGCAGGTGACCGCCGTATGCTGGTATCTGCAATAAAAACAGCTGATGGTATCGATGAGAACGCTACGAAGATTGCAGATGGTCTGATCTCAAAATGTGAGGAATTGAAGAGACTCTTGAAGTTGATCCCGATAAAGGATGAAGTCTCAAAAGATAGTCTCGATAAATCGATTCTCGTCTCAGGAATGAGAAACGATGAAGAGCTAATTGATATCGCTAATAAAGCTGGATATGCCGTAAAGGAATCTGGCTCGAAATACGATATTCTTGTAATCAGAGATGAAACGATGATGAGTGCGTCTAAAGCAAAGTTTGCAATGGCACACAATCGACCAATAATGACAAGGAAAGAATTCATTGCTCATTGTGGAAAATAATAGAGGTTGGATATAACGGGGTTGTGGGAACTACGGAGGCAAGGGCTTATGGCATCTTGTCAGGGTGGCTCACAATTTTATCAAACCTTTATTACAGACTTGTATTTTTATACAAGATTGAAAACACTTCAATACCCGATATTCAAGGGTATATTGGTTTATACAATATTAACTTGAAGAACGGGTGTTAAACCTATTCTAATAAACCAATTATTTGGAGGAACTATCATGAAAACTTTTACTGAATTTGTTGAGAATTACCTTAACGGTCTCTTTTTCGAATTCAAGTCCTATCCTCAGCTCTGCTCTTTCGTAGTATCTGGCGTACCCACTGCGGTAGCTAGCTATCTTCAGAGCGAGATGTATGAGAACAACTCCGAGGAAGTATCTCTTGACATCAAGAATAAGTCCGGCGTTGTAATGAACTTCAAGCTCACCGCTGTTAAGAAGGGTGACTCTGCTGCATTCGTTCCTTCTTTCGAGCTTGGTCCTGTAGGTCAGGAACTTGTTGACTCTGACTCTGTCGAGTTCGATTCCGATGCTATGGATTCCATGGCTCTTGAGATGATCAAGAACGAGAAGCTCATCAAGTGCTTCAGAAATGCATTCATGAGCAAGATCTACAACAACGGCGAATGGATCGATGATACCAATCGTCCTGAGTCTGCATCTGCTCGTGGTCTTACCTTTGACGAGGAATCTGATATCGCAGTATCTGCTGCAGCTGTATTCCTTGCAATCATCAACATCCTTTGCAACTACAAGGATTCCTCTTCCGATATCGAGTACGAAGTACCTGGTTTCGGTAAGTTCAAGGTATCTCCTTCTAAGTCTGGTTATTCCGTAACCATGACCTTTGACAAGGGATTCAAGGGTAACTGTAAGTCTGATATGCTTGCCGAAAGAATGGCTAACGCGTAATCCAGATAATAGAGCCACATATGGTCTCACGGGTAACACCGTGAGACCTAATTTCTTTATTTATCTGGAGGATAGACTATGAATGACTTTATTGCAGAATTTTCAAAGAATCAAACAAAAGATGTCAATTCTAGTCTGTTTGATAGAACTAAGGAACAATCGATTGCTGAGTTTATAGTCTCAGGATTGAAAGTTATCGAATCACTTCCTTACATCACTTTTACAGGTTGGGAACACATTACTGACGCAAGTAAGATTGATGTTAAACTAAATAGGAAGCATATCAAGTCAAAAGCTATTCTCAAGGATAAAGACATTTCCCGAATTGTATCTATCCGAGATACCGCACAGGAGATGCTGAACCTTAAGTTTAGAATTGATTACGATGGAGAAACACGATATGTGTCTAAGAGTTTGTTAATCCCAAGCTACATTGACCAGTATCATTTCCTCATCAATGGTAAACTTGTTCTTCCTCAAAAACAGATCGTGGATATGTCTACATACACACAGAAACGATCTGTTAAGCTGAAGACTACGCTCACACCTATCGACCTGTACCGAGAGCCCGTAAAGCTCCCGTTCGAGTCTACAGATGAGCTTCGAACATCTATCAAAACCTTTGTCTTGAATCTTTTCACGAAAGAGATTAATCCTTTGTATTATTTCTTTGCAAAGTTCGGTGTCAAACCAACGATTAAGTACTTCGGGTTAAAGGACTTAATTGATGTAGTCGATACTGAATATGACAGAGAAATTAACTGTTATTTCAGGGCAAACAAAGAGGTGCTTGTCGAAGTTGATCGCCGTGCCTTCATGGAGAGTGAGTTTGTAAGAACCTTCGCATATATGGTCTATGATATGATAGGTAATAGAGATAAATTCGATGCGATTAATGATGTTGATTTCTGGATAGTAAAGCTTGGTTCTATCTTTACAACCAACACCAAAAATCATCATTCGAAAGGTCTCAATGTCTTAGTATCATTTGAACGTATACTCGATGATATTACAAAGTCAACCCTGAGACTCGGTAAGAGAAACCTCACGAGTACTTATTCTTTGATTCGCTGGATGATAGGAAACTACCAAGAGCTCCGAAGAAAAGATAATCACGACTTTGGAAATAAACGTTTGAGATGTAATGAGGTTACAGCCTTCTATTACATTCAGTCCATGACGTACAGAGTAAACACTCTTCTGAATAAGAAGAAGATTACGATTGAGTCAATTGAGAAGATCTTTAACTGGAATCCTGACGAACTATTTCGTGCCATGATTTCAGCAAAGAATAGCTTACTCAAATATGATCCTGAGATCAACGACTTTGACATGCTTAACGGCTTGAGAATGAGTCAGCTTGGTGCACAGGGTATCACTGGTGGTAAAAACATCAGTTCTGAATTCCGTGATATTTATCCGTCACATCTGGGACGTATTGATCTTAACGGTATATCACACGGTAAGAACACAGCACTCACAGGGTTCTTAACCCCTAAGTGCAAAATCTATGGCAATGGCTTCTTTAGTAAGGAAAGCCAAGATCCTGATGAGTATCATGACTATATACGTCATTTAAAGGAACGGCTCAAAGACAAAGCCGTCGATTCCCGCAAGGTTGAAATCGAAAAACTCAAGGATGCCAGAATGCATACCGTTGACCAAATCAATGGTATGAAGGGTCTCGAAATAAGAGACAATTGCTTTGTTATCCACAGACGATACAAAGTACTTCAGAATATGGTCACTAACATGGCTATTATATCCGCTCGCAAATCTAAGGATCCTTTCTATAAGAGAACCTACGTGGATGCGGACGGAATTGTCAACACAGAAGATAATCTTGCTGTGATTAAGAGACGTAAAAAGCTCGAGAATGATGATGGTTATGTTTCTATTAGCCATCATCATATTAATCAGGAGGTCATGACAGAGGAGAAAAAAGAAACATTAAATTAACCAGTGCTAAACTGGTGGTTTGTGTTTCCTCCATGTGTTGTGATTCTTTAATATTCCAAAAAGACGGGTAGATAGCGTGATGCTATCTACCTTGTCGACCTTCTTAAACCTAACCGAGGTTAATCTATCTCGGTATTATTTTCGATCCAATTGAAACTGTGAAAATCTATAAAAAAGATGGGAGAGTGCTTGATTGCACTCTCCCTATTTTTATTTTTTTTTCTTAAGTATTAGATTGTGGGAACCTGGATTACAGGGTAGATAACATTTCTGTTAAGATCCTGTGCCACATCGTTCTCATCATCGAACTTCATCTGACAAGTCTTCTTGGACGGAAAGTGAGACTTAGGAATACCAGGGATAATGTTGCCGTCATTATCGAGACCGACGAACTTCCACTCACCAGTAGTGTAAGCTTTCTTAATACCGATCTTGAATTGTCCTTCATACTCGATATTCTCGTCATAGTCAGAATACTCTAAGTCACCAGACTTCATGAGAGCACGCTCACGAGCGTCAAGGTCCTTATCGTCGATAATGTCATCATCTTCTTCATCCCAGTACTTATGCTTTTTCTTCTTCTTCGAATCCTTGTTCTTGCCATTCTCAGCAATATACTTATTGATATCTTTACCCATACCGCCACCGAGAGCAATTCCAGGAAACAGACGAGCGATCATATCTGCGTCGGATGCAGATGCATCTCTTGCAGTCTTTTCCTTCTTCATCTCGATTTCGTAGATCTTTGCTCTGTTGGAGCCGATGTCAGTAGCGATTTTCTGTCTTGTAGAGATAAGGGTGGATTTCGCACTGATGTAGTTCGAGATAACATAGTCTCTATTCTTGAGCCTCTCCGCAGAAGAGGTGAGATCATTAAGACGTCCGTTAATAAAGTCAACGGTATCGTCAATCTCAGCCATGTTCTTACGTGAGATCTTTTCAACCTCACGGAATCTCTCAGCTACTTCAGAACGATTCTTTGCGTCCTCATCATCCTTATCCTTCTTTTTCTTTTTCTCGCCGTCTTTATCTTTCTTCTTTTCTTTGACATACAAGCCAGCCATCTTGGCTCTCTCTTTGTCCTTTTTCTTCTTCTTTTTCTTCTTTTTCTTTTCGCCCTTTTCACCACCATCCTGTACATAGGAAGCAAAATCTGTGGGCATGGAGCCCGAATTAATCAGCGAAGAGAAATACGAGTCGAGTTCATTTCGCTCTCCTCTCTTACGCTCTTCTTTACGGGCTTTCTTATAATCATCTTCCTCGATGTCTTCACGAGTATCTTTGATGTCCTTCTTAGACATGCCGTAGTTATCGGCAATTTCCTTAAGTCTTTTAAGTGCATCCTGCTGCTCAGTGATTTCACGAGTGATTGCTCTGTTACGAGACTCAGCACCAGCTTTAGATCTGGTGACTTTTACAAATCCCTCATCGTCTTTTACATCTTTCAGCGGATCGAAATTATTTACACCCTGTTTAATGCGATCGACTTCAGGGACATATATGCTATTATTTGGCTTAGCCATGTTATTTCCTCCTTGATATAAGTCAAGAGTTGCTTGGTTATTTAAGTGTTTTTAGATTTCGTATTTAAATATACATTATATTTATGTAATAGATCATAAAATAACGAGCTTATGATTTAACAAGTTTGAAAACTTTTTATTAATCACAATATAGGAGGGAATTTTAATATGGTTCATTTACCACCATATCTTGACCCTAATGAAGATCTCTTATTATTGAATGCAATGTACGTTGCACCATATTATGAAGAGAGTGAAAGTGGTCGAAAGAAGAAGGTTGCAAATGATTATCTGTATTTGGTATACAGAGATCGTAGAACTGGTGAGAAACGATTGAAACAAATCGAAGATCCTCAGGTGGCTACTTTCATTACGAAGCCCGAAAAACGTGGCTCTTTTAAAACACAAAGAAAATTCTTGCCGATTAATGATGTCGACATGTATCAAGTTCCATATTCCAGAATTACCACATTTGTAAGGAATATGATTAAAGAAGATGGTCGTGACTTGGACTATCTTCCTGTAACAGAGAAAGCACCTAAGGAAGCATTCAAGTGGAGAAATGCATATTATTCCGATTATAACATTGCTGACTATGCAATGATAACATATCTGTTGAATAACAAGAAGTACCAAGAGTCTGAAGGTGACACTATTGGTAACTTAAGTGTCTCTAAAGCCTTCCTTGATATCGAGTCTGATGTCTACGGTTTAACAACTGTTGAAATGGACGAAGGCAGAGGACCTATCAATGCAGTATCAGTTGTTATCTCATATGATAAATTCGGAGTAAAGCTTGATCATCCTCAGGTATATACTTTCCTGTTAAGAAACCATGCTCGTTATAAAGAGCAGGAATACTTCGAGGCTAATCTCGATAAGTTTATTGATGAATGTCATGCTGAGTTTGATGCAAAGTATCATGAGCCTGAATTCATCATCAATATATACGACTATGAGAAGGATCTCTTGAGAGCATTATTCCGTATGCTTCATGCAAAGAGTCCCGACTTTATACTGATCTGGAACATGGGATACGATATTCCCAAGATGATTTCCAGGTTAATATATCTTGGGGAAGATCCTAAATATTATTTCTGTCACAAAGACTTCAAGCGTCATATGTGTCAGTATAACTATGACAATGTCTTTAAGAACGACTTCAAGAATAAGACAGAGTCATTTGATTGTACTTCCTACTCGATGTGGGTTGACCAGATGTTAAACTATGCTGGGATAAATTTAGTCCCCGTTCACGGAGACGTGTTCGAAAAAATTTCTATCTAATTGCTGGAAAGTCCTAAAGCCTCTATGCCTGATTCGGGAACGAAAGTAGAAACAAGTTAGAGGATGGTATATGGTTAAATCCTAGGTATTTTTATAATGGATCATCAGCAGCGAAGCTCTATATAGAGAACGTTCAACGACTATTCCTTGGCAAGCAATTGCAACAGAAGTAGGACCCAAGTGGGTGGGTGAGATTCCCTTAAATCGAAATGGTAGACATCTTTAATAGATGATGATATAGTCTCGACATCCAGAGAAAGACTGGAGAAGTTCATAAGAGAACTGCTAAGATTAACGACCTTAGTGAAGATAACGAAGAAAGTCCTACTCGGACTACGGAGGTAACAGCCTCGATAATATTGCACATATTGAGTTGAAGGCAGAGAAACGCCGTTATTCAAAGAATACGGTTACAGTACTTAACGGTGCTATTGAAGAGTATTGGAACTTTGTAAAATACTCTATCAACGACGTTTTACTTCAGTACGGAATTGATGAAGTAACAAACGATTTAGATACCCTGTTTGACCAGTCTATGTACGGAGGAACAAGATTCTCCAAGACTCTTAAACAATCTGTGTATCTGAAGAACTTCTGGGCGATTAACTATTTTATGATGGATATCGTGCCAGGTAATAATATAAATGTAAACTACGTCAATACATCGACCAGTGAACTTGCAGAGGATATTGAACTTTACAAGAGTATCAGAGGTGATGGAGAAGACGATGAAGATAAAGACTATGACGATATGTCACTTCCTGGTGCAGTTGTTGGTGATCCTAACCTGAATGCTGCAGAAGGAATTGAATTGTTTGGTTCTAGATCTTCTCGTATGTTTAAGCTGACCTGTGACTTTGACTATAGTTCGATGTATCCTAATGCAAAGATCACTGCCAATATCGCAAGCCATACTCAGTGGGGTAGACTTATCATTCCTGAGAAAGTTCTGCCTAATGAGAATCCTGATAATAATCCTAAGTTCATGAGAGCTGGTAAGTTTATCGAGGATTATGAGACAGGTGATATGGCTAAGATTGGTGCATGGTTCGGTCTTCCTACCAAGGAAATGATGATCAAGGAATGGAAGAAGAGACATCATGACAGAATCAAGTATTCCATTGAGATGGTTGATGGATTCGCAAGAATCAAGGCTAGAAGAAAGGAGAATGACTTAAGTGCATAATCTATTTTCTTCTATAAAAGATACCTCAGATCCTAGAGAGTTTTCCACATCTTTTAAAGATGAGTTAGCAGCCTTGAAGAAGGTTAATAACTTCGGTAGAAAACTAGCATCTAGCACTGAGTATTATATGTATCAGGGTATGCTATTCGCTTATGATTATTCATCGAATACTGCTCCTGGTTATGAGGTTATCTTTGGTAACCATATTTCTGTTGGATTTATCGATCCTAAACTTATGGGTGCTCTATCTCCATTACTTGGACATATGATTCGAGTTAATGGCGGAGAGCTCTATAGTTTATTACAGACTGGTAACTTTGTTGGTTATAAAGAATATATGAATCGACTTGAACTCACATTTGAATGTGAGGAGATGGTTAACGAAGTATTCGAGATCAACAAGTTTGCCAAGTATGCAACCGAGAAAGGATTCACAGACTTTGAGATTGTAGTTGCATATAAGAAGGGTTGGGAGAGTAATATGGAAATATATAATCTCTACCTGAAATATTTGGCAACTCTCAAATCTCATATGGAACTCGTAAAGCACACTACCACTCTGTATTATACCAATACTGAGAATCGTGTAATGGCGAAAGTTATTAAAGTTATGAACAAGCTCAAGGAATGTGAGCATGTTTATAGCAAGTCTTTCGACCAGGAAGAGATATCTAATATATCGAACTCTAATATTCCTACCGAGCTGTATCCAGTTATCGATGGTAAACAGAGAACTCTCAGAATAATGAAAAACTTATTCTTGACAATGTCTGCTGCGTCAAAGCTGTCATTGGATATATTTGATATAAACGAAAAAGAATATTACATGTCGGCATTAGTAGATACTTCTAGTACCTTTATTTGTAATATTTACAAGTGTGTTAAGATATAAAGAAAAGTGGCATGGGTGATTCCCATGCCACATCTTTATTTTTTTTCTTCACATTGCTAATTAATGACCGAAGAAACAATTATATAATTAAGATTTATAACTAAGAAAGGAGCTTTGTGACACATGGCAGATAATAGAAAAAGCTCGATGCTGACAAAGATCAAAGATCTTAACACAGCAACGCGATCTACCGATGCACAAATCTACGGTATTGGTCGTAAGCCTGAAGATGTTGTCAAGGCTGATCTTGACTCATATATAGACGATATTCAAGCTAAAATCATAGATGATGACCGTAGAGTTATCAACTCCTATGTAACTAAAGCAAAAGTATCAAATGGGGCTAAAAACCAAGAAGATCTATATGAAATTATAAATAATCAGGATATGCTTAACTCTGTGCAGAAACTTATCGGAGCAGAGAATGCAAAGTTCGCTCAGACCTTGAAAGACTACGAGGTTATTAAACGTTGCATTCCTCAGATCCACAAAGTTATCACAGCGATTAAGAATAATATCATTTCTCCTGATGCAATGGCTGATGGCTCTATTGGTGTCAAGTATGCTACCAATGTAAGCCAGGCTGATAGAGATAAGATTGATAAACTCATTGGCAAATACGAACTGAATGAGAAGCTCCAGGACTATGTCATGGAATATCTCATTGCTTCTGTAAAGTATGTTACTGTTGTTCCTTATGCATCTATCCCCGATATGCTTGATAGTGACAATGTTAATAACGAGTCTGCAGATGCTTTCGTAAATTCTATCATCGATCTTGTCGGTGCATACCAAGCTAAATCCCTTCTCCAAGAATCTTCTCAGTTCACGGATAATCTTCTTGAGAGTGCTATTACACTTGAGTATTATGAAGACCCGAATAACATCTCTAAGAGTCAGAAGAAAGAGGAGAAAATCGATAACACAGTACTGAATAAGGCTATTAACGAAGCCTTGGAAGGTATCGAATTCATTCGCGGTGGTGCAAATTACTATCGCAATGCAATCATCAACGAAGCAGTTGCTATTGCTAAGACAACTGATACTTCGGATGGTGATATGAAAACAATCATCCGTAACTATAAAGCTGCAGTTAAAGCATCCTCTAAGAAGAAGATTATCGACTTCGATCAGGTTGCTGCAGAAGGTATGGTTGACGCAAAGACAATCAAGAAGATCCGTGAGAAAGTTGATTTCCGTGGATGTCATCTTGAGGAACTTGCCCCAAGTAAAGTTATTCCCTTTAAGCTTCGTGATACACTTATTGGTTACCTCTATGTAGAGGATAAATATGAGACTTCGAAGTCTCAGAACCTGTCTTCTGTTATGGATAAGATCAATTCCAGTGTATATATGAAGAATGATAAAACTAACAATGCTGCTCGTGTTGAAGAACTTGTTATCAAAGCAATTGGCGATAAACTCATTCAGGCTATCGACCATCGCTTTATCAATGATAACTACGATGATCTTGATATTATCTATGAGTTCGTTAAAGACAACGCGCTTCATAGAAATAAGAAGCGAGTAGTATTCTTCCATCCTGATGATGTATGTGAGTTCAGAAGAAAAGAAGGATCCATTATGAAGAATTGCATGTTCCTTGCAAAGCTTTATATCCTTACCCTTCTCTCGAACGTAATCACAAATGTTACCAGAGGTGCAGATAGAAATATCTACTATGTTAAGACTGGTCTTACTACTGATATCGAGGGTCATACTAACTCTGCTATCAGAGCTATTAAACAGAACCAGATTAGATACTCTGACATGGGTACAATCAATGAGATCTTTAACCTCGTTGGTTCCACTGTCGATGTATTTATGCCTGTATCTGTTGATGGCGAAAGACCTATTGAAACAGAAACAATCTCTGGACAGAATGTCGACATGAACAACGACTTCTTACAGTGGCTTATCAAATCGATTATCCAGTCGTTTGGTGTACCTGCTTCTGTAATTGATGATTTTGAGAATATTGAGTTCGCTAAGACTATCGCTATGTCTAACATGGATATGGCTAAGGCAACTCTCGATGCTCAGAATGAAATCGTTCCTGATCTGACAAAGATGTTCAGACTTATTGTAAGTTATGAATACCCTGAGTTTGAAGCTCTTGGTGATATCGAACTTACTCTTAATCCTCCTTCTGTAATCGTCTTCGAGATGAACAGAGAGAGAATTAACTCTATCACTGAAATGGCAGATACTCTGTCGCAGCTTCTCATTGCTCCTGAAGCAGAGACTCTCGCAGACAAGCAGGTCAGACTCTTCAAACTTGAATACTTTAAAGCTAACATGCCTACCCTTGATTGGGATGCTATCGATACTATGGTAAAGAAAGCACAAGAATCAGCAGTTGGTGAAAAGAAGAAAGAAGAGATTCAGACTGGAACAGATGCTACCGGTGATGTATTCTAATATCCACTAAACGAAAATAACCCCTATGGAGATTTCTCTCCATAGGGGATTTATTTGTTTTGTTTGGTTGTTGGTTAAGATCAGTTGATCTTGCCCTCCCAGTCAGTTTCAGCCTTCGTAGTCTTGAGACCAGGATCGAAAGCAGAGCCCTTGTAAACAGCAGTATTCACCATAGTGAGAATTCTGTTGTTCATGTAAGCTTCAGCTGCCTTCATAACAGCCTCGGAACGAATCTCGTTAGCCTTGAAAGTGAGGTCGTAATCGGGAACGATCGTGCCTTCACCCTTATCAAAGTTAAAGGAATCGAAAGGAACTTCAGTGGGAAGGATATTGCAGTAGTAAACTGCATCCTGGATCTCAGTCCAAGAGGGGTCAGTCTGGACAACGAGCAGACCCATGGTATGGTTAGCAAGACACCAACCACCCTGGATACCAAGGTTGCCGAGATAGTTACCGTGCTGAGATCTGTAATCGAAGATACCGTTAACCCATGCTTCAAGAGCATTTCTTACAGGAAGACCTGCGAACTCATGGAGCTTAAGCTGGATATCACCCTGTTCCTTCTGAGCATTGATAGCGTGCGAAATCTTACGAGTTGCACCATCTTCCTGATCAGCAGTGTTAAGAGTGAGTCCCTGAGCACCGGAGTAGGATACGCAGCATCTCTCGACGATAGTTTTAAAGTTTTTGATAAGTGCATGAACATGGGTGTTTGCATCAGCATACATACCAGTGGTCATGAACTTAGGAAGACCCGTAACGAAGAAGAATGTGTGACCGCTGTAAGCAGCCTCAAACATCTTCATCTGCTCCTCAGTAAGCTGAGGAACACCGTGCCACAAACGGCTGTTGAGGAACGAACGGTTAGCAGCACCCTTACCAGCAGGGTCATTGAATACGCTATAAGCAGAGCTTGCAGACTTCAGGGTAAGATCCTTACCACCTTTAGTACCACCAGCCATACGACCAAGAGCAGAGTCTCTGGTTACTTGAGCTTTCGCGTTAGCAGATTCATAAACAGTAGCCATTTACATTTCCTCCTTTCTTAGTTTGCAGCAATATAGAACGTGTAAGTAACACCCTTGAGGATGTCCTTGAACTTAACGTTCAGAGTACATGCGATTCTATTTCTACCAGCGCCGTTTGCCGACTCTCTGGTAGAGATAACAGTGAGTCTATCGTAAGACGCACCGAGTTCAGCGGAAATAGTGTTGAGAACCTCATCCTTATAAGCTTCAACAGCTGCATCAGTGAGGTCAGTCCATCTCTTCTGGTTAGCGATAGCCAGAGCGATACGGATCATATCAGTCAATACGTAAGTATTGTTGATCTCGGAAAGAGCACTAGTCTTAGTCTGACGAGTGATCTGCTCGTAAGGAACAGCTACGCCGTTGCCATCCTCAACCATCGTATTGAAACGAGCATTGTGGTTAGCAATGAGCTGAGCAGCAGACGAAGTACAAGGCATAACAGTGTTAGTCTCGTAGTCAGTCCAAGAGTAGTTAGCAAGACCGGCATAAGGACGACCCTGTCTCTCGATCCAGTGCTTAGGATAGCCATAAGCATCCATGTACACTGCGGGAACCTTGATCTTCTTACCGGTGTAAACGTCACGTACATAGCACCACTCAGGTACGAATACTTCTCTCCAGTCGTCGAGGATTACCTGACTTGCAGTCTCAACAGCCTTCCAGTTAGTGATCTGAGCAGCATAGGTTGCCTTGTAGGGAACGATATAGTTTGCGTGGGTGATATGTCTGTCCTGAACAAGCTTATGCATCGAAAGCATGACAGCAGCGTCATAGGTAGGAGCAAACATATACTGGAACGGATAACGAGCCTGATCATAGATAAGGTCGTTGTAGCAGGGGTTTTCAGTTGCAGGAGCTTCACCAGCGTTACCGTAAGCAACAGCAAGTGCTTCAGCAAACGGGTCATTATCCCAGTCAAAGGTCTTACCACCCCAAATGTCAATTGCACCGGAGAGGCTAATGGTAGTACCAGCAAGAGCAGTGTTGTCAACGGTGTAAGTGGTCGTAGCAACGCCCGTCTCATCCTTAGCAACATACGTACTAGCCGTAATAAAGTCGGCAGAACCGTCAGCCTTAATAGCCGTCATGAATGCAGCAAAACCATTGTCGCCGGTGATCTTCTCGAATACAACGTTCTCGCTGTAGTCGTCGAATACATCAACGGGATCCATCGACTCTTCATTGTAGAGGAAGTCCTCTGCGAAAGTGAAGACGAGGTTACCGTCGAGGGTTTCGCCACCATCGCTGTCTGCGAACTTGTAGAAGAAAGCATCGAGACCTTCCTCTTCAGCAGCAGTGTTCATGGTAGCATCTGCAGTGATCGTAAAGTAGAAGCTGTTAGCAAAGTTACCAGCAGCCTTAGCTCTGATTACGAAAAGTTTATAGAGAGTCTCGCCTTCTGCAACCGTGATCTCAAGATCTTCAGCAGATGCAGTCTTGAAGTCTGCAGCTACATTGCCGGAAGTGATGGCTTTGACACCGTAGGTAATCTTAGAAGCCGAAACAAGTGCGTATACACATGCGTTTGCATATGTTGCACCAGTAGACTTAGTCTCGTCGTAAGCAGGAACAACACGCATACCAAGAACGGTACCACCACCCTGGATAAATCTTGCAGCAAGATACAGGGAGAGACCATACTTGTTCAGGTTGGGAGTTCCATAACGGCTAAGTCTTGTAGCGTCCATATAGACGAGTTTATTATCTTCTCCATAGCCACGAGGTGAGATGAAGGGGATAAATGCAATGGGACCAGTGGGAATACCAGCGTTCACATCAACAATAATATCTTCATAGACACTATTGTCTACAATATTCACTTCATCATATGGCATAGAGCTAGGATAAACCAATTTAGCCATATAGTTATATCCTCCTTATCGTGGATTAATTATATCATTTATTGAATTGAAATATCAGAATCATTAATGTAATGTTATTTATAGCAAGAAATAATCACTTTAAACCAAGTGTTACCTTCTCAACCTCGGAGATTTTCTCCTCACGACCCTCACGCTTAGCGTTATCAGCCATGACCATCATCGCATTAATATCCTCAAAAGTAATACCTGCAAAGGTGGAAGAATAGCTTACTTTCTCTCTCTGACTGATACCTCTTGCGAAGAAAGGATCCTTATCGGTGACAGCTGCAACAAATCGTGCAGGCTCTCTAGGATCATCAGGATTACGATAGTAGTCAGCAATGATTACTTCCTCATACATAGCAGGAACTCCGAAAGATACCCCATTATAGATCTTACAGAGCTGGAGCATTCTCGGGATAGTTTTATACTCAACAATGTCCAGTTTACCATTCATCAACATATTGAAGAAAGTCTGTACATTATTAGCATCTTGAATAATTTCACTATTAGCAAAGACTACACTATTCTTGTAGTAAGTGAAGACATGGTACTTCTCTTCGGTTCCGAAGAAATTAATCTTCTCAACAGTGACCGAATCAGGGACTGTATAAAACATAAGAGGGTATGCAAGTACGCTCTTAGTTGCGGATTGTCTATTATCATTCTTTTCGTCGTAATGATAGGCTCTAACATATCCGAAGATCTTATACCCCGTACCAACTTCCTCAGCTAATCTAGTTTTAAAGTACTCGGAGGGAACAAAGAGCTCCATCTTAGCACCAGTATAAAAGATTTGTCCATTTTCAGACTTGAGTAAATTAGTTTTCATGGGCAGTCTCCTCCTTTTATATAGTTGTTTTACGGCTTAAATGATAAAAAAGGTAGATAGGAATTTCTCCTATCTACCTCTGTTTGTTTGATTACTCCACAGTTTCTTCGGTCGGTTCAGCCGGTACGCTGCCGCTTGTGGAATCAGTATTTGCGATGATCGGAAGTGCAGTGTAGACTGTAGCATGGTTCGTGTCAACTGTCGACTCAATAAGAATATCCAGTGCCAGATCCATATCGCCGTATTTCTCCATAAGCAACTCAATCTGATCTGCAGTAAGGATCGTTCCAATCATATCTTTCGCCTTCTTATTGATCTCAGCGATCTGCTCTTCTGTCAGCTTGTTATCAGGGTTGGCTTCTTTAAGCTTTCCGACAAGTGTCTGGTTGAGCCACTGAACTACCTGAGTGACGCCATTCTTGATAGCGTTCTCCTGTTCAGTGCTGATCTGAATGCCCATCTTCTTGAGAAGACTCTTGATTGCCTTGAATGCAAGAGCTGCAAGAACTGCGAGCACGCCGGTAATAAGCACAGCGAGAATCACAAATAGTACATCGATGAAAATTTCCATTGGTTAAAATCTCCTTTTCATGGTTTATTACTTGATGTAACGTGAATAGAGCGTATTAGCCAGATCGAAGAACTTCACACGGTAAACAGGATTGTTCATCTTACTCATCATATCGAGAGTGTAAGAAAGAACTCTTCTCATGTAAATATTCAATCTGAGCTTCTTATATTTAAAAGTCTTAGCGATAGTAAACAGGATAAGGTATGCTTTCTCCTTAATAACAAGGATATCCTGCTTCGTAGCTACGCCAGACTTAATATAATACTGACCAGGATCATCAGTCATTGCATCCTCGGGAATAGGATGATCAATATACTGCTGAGCTAACAAAGCTCCGTACAAGTAGTCAAGTACGTCAGTCTTTGTCTTCTCGATCGTGTAGTAATCATTAGTGGGGAATGTATACAGAGTATCCGGATCATTCTTAATATCAGTGATCCAGTTCTTGATGATTCTGTCACATTCCTTATGGTTCTTAAAGTCCGCAACAAACTTGGGAGAGAGACAGCCCTCAAGGAGAGTCTTCATCTCAAGTGCATCATCAAGAGCTACCTTAACTTCCTCGATAGTCTTCGTATCGATATCGTCAATGGTATAATCCTGCTTGAGCTTCTTGTTGCGAGAATCGAGCTTGCTTCTGATCTCAAGATATCTTTCGATCCACTTCTGAGTCTGGTTAAGATCCTTAAGCTGGTTCTCAACCGCCTCTTCAGAAACATTGTCAATATTTCTTATATTAGGGTCAATACCCTTATCTGCCATCTCCTTAACTCTTCTTGTGATCATAGAGAGTTCTCTCATATCATCGTTGTATTCGACAGCAGCATGATAAGACGCATAGATCTGCTCCATGAGTCTCTTTGCAATACGATCGGCTTCATCATCGTTATCAGCAAGCTTGGTGATTACATCCATAATAGATGTACCAAGTGCTTCACGAACGTCCTCACTATTGCAGTTCTGGAAAGTTACGTCCACAAGTGCCGGTTCTCCATCAGCATTTACGCCAAAGGATTCGAAGTACTGAGCAATTCGGTGGGAATCATCGGTGGTGATATCAACACCAACCATTGTCTTGATTCTTTCGATAGTATGCTCGGGAAGTGTCTTTCCACGAATGTTATGAGCTTCGACGCTTGCATCAATCTTATCGAGTTCAGCGTATTCCTCGCTTACCTTAGAAGATGCAGTTACTCCGGAGAGTGCGTCGGTAGTAATCTTTTCTTTCACAACCCCTTCATCTCCAGCCTTGAGTTCCTGACGCATTTCAGAGATTTCCTCATCAGTGAACTTAGTGGTTTCCTGATCGTTGAATGCTTCCTCCTCAACGGGAGTAGGAATCTGTTCAAGTACAGAGGATCCGTAGACCTTGTTAGGGTTGATATTTACATTAGGGTTATTATTTTCCATGTGTTGTGTTTCTCCTTTAATTATCATTTGCGAATCTGTTGTAAAGATTCAACTGGAGCTCAGTATAGATGCTCGAGAATCCTTCATCTTCGTTAATCAATCCATTAAGGATAAGACCAACGATCTCCTCAGTGTCAGACATAATACTATTCGTAAAGTTCTGAATCTGGGATACAGAGGACTTGGCATCTTCATGCTTGATGATGTAGTCAACGAACTCATCAAAAGTAATAGACGAGCCTTCAATAATATCGATAACATCAGAAATATTATTGAGAACAAGAGAAAGTTTGCTGCTTACACCCTCGATGTGACGGGTGTTAAGATCATCTCTCTCAGACAGTTCTGTAACAATAGTCTTCTGGTTTTCGAGAATGAAGGACTCGATAAAGCATGTAACGTTGTGGGTGTACTGAAGAACGAAGAACTTATACAGAGTCTTAGCGATAAGATCAAGACGGTTCTCAGTTCTATCAATAGTAAAGTTGAACTTTTCAGTAATCATATCGATTACGTGGTTATATGTACCATTGAGCACAAGTGCTTTATCCGACTCATCGATATCGGAAGCATTGAGCTTCTCTTCGAGTTTCTTCAGGTAGTTCTTCTTGGTAGAGTCAGACAGAAGATCTTCCAGCTGACCTTCAAGACATTCCTGAATATATCCAACATCGATATCAGACAATACTTCATCAGACTTGGCTTGGTCAATAGCCTGTTCAATCATATCATCTGTGTGATTCATTTATTGAATTCTCCTTTTCGGGTTTATATTTATAATATTTTTAAGAATATAATAAAACGGGATAAGGCTTATTATTAGCCTTATCCCATATATTTTATTTAGAACCAACCACCTTCACCGTCATCGTCGTAGATCGTTGCTGCATGAGTTCCGAAATCATCGAAACCATTATAGTCATGAGATCCACCACGATCGTTCAGTTCAAAGAAAGCATTGGTAGAAATATTCTTAATACCAGCCACATCTTTCTGACCAGTGAATACGTTTGTTTGATACTCAAGTAGATCATCTTTCGTTTTGATATCACGCTTCTTAGCATGACGCTCAGCAAGTTTCTCGTCATCATAATCCATCATTTCTCTAGCCGTCAAAATGTCAGCCCAGAAAGGATTATTATACATATCCATCTCATCATCGTCGTCAACACTTCTACGTTTATTGTAGTCAGTGATCTTAGAAGCGAATATAGAATCAGCTACAGTGTTAGTTCTTGTCTCTTCACCATCGGTATAATAGAGACCAAATCTAGCACGGTTGTTACCCATTCTCTTGACATACATCGCAATCAGATATGCAAGTACAACGTCATCGTGGGTTCCGCTAGTAGCTTCAATACGAGTAGGTGTCTTGTACTCAAGTGTCTCAATCTCTTCAATCATCTCTCTGCAGCAGATCTTCTCTCTTTCATTTCTGATCATGCCGAACAGAATGTCAAAGTATTTAGGTCTGTTCTCTGCATTGGTGTTGACACCATAGACAATATTATCACGAGACTGAGGTTTGGAGAAACCATTCTTCTTCTTTTCCTTAACAACTGTCTTAGTCGGCTCATAATAGAGAGCATGTTTCATCGTCGAGTTCTTGATGTATTCAATGATCGTATCGATGTTATTCTCCACTACGATTACCGAGTTCGGAATGTATTTGTTAAAGAGAGTATAGATAAATCGGAAGGTTTCTTTATATTGGATTGTAGAAGATTTGAATATTGCACAAAGCTCATCAGTACGAGCATCGATAACCTCAATTACAGTACGGTCGGCTTTATCACCCAATTATCTTCGGTTAGTTCGTAACGCTAACCCGCTTTTGCTGCTCCAGTCTTTCTCTGGAAGTTGAGACTATATTTTCATCCTCTTTCGAGGAGCCTATTCTTTCGAGCCGTCATTAACTTACGTGCTCTACTCTCCGACATGGAGATAGTCGTTGAACTTAGTGTATTTCACTAAGCTGCGAATCTTGCATTGCACCGGCAATAGAGGGATTTCTCCCACTTGTCATCCCTTAACTTATTTCTACTTTCGTTCTCTTTCGAGCATAAGGGCTTTAGCAAATAGTCGCAATTTAAATAGGTTCTAGTTGCACATTGCTGTACAACGACGCCAGTGAAATAACGTCCTTTCGCCGGATCCACACTTATGATGTATTTATCAGTAGAGTGGAGCGGACGATATACATTAAGCTTGTAGTACTTGTTGATAGTAATCGAGTCATTTTCAGATTCGTTTATGCACATAGCTCTGAGCTGTCGCAAATCTTCGGGGTCGAACGGAGAGTTCGAAGAAGCATTGTTCCACTGAAGAAGTATCTCACGACGGATCTTAGACCAGTCAAAGAGCATGTCTTTACACTGTTCCTTGAACCACTTACCAGGATCTTTGTGTCCAAGTTGCATATAGTTATATTCGATATAAATATATCCATTCTTAGAGTTCTTATCCATCCAGGTAGCAATTTCATCAGAATCCATATTGTAAAGATCTTCAGAGAATCTTGCTGCATCTCCACGAATTTCATATGCAAATTTACCCATGTCAGTTGACAAGTCGGAAGGAGTAGTAGTAAGAATCTTACCAATAGGTCTACCCTTAGCAACTGCAACTTCTGCTGCTTTCGACCATGCAGGGGACATCGCCATGTAGATGATTCTGTTGAACTGCAAGAATGCCATCTCGTCGATCCATACCCAAGACACGGTCATACCACGACCTAGCTCATCGGCAGAGATCGGGTTACGAGCAGATGCTTTAACGGTAATTTCGTTATGAAGTGCGTTAGAGAGTTTATTAACGTTTGAAGGACCATCTTTAAATTCACCCTTAGAGGTTTGAACTTTATCATTTCTGAGGTAATCGGGAAGCTCAGCTCTAGCATCTTTAAGACGCTTAAGGTTCAACTGAGAGTCTCCCAACTGCTTGTTCATAAAGAGGAAGTTCGTATACTCAGAAGCAAAGTTAAATACCCAAAGAGCGTATGCAATCACTGCCCAGGTTTTACCATGCTGACGAGGGAGAACCAAGTAGGTCGGAATATTGTTTAGACAACACCAAAGTGCTGCTAAGTTGCCACGATGGAGAGTAAATCTCTGTCCACCAGGGATATACATAACTTCTCTGATAAAGTACCAGAAGTTTCGTCTACACTCCATGATGACTTTCATCTTCATAGCCATAGACAAATTGGGATCTTTAGGATCCACTCCTTGAAGGTCTTCATCGTACAGTTTCAGGAAGAAGTTATAGTTCTTAACACCTTTTCTTCGAAGAATAGATGCCATTGCAATAAAACTTACATTCGTAGTTTCATAGTCAATTATATACTCATCGTATTCCTCATAAGTAGGTCTTTTGAGCATATGAAAACCTCCTTTCTACGAGAATGATAAATTAGCCGACTTCGAGTTCAGATACTTCACTCACATCGGTTGCTACCAATCTATTAGAAAGCTGGTAAGCCTTTTCCTTGAGGGACAGGAGATTTTCGTTTGTGGGATCGTCGCCGATTCTATCCTGGAGGGTTCTGAGGAAGTCCTTCAGTTTAGCAGCAACGAGAAGTTTCTCAGAAAGCGTATATACATTCTGAGTATCAAGCTCAAGCTCGGAGATCTCTGCAAAGATGTCTGCATTGGTCATCTTGGAGTAGTCCTTAACGATCTTGAGGGGATTTTCATGAGTCTGGGGAACAGATTCATCGAGATCGATATTGAGCGACTCAGCCTGATAAGACTCACGGAGAAGTCTACGAGAATCAAAGATATCGTTGACGTCCTTCTCAGGAATAACAGCGATATGCTCAGGCTCTTTCGATACATAGTTCTTAAGACACTCAGATCCAACCTTGGTAGTCAGATACTTAACAAGCGTCTTCCAGTCAGGGTTAGCATACTTTACACAGTACGCAGTATATTTTCTTGCAAGCTTATTGAACTGCTCAAGACAAGCCTTATCAGCCTGCTCGATGTATCCATTAGTGATAATGGACCAGTCTCCACCGGTAGCGAAGATGAACTTCTTGAGAGCAGAGTTCCAATTGTCTGCAAGACCATAGAGACGAAGATTGTCAGAAACTGCATCAGAAGTGCTATCAGTAATGATATCCTTCTTGGTGTTACCGAATACACCGAACCAGCTCATGTAACCGAGGTTATTATGGCTAGTTGTGATAGCCTTATTACGTACATCATAGTAGTGAATAAGGAGCTTCTTATATCTCGTGAAAGTGATATCTGTAAAGATATTTGCATAGAGCTCATGAACCAGCCAAGCTGCAAGCTCTTCTGCAGTAAATCCACAGTTATTATATTTACTGATCACATTGTCAAGATCGATGTCTACATCATATCTATAAATGTAATCGATAGTAAGAATAGAATCGCCGGTTACAGGCATCTCGGGAATAACGATAGCATAGAAAGGATCGTTGCTGTTGTTACGAGAGATATATACATTCTTACATTCAACGGGAGTCATCGTTTTCTGCTCATCTCCGAATGCTGCGTTAAGAAGGTCCTGAAGACGAACAGCACAATCACCAGCTGCATCAGGATTCTTAATGAGCTCTGCGAAGACGTCAGTTATATTAGAAATAAAGGTCTTCATATAAAGCCTCCTTGTGATCAAATTGTTATTATTAGGATGTTCCACAAGTAAAACTAGATGCCCTAATAATAGATACGAAAAATAACCCCATACCCGCAATTGGGTATGGGGTATTTAAACCTACATTAAGTAGAAATTATCCGGAGATTACTTCCCTTACTGAATTACCTCATGCATTCACATAGGAAATCTTGGCATATACTGCGCTCTCCATGCCAGTGCCGGTAGCAGTGGTTACGGAGTCGTCGTCGACAAGATTGTTGACTACATTAATCGTCGCCACAACAGGGTAGTACTCCTTGGTGAGGTAACGAGTGGAGATCATTACAGTGGGAAGGTTGTTCTTCGTGTTGCGGTACTTATTGGATACATAAGTAGCGTACTCATAGTGGTTAACAGTAGAGATGTTATTCTCGATGCTGTTAGGAATGAGGAATACGAAGAGGCGACCTACAGGAACACGCTCAGAGCTGAGGTAGAAGATCTTGTGAACATCGGAAGTTACGGAGAACTCATAGTCGATGCCGATCTCGCCTGCGAACTGCTCGTTTCTCTTGTAGATGTACTCAGTACCAGCAGAAGCTGCGATACGGATGTCAAGAGGGTTACCAACTACGCGGAAGTGGCAGTTGGGGATACGAACCTTGTTCTTAAGGATAATGCAAACCTTCTCGATGAAGGGACCGAACTCTCTGCGGATGAACTCTTCCTTGCCCTGTGCGAAGCTGGAAGTAGGAGTGCAGTTGAAAGTAGTGGTAAGAACAGCACCGTCAGCGAGCTCCTGGTACTTACCAAGAGTAACGATATCCTTAACCTGCTCAACTGCTCTGCCCATGTAGTCAGTGAGGAGAGCCATAGCGTCAACGTTGTAGTACTTGTCGGAAGCATCCTTGAATTCCTCAGACAAGCCATACTCGAAGTGGTCACCAACAGGGATGTTTACAGGAGTATGCTTCGTATCGTAACCAACGGAGAGTGCGTTGTTGTGAGTCTCAGGAGAGAGAACCATCTTGAACTTAACTGCAGTAATATCTGCATGGCTTGCAGTAACAGTTACGAGCTTGCCGTTGGAGAGGTCGAACTGACCCATGATCATGCCGCGCTGAGCAACGCCTTCCTTAGTCCAAGTAACAGTTGCACGGAAAGTACCGTTCTCTGCATCAGGGCTACGGAGAGAGCCGATCTCGAAAGCGACATCAGTGGGATCGCCGGTAATAACAACGCTGTCAAGAGCACTGTCGATACCGAAAGCGTTTGCAGTAGAAACTGCAGGACGATAGTTAGCAGCAGTAGCCTGAACATCTGCACCGGAGCCCTCATAGAGGTTGATGTCAGTGTCATTGATATTGAAGCCCATTACTACAACCTCACGGAGAGTAAGGTTAGCAGCAGCGCCGTCTGCGCCGGGAACGAATGCGTCGATGAACTTAGACTTGTTGCCAGCAAGGTCAACGATGTAAGGAATACGCTCGGTGAGCTTGAAGTTGTCAACCTTAGCAGTTACCTGCTTAACGGCACGAGGAAGGTGAGCAGAGATAAGTGCTCTCTCCTGGATACCGAAGGAGTTCATCATGATAGGGGAAAGGTCAGCAACAGAAGAAACAGCCTCGTTGAGCATCTGTGCGCCGACGTTCTCGTAAAGGGTATTAAGACGAGCCATATCCTCAGCAACGTACTTGTTAGCAGTAGCGTCTGCGCTGAGCTTTACGGACTCGGTGATAAGCTTCATATACTCAGGGGTACGAGTAATCTCGCTTACATTCTTGAAGGGGTCCAAACCTACCTTTTTCATGGCAGTCTGCATCTTGGTAAAATTACCACGGATGGCAGACTCGTTACAAGAGGAAAGACCCAAACTGTCTTCAGTGTAAATTCTCATAGACATATATTTATTCCTCCTATATAGGATATGATATTGTTTATTTTGAGTTATTGAAAATGGTAATTAAAAAACAGCAATTTTTCTTAATATTTAATATTATGTTAAAAATTACACAATTAATTCACTTTAATATTAGGGAAATAATTGATAATAATTTACAAATTTTGTGGTTATTTATCCTCTTTAGGATCTTCTGTGTTGCGAGCTTTGATAAGTTCGTCAATAATCTGCATAGCAATTTTGTATCTTTTCAAGAAAGAAATGTAGGCTACAACGTTTGATTCATAAGTATCGCTAAAAGTATAAAGTGAATAATTGTGAATATCGGTAACCATTTTAGACAGATTATCGTGAACTATCCCAACTACTTGTGCTTCACGATCGTTATTAGGACGGATAACCATTATTGTATTGTTAATAATATCCGTAATTTCAGAAGCTAATTTGGTAAACTTCTGATGCAATGTAGCATTGCAGAGTTTATACTGATTATCGGATATGGAAGTGAGGATTCTAAGACCAGGCGTCTTCTGGGTATCTGCCAGCATTTCATCTTCAGTCATAGAGCCGTCTCCAGCCATTTCTTCATCGGTAAACTCATCGGTATTATCTTCCATACCTTCCGTTTCATCTGCAGGACTGGTAGGATCGTCCTCCATAGGAGGTTCATCACCAGTAGCAGTAGGATCGGCATTATCAGAATCTTCAGTTCCTTCAGCAGGAGCATCAGCACTCATATCGTCTACAGGAGACTCCGCAGCGGGAGTCTCCTCTTCAACGTTCTCGGGCTCATCAGTAGGACTATCGCTGATACCAGCAATGATTGCATCTGACAAACCATATTTGCTATCTTCTGCTTCATTAAGGACTGAGACTTTCTTACGAGTAATAAGGGTAGATGAAAGTAAACTCATAAAATTACAGCTCCTCCCTTAGATCCTGCATCTGCAGCAATTCTAGCTCTTGTATGTTCGAGTCTCTGGTGAAGTGCGGACAACTCAGCCTTAGCCTTATAGTTACCCTTACGATCAGCTTCATCCATCTTAGTCTCGAGACGGTTCATCTGAGCGTTGATCTCAGCAATAGCTTTCGATCTAGCCTTACCTGCAGCATAGGGATCCATTTTAGTAGAAGACTTAAGATATTTAGGAATGAGGTAACATACTGCACCAACAATCGGATTCAATCCAGCAAGAGAGCCAATACCGCCAGCTACTGCTGCACCTACTGCTCTTCTCAATGCTTCATATGCCTTGTTGGCTGCATTACTGGTAAGAGGGAGAGAACGAAGCTTCTCAACAAGGACCATCTTACGAGCATCCTTATTCATCTTCTTCTGTTGTCTCTTTTCCTCTCTATCTTCTCTCTTCCATCTTTCTTTCTCTTCTCTACGTTCTTGCTTCAAACGAAGTTTCTCGGCTTTACGATCATCCTTCGCTCTCTGCTTATCTTCTTTGACTCTCTGTTTAGAATCGTATCTTTCAGATGCTCCTCTACGAGAGTCTTCATATGCATCATTTCTGCGGCGACGTTCGTCCTCATAAGCATCGTTCTTACGACGACGCTCATCTTCGTACTCGTCTTCCTCACGCTTATGACGCATATTCTTTTCATGTTCATAATCATCGTTAATACGACGATTGGTTCTTTCACGTTCATCAGAATAACGATCTCTCTTAGCAGTACGAGCATCTTCGTAATCATCGTCACGAGCTCTCTTTACTGCCTCATACTTATCGTCAGACGCACGCTTCTTTTCCTGATACCGGTCTTCCTCGCGGCGGTTGTCACGTTCATAATCATCATTTTGTCTACGACGATCATCCTCGTACTTATCCTGCTTCTTCTGATGCTTGTCGGCATACTTGTCGTCAGATGCACGCTTCTTATCAGCGTATTTGTCGTCTTCACGACGCTCTCTTACCTGCTTATCGCGTTCATACTTATCATCCTCACGTCTTTCACGAGTTTGTTTGTCTCGTTCATAACGGTCAGTATCTCTGCGACGATCATCTTCATACTTATCGTTCTTACGACGGTTTTCTTCTTCTTCATCACGACGACGATCTGCATACTTGTCATCTGCGGCACGTCTCTTATCAGAGTAACGATCATCTTCACGACGCTCTCTGGTCTGCTTGTCACGTTCGTACTCGTCAGATCTTTCTCTGCGTTCATCCTCATAACGGTCATCAGATGCACGCTTCTTATCTGCATATTTATCGTCTCTTCTTCTGCGATCCTCAGCATAATCATCATCCATCTCTCTACGCTTGTCAGCATAGCGATCATCAGACTTACGCTTATCGCGCTCATATTTATCATCGATAGGTCTACGCTTATCAGTGTATTTATCTTCAGACTTACGGTCTTTGATACGCTCTTTACGAGCTACTCTGTTTTCACGGCGAGTTCTAGCGATGCTTCGTCTATCCTCGTACCTATCTCTGTTCTTTTGCTTCTGGAACTCGAGTTCATCCTTGAGGATACCCTCTGTCAGAACACCGAGCATATTATTCTGAGTTGCTGCTTCTGCAAGTGCATTGAGCACTCTATCTGCAGTGGCTTCATCCATCTCCTCATCGGGAGGAAGAATATCATAGATATATCCGAGCCCCATCTCAACAAGAGGATTCACTTCAGTATCTTCACGATAGTCTTCATCGGGATCAAACTCATCGTCATCATCCTCATCTACAGCCTCAGTGATTGTTACATCATCGGGTGTTCTGTTCATATGAGTGATGTAATATTCGGAATCAAGAATCTTATCCTTGACAGTTTCAAAGAATCCTCCGAGTTTTTGCTTCGTCTCATAGATGTCAAAGGATCCGATAGCACAGTGCTCAACTACATCCTCACATTCGGAGATTGCATTGTAGAGACACTCAAGACCATAGTAGTTGTTTTCAACAGCTCCCCAACATCCAGCGAGAAGCTTTACAATGGTATCATAGATATCGGTAACCGAACGAAGCTCATTTGAGAGAATAGCTTCAATGTACAAAGGAAGGAACTTGAATCCACTGATAAGGAAGTCAATATCTCTTCTATTGTACTGAGAAGTCTGAAGCAATCTCATGAAAGTTTCGAAGGAAATAAAATGGTTAATTACAGGACCTGAATCAGCTCCTGCACTTGCACCAGGTCGAACAGAAGCAGCCTCGGTAATAGCTTTACCATCAACTGCAGTAATATGAGGAACTCCCATAGGTTCACTACCCTGCTCAAACCAGTTGTGCATTCTCAACATGCGTTCACCAAGTCTTCTGGAGATCGCATTAGTTGCATCAATGTATTTATTTGTAGGATCCTTCTCTTTAAGGAAGAGGATCTTATTGTCAAATCTTCTGTATGCAGAATACAGAGGTTCAAATGCTTCTTTATCAAGACCGGTGATATTATTGAGAATACACTCGATCATTTGACAGAGCATGAAGACATCACGACAATCAGACGGGTCAGCTTTCTGATCGAATAACTGACATACTGATTTGATGTCGGTATTGTCACAATTCTTTATATTAGAAGCGAAGGATTCAATTACCTCAGCATCATTAAACTGAATATTAGTGATAGCATCCTGAATACTATTAAGGCGATCATACTTCGCCTTCATGAGTTCATTAGGATTCACAGGGTTCAAGTTTGTAGAATCTATGCTATCTAAAAACTTTTTACTAAGAATCATGTAAATGCCCCTTTCTTATATAATAAATTCATTAATTTTATGTTCCAAGTGTACTTTAATAGCCTTGAAACGACGGTTTTATCGGGGTAACGACTAACATTTAAATAATGAAATAAAACTTATTTCTACATGAAACTATGGGAAGGAGATAATAATTTCGATGGATAATAACACATTGTATATAATGTGTGAATGCCTGACACCTCCCGAAGATATCAGGACTGAAGTCCTTACTGAATCGACAGTTGAGTCTGCTTCTGGTAAGAAGATCAAGACTGTTACTATAGATACTTGCTTGCAATCGTTTGAAGTTGAAAACTGGAACGGTCGTATTTATGGCAAAAATCTTGTGCTTGATGCACTTAACAACGACGGTATGATTCAGAACGATATCAAGAAGGGACAATGGATTGGAGAGTATGGTCATCCGCTGGATACCGATCCTAAGAGACAGGTGGTCTTTAATCCGACAACGGCTTCACATAGAATTCTAAACTATCGTACCGAAGGTAACCTTCTGCTCGGTCATGTGCAGACTCTTGCCGGTGGTGCTGGTGATATGTTATGTGATCGAATTCTGCAGGGCGTTCCCGCAGCGTTCTCTCTTCGTTCTTTAGGTTCTGTCGACTTGGCAACCCGTCGAGTTAAAGCTCCTCTCAAGATTATCACGTATGACTCTGTTTTCCGTCCGTCTCATATCGAGGCATATCAAACAGAGATTCTTTCTGAATGTGCATCTTACGTCAATCTTAACGAGAGTGTAGATCTTTTTGCACCTATTAACGAATCGATTGAACAGATCAAATCGTATATCAGTGAAAAGAGTGACAACGTAGCTCGTGCAGCAGATTTCTTTGGCTTGGATAAACTCGCCATGGTACTGCAGGAGAATGGCACTGTAACGCTTATTATTGATGAATGCACTTCTTGTAACGTGCCGATTGAGTCAGTTATTGGTCTTCAGTATGCTGATGTTCTCGGCTCTAAGAAAATAACCAAAAGGAGTATCGTCTGATGGGAGAGGTCATGAGCAATATTTGGGCGTGGTGTCTCGATAATATTACAGTAGTAGTCACTGTTATACTGGCTATCATTGATATCACACCAATTAAATTCAACCCGATCAAAGCGATCTTAAAATGGTTAGGAAAACATTTCAATGCAGAACTGAAAACCGAAATCGACACAATTAAAGCTGATGCAAAAGCAACCAAAGAGAAAGTCGAAGAACTCGAACGGACAGTCGACAATAACGAAATGGACAGAATCCGCTGGGAGATTCTTGGATTTGCTAATAGTTGTCGTTGTGGAACCAAGCATTCAAAAGAAGAGTTTGACCACATTATCAGCCTTGAAGCCAAATACACAGATCTTTTGAACAAGACAGATACTACCAATGGTGTTTTTGAAGAAGAGTACAAGTATATCCTTGAGCTCTATCATCACTGTCTTAAGAACAATACTTTCATTTAAAAAAATAAAAGGGATAGTAGACGAGAGTCTACTATCCTATTTTGTCGTCTATAAACAAACCAAAAGAAAACTATGCACTATAAGAAAGAAATAAAGAAACTAATCGTATAAGTTTCTATTAATTTATTAACTTTTTAATATAGAAAGGGAGGGTGTTATTGTGGCTATTTCTGAATTTAAAGGTAAGTATTATTACCTAAGCAACTACTACACCAAAGACTTCATGTATAATGGAATAGTATTCAGTTGTGCTGAATCGGCGTTCCAATTACAGAAGTTACAGGATCCTAGCAAGATAAGATTACTTGCTAAATCAAGCCCAGATGAGGCTAAACGGATAGGCAGATCAGTAAGACTTCCTAGAGACTGGGAAGAAAAGAAACTCGGTCTAATGCTAAGTATTGTCCGAGCCAAATTCAGAGATCCTCAACTTCGTGAATGGTTATTGAATACCGGAAACGAAGATCTTATTGAGGGAAATACCTGGCATGATAATTATTGGGGCGACTGCAAATGTAGCAGATGCCGCTATACCAAAGGTAAGAATACACTCGGAAAGATTCTGATGAGAGTCCGTTATGATATCCAGAAAGAGGAAGAACGGAAACCAATGGAAATTGAAAGATTTCTCAGAGCACAGGCTTATTACAGAGATTATCTGTCAGATTTCTTTATGAAAAATATCGGTACGATCGATATTACCGATTATAATATTCATTTCCATATTGAGGAAATTAAATATTGGTTTGCATCCAAAGAATCGAAGACCACTGTTCATGTGTGGTTAGATGAGTTCGGTAAGGCAGGTAAACAGAAAACCGTCAATGACCTTGCTGACAAATTGATTCTGTTGGATGGACTTAATATTCTTGAACTTGTGATCACTTTTAAAGATCATGATATTTTCATCCGTACTAAAACCATGGATGAAATCATTGCGGAGATGCATGCTAAGAGATTGAAAGAGAAAGGTATAAATCATGGTAATAAAAGAATC